GTGATCGCCGTCTGGTGGGCGCTCTACCTCCTGCGCCTCGCCCTGGGCGCGCCCGTCCACCTATGGATCATCGCCCTCCAAGCCCTGGGCGCGCTCATCGCGGGCGCGATCGTCTGGAGCGTTGACCTGGCCGCCGCGCTGGCCGGCGGGCCGCCCGCCCGTGTTCTGCTCCGCCGGCTGGCCCGGCAGCTTCATCCCTCGTCCTGGAGTACGGCATGACCCTTCGCAAGCGCATGGTGTGGAAGGGCCGCGCCCAAACCGGCAAATCCAAGGCCGACCTGCGGACCCTGTTCGCCATCCCGATGACCTCACCCAGCGCGGTCGCCGACTTCGCCGACCAGCTGCGCGCCGTCGGAATGCGGCTGGAAGTGGGAGTCGAAGGATCGGTCGAAGACCTCGACGACAACCTCGTCGCGATGATCCGCGACACCTACAAGATGGGCCGGATGGCCGCCCGCTACCGCACGCGCAGGCTCCGACAGCGAGGCGAGACGCTGCAGCGGCTGGCCGAGGCGTTCGCCAAGAACGCCGTCAAGCTCAACCGCGACTTCGAGCAGGTGCTGGCCGCGCTGGAGGACGACGAGGAGCGCCAGGCCGCCAAGCAGGGCAAGAAGACCAAGCGCACCGTACGGCGCCCGGCGTTCACCCTCGACGACTAGGACGAAAATGAGCAAGGAACAGCCGGCGGAGTCCGTGCGGGCCCAGGTCACCCACCGCTACGTCTCCCGCACGCTACCGATCATGGTGGGGCTCGTCTCCTTCATCGGCTATGCCGGGCTGATCGGCATCACCACGGCCTTCACCCCCGACACCCCCGCCGGTCGGGTCGTACTCGTCGTCCTGGGCACGCTGCTGACCGCGTGGCTATGGGTCCACGCCCGGACACGCCCGCGCAAGATCCGCCTGCATCTCGCCGGCACCGCCGCCGCCGTGTCCGGGGCCTGCCTCGCGCACGAACTGCTGCCGTTCGCCGCGATCTGGCAGTGGAGCGCCCTGCTGTGGCTGACGCTGGCCATCTCCTGGGTGCTGCGCATCCTGGTCGAGGAGTCCGCGCGCGACCCCCAGGCGGGCGGGCCCAAGGCCATCGCGGCCGCCGACGACCCGCTGCAGGCGGTGTTCGCGCTCGCTGCCCGCGAGACCCAAGCCGATCCGATGACGGTCCGCACCACCAAGGCGGGCCTGCACAAGATCTCCGGAGTGCTCCGGCTCGACCCCGGCGAAGACGCCGAACAGTTCCTCCAGAACGGCGGCCTGGCCACGGTCGAGTCCGGGGCGAACCTCCCCCCGGGCGCCCTCAACGGCGCACCCTCGCGCACCTCCCGCCGCGAGCTCCACATCGACCTGTCCGACCCGACCGCGCTGGACACCCCGCCGCGCTGGCCCGGCCCCTCCCGCCCGGGCGCAAGCATCGCCGACCCGGCCCATCTCGGCCTATTCCAGACCCTGGACGTGTGCGAGGTCGTCATCATCGACGGCAACGTCGCCCTCACCGGCACCACCGGCGCCGGCAAAGGGTTCGGCGGCGCCTGGGGCTGGCTCGGCGAGGCCATCACCCGCACCGACGCAGCCGTGTTCGCCAGCGACCCGGCCAAGGACTCCCAGACGCTCGGCGTCCTGGCCCCGGCCCTGCACGTCGTCGAATACACCGCCCAGGGCGGAATCGCCCTGCTGAACGGCATCAACGCCGAAATCCCCCGGCGCACGAAGTGGCTGGCCGAGCGCGGCTACGCCTCCTGGCGCCAAGGCTGCGGCCTGAAGTACTGGATCGTCTGGCTGGAGGAGTTCCCCAAGCTCGTCCTCGAGATGAGCGATGAGGACTGGGATGCGTTCAAGTCCACACTGAAGGAGATCCGGTCCGCCGGCGGCCGGGTGTTCGTATCCCTGCAGGACCTGCACCACAGCGAAGTCGACGACATCGGCGTGGTGAAGGGGCAGTTCGGCCGGATGACGTTCGGGATGATGACCGCCGCGGCGGCAGGCCGGTCCCTGACCGACCGGCAGAATAGCGCCGAGCTGGCACCGGGCAGCTCCCCGGAAGACTGGAAGGCGGACTTCCCCGGCCGTGCGCTGATCGACGTCAACGGCCTGGCGGCCGAGCTCGCCACCGTACCGTTGCACACCTGGAACTGGGGCGAGACCGACGCCGAGCGCTACGCCACCATGCGGGCCCACGTCGCCGAGCACACCCACACCAAGACCACACCGGACGACGAGTTCACCGCCCGCATCGTCGCCGCCGCACGAGCCCGCGCCGCCGCACCCGCGAGCGATAGCAACGGCCACAGCCACGACGACCCCCGAGACGAGCGCGACAAGGGCACCGCGGCCGACAACAGCCAGGCCGACAAGGCGCTGCGCGAGGCCGGCATCCACCCCGAGCCAGGCGACGACGACATCGACCCCCGCCAGCCGATCGTCTCGAGCGCCGACCCCAGCATCACCTTCCCCGCCCCGCCCCCGGCCAAGCCGAAGGCGTCCCCCGAGCAGGCACGCCGCCGAATGCTGGAGACGCTGTGCGAGTGGGCCGAGGAAGGCCGCACCGAGATCGCCACCGCCGACATGCGCCCCATCTGGGAAGCCCTCGGCTACTCCCGGCCCTGGGCGCAGAAGGTGGCCGGCAGGCTCTACGAGGACGGACTCCTGCGCCGCGAGGGCGGCGTCTGGATCCTGCTCCCCGACCGGCTCGTGAGCGAGCGCGACCGCGGGCTGGTGGACGCGTGACACGCCGGCGGGCGCGTGGCACCCGTAACGGGCCGGACGCGGGGGCCTACAGGTCAGGGGAGGTGCCACGGCCTCGTGGCACCCCCTGTGGCACCCCCTGTGGCACCCGCCGTGGCAGGCCCGTGGCAGGCCCGTGGCACCCCGGCGTGGCACCCCGTGGCAGGGGCCACCGCCACAACCCCGGACCCCCATCGAGGAGTGATCATGTCTGACACCGACGCCACAGGCTCCTGGCAGGACTCCGCCCTATGCGCCCAAGCGGACCCAGAAGCGTGGTTCCCGGAGGCGGGCGAGCACGCCATCGCCGCCCGGCAGATCTGCCAGAGCTGCCCCGTGCGCGAGCCGTGTCTGCAAGACGCGCTCGAGCGAGACGAGCCGTACGGCATCCGGGCCGGGCTCAGCCCACCACAGCGCCGCCGCCTCAAGGTCGGCCTGGCCGCCTGACCCTAGAGTCTCCCCGGGACACAAGATCCCCCGGGGCGGGAGGAGGTGATCACATGCGCGACCACGACAGCAACTGGGGTGGAGCAGGCTCCACCACCGGGTAGCGGCCCAGGGCGGCCCGCGCGAACCCGCCGGGCCGCCCCCAGCGTCACACAGGTGGACCCGTCCACCACCCGCTCGCTATCTCATCTGTCAGCCAGACAGGACAAGCCATGACACCGCTCATCAGAGTCGTCTCAGCGATCGGCACAACCCTCACCCTGACCGCAGCACCGACCAGTTGCAGCGGCACCACCGACGCCCCGCCCCCGCCCGCAGGGGCGCCGGGCGTCGGCTGCTTCCAGGCCGTGCACATCGAGGCCGTCAGGTTCGCCGGCGAGGCCCCGCGCGTACGCGTCCAGGTGCACCAGCAGTGCAACAGCCCCACCGTCGTCGCCACCCAAATCACCCGGATCGCCCTGTCCTACAAGGAGAGCCGTTTCGGGGGAACGTGGCTCGACGTCGGCAGCCGGGAGTTCGCCGAGCTACCCGGCCGTGACCACGCCTACTCCTACGCGCACTCGCCCTGCTGGTCGGGCCGCTACAAGGCGCACGTCTCGCAGGCGGGCACCTTCGACACCGGCAAGGAGTTCCGCGCCAGCGACACCCAGGAGGCGAGCGTGGACTGCGAGAACGCCCGCGACCTCAGCAACTAGGCGAACAATCGCCGCCACCAGGGGCGCGACTGCCGCTCCCGCATACGAGCGATGAACTTGGCCTCGCCATCCGGATCGCCGCGGAACCGGCATTGAACACTCAGCCTGGGATGACTCGGCACCACACCAAGCGCCCAACTTGAGGCGGCTTCCGGAGCTGCGTGGGTGAGGTTGCCGGTGGCGTACACGGGAGGGGCGGTGAGGTCGGGCTCCTCGCCGCGCCACACCCCCCAGCCGGAGCCCCACCAGGCCACGGTCCACACCTGCTCATCCACACCGCCGATGGTACGCCGCGAACAACCGGGACGCCCGCGGCGTCTCACCAGACACAGAGGCTGTGCGGCAGCCTCTCCTCCAGGGGCTCTCCCGCAGACCACACCGCGGGAGAGCCCACAACGCGACGAAGGCCCGCCCACTGTGGTGGACGGGCCTTGCGCATGCCCGGCCCGCAGCCGCCGGGCCCCGCCATCGTGCGCCCCCAGCGCAGCGAATCGAGCTGATCGTATCGGCAAAGACACCGCCTGCAGCTCGCCAGGTGCGCATCAGAACGTGAGAGCCTTTCATTCCGCTGCGAGCGATCATGCGTGCCAGCGAAGATGACCGCCTATGCCGCATCCCTCACCGAAGGCGAACCGGCCGCCGCGGCCACCCCTTCCCGACGACGCCGTGCTCACCCAGCTCGGCAGCAAACTGGCGCCCGGCATCTGCATCGTGCCCTTCCGCAACCACCTGCGCCCCAACGAAGCCGCCATGTCCCTGACACTCGGACATCTGGACGTCAAGCAGATGATCGACCTCATCGTCAGGCGCCGCAGCCCCGCCATCGGCGACGGCGTACGACACACAACCGCAGGTCAACTACGGCAAGCCGGATTCACCGTCACCCACGACGGCGGTAAAAGTAACCCCCGCCACGTATCGGTCAGCCTGGACGCAGGCACAGAATGGACCGAGTATGAAAGTGCCCAGTTCGATGAATGCTTTAGCTCGCCTATTTGGATGGAGGCCGACCGTGTCTAAACAGATAGACCTCCGCTTCGGCGCTCTTCCCTGGGAGCCGGCCGACAACGCAGAACTGATCGAGGTCTACGACCGCCACGACCGGCCCATCACCGGCCTACTCCGCCAGCACGACCAGGCATACGTCTTCGACTGCCTCGAAGGGCACGCCTGGGACGTCAACATCTGGATCTACGCCCCCGTCGACGACGAACTAGTCGAGCGACTGGCCGAGGCCGAGGGCGCCGACTTCCGCAAGGCCCTCGACCACGCACTGACCCGCTGCGACATCACAGCCGCCCTCGCCGTCGGCGACCGGCTGGAGATGACCGTCATCGTGCCCCGCAAGGACCTGACCCGCGACCTGTACGTCGGCGTGATGCACGCAGTCGTGACCAAGGTCGAGAGCGGCCCGCAGACCGTCCTACCGCTGAAGAACCTTCAGATGGCCATGTGAAGGCCAGATAGCTGAGAACGCGACGAAGCCCGCCCCCGGAGACCCGGGGGCGGGCTTCGTGTGACCGACCGGAATCCGCCCACAGCCAGTATGGCGTGATCCGCCTACATGCGTGGCCCAGTCCGGGTGGTGAACCCCGCGGTTGCCGGGTCGCCCCCGGCGCCCGCCACGATGGACATCAGCAGGGACACCACGGCGGCGCCCGCAGCGATGCTGCCGACCGCCGGCCAGGCGATGTCCACGATGCCCACCGTCCCGGTGCCGATCAAGCCGAGCGCGGCCGCGGTCGCCGCGCGGAGCATGCGTTCGCCGGTGTCGAGCCAGTAGGTGCCGGTCAAAAGTCGTCGCTGAGACATGATGATCTCCCCTCAGTCGGGGTGGGGAAAGTGGAACCAGCCACGTAGGAGCCCAGGTCGAGGGGCATAGAGGGGCTGGGGGTGCCCCTGACGTCGGGGCGGAAAACTATAAGGGCTTGATCATTTGGCAGGCGGGTTGACCGTGGCGGCCCAGGTGAGCTGCCCGACAATGCCGTCATCCTCCAGGCCGGCGGCGCGCTGGATGTTGCGGCAGACCGTCCGGGAGTCCGGGCCGTACGCGCCGTCCACCGCCAGGCCGTAGCCCAGCCGTACGGCGGCCTCCTGCCAGCGGCGGACATCCTCTCCGCGCGTGATCGGCGGGTACTCCAGCAGGCGGCCGGGCCAGGCGTTGGGGTCCGCCGGCGCGCCGCCGGGCCGCGGGGCACCGCGCCGTACCCAGCCGTACAACGCGGTACCAGGGCAATCGGTGGCGTATCCGTCGCGGTGGCCCTTGATCTCGCGGCCAGCGCCGCCGCGCTCTCGAAGGATCTCGATGGCGTCGAGGATGCCGACCAGCATGGCGTCGGTCGGCTCGACCAGGCCGGTGGCGCCGACCATGCCGAGGACGGCGTAGTGCGCCTGATTGTTGCCGGGGCCGTTGGCGGCCACCAGCACGCCGGGGCCCCGGCCGGTGAGGATGTCGCCGTGCGGGCAGACCGCGTAGCTGTAGGCGAAGTCGCTCCAGCCGTTGCCGTCCATGTGCCAGCCCTGAATCTGCCGCATGAGGTCCAGGCACCGATCATGGTCGCCGGTGAGGCGAGGGTCGACGCGCCCGCCGACGTAGTGGACCTTCACCCCGCGCGTCTTGCTGATCCTGGAGACTTTCCTGGGGGCTCGGGCGCGCCACTGCCTACGAGTGATTACGGTCATGACTCTGCCTCTCCTTCCTCGGTGCGTCGTTCCAGCAGCGCCATGCGGTCCTCCAGCCGTGCCTCCAGCGCGCGCCGCGCCCGCCGCTCCTCGTCGATCTTGTCTTCCAGGGTCCGGCGCAGGCGCCGCTCCTCATCGAGCGCGGTCTGCAGGTCGGCCACCTGCTGCGTGAGCCTGTCGTTGAGCCGCTCCAGGCTGGTGACCACGCCGATGGACTGCTCGCCCTTGTCGCGGCGCCGGTCGCGCAGGTAGGTCAGCAGGCCGGTGATCAGGCCGCCGCCGAGCAGCGCCGCCAGGACCGTGCCGAGCACGCCGAGCACGTCGCCGCTCACAGCCTGCTCCGGGTGAGTCCGACCTTGCGGATGTGCAGGCCGACCGCACCGACGACCAGCGGGTAGGAGGCCAGCAGCCCGGACAGACCGCCGAAGGCGATGATGGATACCCCGTAGATCAGACATGCCAGAGACAGCAGCCGCAGACCGAGCACCATGAGCGGCCGCCGGGTGGTGACCAGCAGCCCGTCGCGCTCGCGGACACCGGCGGCGCCGACCAGCCAGCACACCGAGCCGACCAGGAGAACCAGCCCCCACAGCCGGCCCGCCCACCACGGCATCAGCGCCAGGGCGCGCGAGGAGGCGATTCCGGTCAGCGAGGCAATCCCCGGGACGATGCCGAGCAGCGCGAACATCGTGTCCAGCGGCTGGGTCTGCACCCAGAGGGGCAGCCGGTAGACCAGATGGGTCAGCGGGTTCTTCACGCGGGGTCCGGATCCAGGTGGTAGGCGAGCTTGAACTCGGCCAGCGTGACCGCCACCGCGGTGGAGGCGTTGTGGCGGACCATCAGGCCGAGGGGGACACCCGGGTGCACGAACATGCCCCAGCTCTTGGACCGGTACTGGCCGCCCGGCGTGGCCGCGTAGTCCTCGGTACACGTGGAGTCCGGCGGCCCGAACAGGGCCAGCGGGTCGCGCGTGAACCGATCCCGTACCTCGTCGTAGGTGCCGTCTTCCCACTGCACCATCGCGTACAGCTGCGCCCAGGCGTCATGCGCCGGCCAGATCAGGCCGCTGCGCAGGTCCGGGTAGGCGCTGGTGACGCCGTCGGGCTGGGCCGGGTTGTGCATGCCGTCGGCGTCGTAGGACTCGCCGGTCGTGCTGCCGTACGGGAACCGGAGCAGCGTGTAGTTCGGCCCGGCTGGGATGAGCTGCGGTGACCTGGCGATGAGGGAACACACGTGGTTCGGCATCGGCCCTCCGTGGGTCAGTCGTCCTTCAGCCGGGCGAGCTCGGCCTCGAGGTTGTGGATGCGTTGCCGCTTCAGCTCTTCCGGGTCGGCCGGCTTCGGCGTGGCGGGCAGCGCCTGGTCGCGCCGGGCGAAGAGAGCCGCTTTCTTCTGTGCGAGCTCGGCCTCGGTGTCGGCCTCGACGTGGAACATGCGATCGTCCGGGGTGAGGGCCGCACCGCAGCCGGGGCAGACGTCGGGATTCTGGCCGGTCTCGGCAAAGAAGGCCGCGCCGAAGGTGTGCTTGCCGCCGCAGCCGGGGCAGAAGTAGACGGCGGACACTAGGTCGACGGGCAGGCCGGGAGGCTGGGCTTTGCTCATGAAATCCTCGTGACGATCAAGGTGCTGTTGGCGCGGACGAAGGTCGCGTTGGCGGAGGACGCCTGCTGCGCCCAGGTGAGGGTCAGGTTCCCCGCGGTGCCGGCGACGCGGACGATGCCCTTGTGCAGGGCGACCAGGTTCGTCGAGTTGTTCGTGATGCCGCCGTGCGACGGGGTGCCACTGATCGACTGCGCGGTGCGGCTCACCTGGTCGACCGTTGCCGTCGCGGACTGTGTGATCGCGTCGGCGACCCAGTCCATTGTGGCGCTGGCTGGCCCGTCCCAGTCGGTCTTGATGTCCCCGGCCGGATCGGCGCCGTAGATGAGGAAGCACTCGACGAGGTAGTCGGTGTTCGCCGAGACGGCGACGACGAGTTCGTTGTCGGCCTGCAGTGTCGTGGACGAGGTGACGGACTCGTCCACCGACTTGATGATGACGGCCTGCTGCACGAGGTACGTGGTCATCTCCGAGGCGTCCATCACCTCGTTCGTGGAGAAGGTCTTGAAGCCGGTCATCAGGCGAGCATCCTTGTGCAGCGTAGGAAGGAGTTGGCGAACACTCTGGTCGCGGTGCCGGAGCTGGTGCCTTGGGCCCACTGCAGCTTGAACGTCCCGCCGGAGGTGCCGATGCGGAGGATGCCGGCCACGTGCACGATGCTGGAGGTGCCTGAGGCGATGGTTCCCATCACGGTGCTGGTCGCGGTGACCTTCCAGTTCCTGTCGGTGTCGGTCACGGTGGCGGTCGCACCGCTTACCGGGCCGTTGGCGATCCACCGGATCCAGCCTGAGGGCAGCACGAACTGGAGCTTGAAGTCGCCGCCGACGGCGCCGTCCGTGATCAGGATCCCGTCGAGCCAGTAGTTCGTGCTGGCCGACAGCGTCATGAACAGATCGTTGTCGTCCTGGAGCGTCGTGGACGAGGTGACGCTTTCCGTCGAGGTTTTGCGGGCGACCTGCTGCTGGGTGAGGTAGGCGTTGACGTCCGCGCTGGTCAGGTATTCGTTGACGCCGAAGGTCTTGAAGGCCATGGCTGCCTCACACCAGCTTGGTGACGATCATGCCGGAACCGGTATTGACTCTGGTCGCGGTCGCGTTGCTGGTGTCCTGCGCCCAGCGGAAGCCGAAAACCCCGGCGGTGGTGCTGACCTTCAGCACGCCTACCGCCGGGATGATCAGGTTGGTGGCGACGCCGTTGGTCGCCATGGCGGGCAGGTTGCCGATCTGCTGGCGGGTGCGGGAGACCGGGCCGAACCCGTCCGCGTCGTCGCCGAGCGCGTCGGAGCACCAATCGAAGGTCGCGCCGGACGGCCCGTACCAGCCGAACTCGATCCCGCCGCCGGTATCTGCCCCGTCCACGATGATCAGCGCCTTGATCCAGTAGTTCGTGCTGGCCGCCGCCGTGAACTTCAAGTGGTTGTCGTTCTGGATGGTCTCGCTGCTCGTGACGGTCTCGTGCGCCGTCTTGTCCACGAACAGGCATTGAACGATCTTCGTGTTGACGTCGGTCGCGCCCAGCTGGTTGCCGTCCGTCCAGGTACCGAACGCCATGTCAGAATCCCAGCGGATTCAGATCGAGGCGGCCTCTGGTCGAGTCGCCGATGAGGAAGAAGCTGCCGCCGGCAGCCGAGCTCTGCAGGGTCCAGGTCGTGTACCAGGGGCCGGCGGGGCTCGCGTCGTGCTCGATGCCGCGGATGAAATAGTCCTGTTCGATCATGTCGCCGCCGCCGGGTGGCCGTCGCCGGATCGTGATCCGGTCGCCGATCAGCCTGTTCAGGGACTGGGGGAACAGGTTGGATTCGTCGGACTGCGGCATGATCGTGATGGTCTCGAAGCGCTGCTCGGGCTGCGCGCTCAGCGACAGCACCCACTGCGCCATGTTCAGCGCGGAGCTGTCGCTGTTGAACAGCAGGTCCGACCGCTCCCAGGTGCGGACGAGGAACTCCTCCTGTGAGGCGGTGTCCTCGGCCACCTGCTCGGAGCCGCCCACCCGGGTGATGATGACCCTGTTGACCAGCTGGGTGTCATCGCTGGCCAGCGTCAGGTCCGTGTACGGCAGTTCGGAGCCGCCGGCATCACCGAAGGTCGCCTGCGAGGTGGTGGAGCGAGAGTCGTTGTTGATCGCCGCCCGGTTCCTGAAGAACACTTTCCCGTCCGCGGTGACGTACAGTTCGCCGACCTCGGTCTCGTTGGTGATCAGCAGCTCGTCCATCAGGTTGCCGTCGAGCGTGGTCGCCTGCAGGGTGACGTCGCCGGTCGCGATGCTGCGCAGGCTGGCCGACCAGCCGGCGTTGTCCAGGATGCGGCTGACGCGAGCGCTGGACAGCTCGGAGGGGGCCGAGACGGCGTCGGTGGAGCGCCGGTCGAAGTTGGAGAAGATCTTGAAAGCGTCGGTGCACGGCACGGTCACCTCGCTGTAGTTCGGACCGTCCCAGATGACCTTCCAGGCGTCCACATACCCTCTGAACAGGTCGTATGTCACCGAGTTCCAGATCGCTCTGACCCTGACCGGGCGCATGGGCTTGACCAGCGTGCCGCCGGAACCACTGGACAGACCCGACAACGACTTGTGAGCCATGGAAGCGGTCGTGAACGACGTGCTCTGGGCGTCCTCCGCCTCGGTGTAGGAGTCCGTGGCCGTCCAGTCCCACGACGCCCCAGAGCCGCCGCCGACAGCAGACACGAACCGCATCTCATAGTCGGCCGTGCCGGACGGGACCAGCGAGGGCGTGTCGAAGTAGGCGGTGCCAGGGTTGTCGGTCGAGTCGAAGGTCGGTGTGCCGGAGGCGTCCCGGATGGCCGCGACGATGGTCACCCCGTCCGACCCGGACGCCTGCGCGAAGGTGTAGGTGGACGGCTCTGAGGCGCCCGCGACCTTCCACCAGACCTTGGAGTGCAAGTTGTTGGCGCCCGCGTCCCGGCTTGTGAGCGGCTGCCAGGTGGCGCCGCCGGTCGGCGTGGACATGGACGAGGCGTTCCCCCAGTCCGCGGACTGGTAGGCGACCAGGATGTCGCCGGAGGCGGTGCCGGTCGGCTTGGCGCAGGTGTAGCTCGTCGAGGTGGAGGTGGCGACGGTGGAGTCGCGCAGGCTCGCCTCGATCGTCTCGGGGTCCGTCGAGGCCACGGCCACGGAGAAGCCATGCCCGACCACCTGCGTGATCGAGCACGCGGCCTGCTGGATGCCCGAGGCCGCGCTGCCGGACGGAAGCGTGTACGGGCCCGAGCCGTTGCTGGGGTCGAAGCGCCTGTCGGAGTTGTTGAGCTTCAGCTCGCACGTGCCGGCCTCGTACCGGATCAGCGGCCCGTCCACCCGGCTGGACCCGCGATTGATCTTGAAGTGCATCAAGTAGGCGCTGACGTCGGTGAAGGTGCCGTTGTTCTCGAAGTCGATCGCGACGTTCAGGATCGGGAACGCCATGTCAGGTGCGCAGCTTCAACGTGATGCCACCGGTGTTCTTGGCGTAGGTCTGCAGCTCCTGGACCATCGCGCGGATGTCGCTGACGCCGTGGAAATGCACATCGCCGGTGATGGTCAGGCCGCCCGCGCTGGGTTGGATGCGGCCCGGGGAGCCGACGTGCAGCATCTCCGGGCCGCGCTCGCCGACCATGTATGCCTGGCCCGGCTGCACCCGGCCGCCGCGCCAGCGGCCGATCGGCGGCCGGCCCCACCGGTAGCCGCTGCCGGGGCCCTCGTTGACGCGGGCGCCGGTGAAGGGCGCCTGGATGACCCGGCCGGGGCCGGAGTACATGACGACGTGGCCCGGGCCGTTGCGGCCCCAGCTGGTGAACCCCAGGTCGCCCGGGGCGGGCTTGGAGATGTGGCTGGTCCACGGCCACTGCCCGTAGGTGGTGCGCGGGATGACCTTGCCGCTGGCCTTGTACCAGCCGTACTGCATCAGGCTGGAGCAGTCGAAGCCGCGGATCCCGGCGCCCTGCGCGAACCCGTAGCCGGGACCGCCTGGGCCGCCGCCGCCCCAGCTGTAGGGGACGCCGATCTGGGTTCGGGCGGCCTGCACGGCCTTCAGGCCGACGCCGCCCATGCGGGCAGTGATCTCCTTGGCCAGGAATGTGCCGATGGCGTTGGTCATCCGCTGGTAGGCGTTCTCTCGCCTGGCGAGGTAGCCGCGCAGCTGGGTGAGCGAGGGGCCAGTCCGGTACGGGGTGGGGAGTGTCTTGTAGCCGACAGGGCCGCCCTGGGCGAAGGCGGGCAGCTGCGTCCGGCCGGAGCGGACCATCTGCCGCAGGCGCAGCATGGCTTGCTGACCGCCGACCTTGTCAACCTCCTCTGGCGTCCACACGTGCTCGCCGACCCGAAGCATGGCGTGCACGCTGTCCTTGTGGCGCGAGCCGCCCGGCTGCATCGGCACCTCGCCGCCTTTGGCGAAGATCGTGGCCCGGACCTTGCCTGCTGTAAAGGTTGTCCCGTCGGCCGAGACTTTGATCTGCACCTTCTTGGGCGTCTTGATCTTGTCGGTTGCGTCGTTGATCGCCTTGGGCATCTCGATGTACTTGGCGATCAGGTCCTTGATCGCCTGGCGTGCTTCCTTGGAGGCTCCCTTGACGCCGACCAGCTTCTCGATGTGCTTCTTGAACGCCTCGTTGGCGTCCTTGGCGCTTTTGGTCTGGTCGAAGACCTTCAGTGCGTGATCGCGGGCCGCCCGCGCCGCCGCGATCACTGCGCGCTCGTTGGCCCGGCCTGCGGCGGTGTCGATGTTGAACGCGCCGGTCCTCTTGTTGACCGCGGCCCCGTTCTCTTTGAACGCCGACGTCACGTTGTCGAGGGCTTCCTCGAACTCCAGCTCGCCGTCGCGTGATTCCAGCAGCGCGTTGTTCAAGCGGTCCAGCGCGGCCCGCTGGCGGTCGATGGACTCGGCGGCCTTCTGGGAGTCGGCGGCGAGCTTCTGCTGTGTCACCGCCGCGGCGTTGGTCTTGGCCACCGAGCTGTTGGCGGCCGCGGTGTAGAGGGGGAACACCTCGGCCAGCCGGTTGACGGGGACGCCGGCCGCCTTGGCCTGCTCGGCGATCTTCCCGAACGCCTGCTTGGCCTGCTCGACGTTGCCTGAGGTCGCCATCGCCGCCAGCGCCTTGTCCACCGATTCGACTTTGCGCTGCAGCTGCTGGAAGTTGCCGTCAAGGATCGGCAGGGCGTCGGCCATCGCGTCGATGGGGTGGCTCATCAGCCGCTCCCACAGGGTGGGGTCGGCGATCTCCCGGATCGCGTCGCCGAAGCGTTTCGGGGCGTCGGCGGCATCGTCGAACGCGCCGGTCCACTGCTCGGACATCTTGCCCGACAGCTTGCCGGTGGCGGCCAGCTTCTTCAGGTCCTCGGTGAGCTGGTCGGCCTCCACGTGAGCGCCGGCCAGGGTCGAGGTCAGCTTGTTGACCTGGTCGACCGCGATCACTGTCGCGGCGATCAGCGCCAGCGCCTTGCCCAGGGTGGCGAGCTTGGCCTTCAGCCCGTCGGCGGTGATGCCGAGCGCCAGCATCGCCGCCTTCGTTTCGGCGATCTTCGGGATGAGGAAGATCAGCCCGCCCGCGGCCAGGCTGGCGGCGCCCGCCACCCCGGCGATCGAAACGACCGCGCCCTGCGCCCCGGACGGCATCGCCGAGAACGCGTTCACGACGCTGTCAGCGGCCTGCACCAGGCGGCGCAGCACCCCGGTGGAGGCCGAGCCGCCCTCGATCAGCGCCGTCTCGACGCTGCCCTTCAGCTTCTCCAGGTCGCCGGCGAGGTTGTCCATGTTCTTGGCGGCCACCTTCGAGGCCGCCCCCTGCTCGGAGACCGCGTCGGTGTACTTGCGCACACCCTCCGCGCCGATCTTGTACAGGATCGCCGCGCCGCGCATGGCGTCGGAGCCGAAGATCTGCGCCATCGCGGCGTCGCGCTGCTGCTGGGTCAGCCCGCCGAGCCTGTCCTTGAGCTGCCCGGCCAGATGTTCCAGCCCGACGAAACTGCCCTGCGCGTTGTAGGCGAACAGGCCAAGCTCCTCCATCAGGTCCGCGCTCTTGTTCGTGGGGTTGGCCAGATGCATGAGCATCGTCTTGAGAGAGGTGCCGGCGTCGGAGCCGATCAGGGCGTTGTCGGAGAACGCGGCCAGCACACCGACGGTGTCCTCCAGATCCAGCCCGGCCTGCGCCGCCATCTGTCCGCCGGCCTTCAGCGACTCGCCCAGCTGATGCACGTCGGCGGCGGACTTGTTCGCGCCCGCCGCCAGCGCGTCGGCGACCCGCTCGACGTCCTTGCCCTGCAGGTTGAAGATCTTCATCGCCTGGCCGGACAGCGTGGCGGCCTCTTCCAGCTCCAGCTGGCCCGCCGCGGCAAGCGACAGGGCGCCCTTGAGCGCGCCGCCCATGATGTCGGCCGCGGAGATGCCGACCTTGGCCAGTTCGGCCTCGGCCTGGGCGGCCTCGGTGGCCGAGTATTTCGTGTCCTTGCCCGCCTGCAGCGCGGCTTTGCGCAGCCCGTCCAGGTCTTTGGCCGAGGCGTTGGAGACGGCCCCGACGTGGCTCATGGCCTTGTCGAACTCCATCGTCGCCTTGACCGCGACCCCGAACCCGGCCACCAGGGCCGCGCCGGAGACGACCGCGCCCTGGCCGAGCGCATCCAGGCTCTCGCGCTGCTTGCGGTTGGCGTGCTCGATGGTCTTGTGCAGGTCGGTGACGCGCTCGCGCGCCGACTTGATGGTCTTGGAGAGGGTGACGTCCCGGCCGACCAGGTCGACGGCGACAACGCGGCCCACGCTACCCCCTCTGCTCCTCGGCTTTGTTCATGCGGTCGATCACGGCGGTGAACTCGCAGAAGACGTCCACCGGAAGATCCCAAGCGTCCAGGTAGGTGATGCCGAAGCGCTGCGCCAAGCCCAGCGAGTAGGCCAGCACCTGGGCCTCTACGCCTCCCCGTTCGTCGCCCCAGAGGCGGTCGAGGACGTCGGGCCTTTTCCCTCCGCGGCAGCCTCGCCCAGGCCCTGCGCGTCGGGCTGGTCGTCGCCCTCGTCGGGCTCGATGAAGTGCAGCTTTCTCAGGTCGCAGTCGATCTCGTCGAAGGGGATCTGCTCGCCGCTACGGCGGTAGAGGATCAGCAGCAGCGCCGTGAGCGCGTCGGCGTCGCCCTCGACCAGCGCGTCGAGGAACTGGTACGTCGACATCCGGGTGTGGGCTTTGATCACGCGGGCCTCGGCCAGCGTGGGCATGCCGTCCCACTCCCACTCGTGGACCTTGCCGTCGGGGTCTTCCAACCTGATGATCGTCACGAGCCCAGCTCCTTCGCGATCTGGTCAACGACCCGATCGATCGCCTGCTCTGCCCGCCGCTCCGAGCCGCGCGCTGTCCGGTAGAACCACGGCTTGGCACGCTGCACCGCCCAGGCGGCCGACCGGCGCCCATACACGGGGTGCCGCCAGCGCTGGAACGGGCTCACGCCCTCCATGTAGGCGCCCAGGTTCCGCCGGGAGGCGGGCATGCGCTTGGGGTTGACCCACACGGTCACGCCGTTCCAGCGGGTGTTCATCGAGACCTGGATCACGGTTGCTTTGGCGATCTCGGCGCGCAGCCTACCGCTCGACCTCGATGGCAGCGCGCGGACCGCGGCCTTCTCGGCCTCGCGCAGCGGCACAGCGACCTTGCGCAGTTCGGCGCGGGCCCGGCGCTCGATCTCCTTGGAGCCGTACTTGCGCATATCCAGCGCCAGCCGCTCCAGCGCCTCGTGCCCCCGAAACTCCACTACGCGGTCGCCCTCGACAACGTGCCGGCGCCCGGCCAGGACACGCTCACCGTCGCCAGGTCACCCACGCTGTTGCCCATCGGGTTGACCTCTTTGACCAGCACGGTCCCGGAGTATTCGGGGTTGGTCGACGAGATCGCCGCCGACGTGGCGCGGATCTTGACCGTGGTGGTGGTGCCGAGCAGCGGCCACAGGGTGGCGTCGACGGCCGAGGCGGCGAAGTCGGAGTTGAACTCGATGTCGACCGACCAGTCCTTCAGGCCGCCGATCCGGGAATGGAAGGTGTCGCCGAAGGCGGTGTCGTCGAGCTCGGCCGCCTCGACCTTCAGGGTCGCCGAGCGGGCGAACGCGCTGAGCACGACGGAGTTGATTTCGACGCGGCAATCAATGAACGCGAACGAGGCCATCGCTTCTCCTTGAACGACGAAAGCCACCGCGCTCGCGATGGCTAAAAGGGGTCGGGTGGGCTATTGGACGGCGATGGCGCCGGCCACGCTGAACGTCCCGGTGATCGCCGAGACGTTCATCCGCCAGTGCGTCTCACCGACGAACGGCCCGGCGACACGGGTCATCCAGGTGCCGCCGGTCGTGGTGATCGGGCCGATGGTGCCGCGCGTGGTCGGCGAGCCCATGCCCGCGCTGTCGTCGGACTGGACCTGGACGGTGATCGTGGTCCCGGCCGAGAAGACGTGCAGGACCGCGTACACGTACTGGGTCGAGGTGGGGGCGCCCAGGTTGAGCACGGAGCCGAGCGCGCCGGTCGCGGACACGGCGCCCTTGGCCGCGGCCACTTGACCGCGGGCCACGCCGACCCCGTTGGTGCCCAGGCACGACAGCGTGAACGGGGTGACTTCGCCGACCTGGCCGAACATCTGGTAGGAGAACTTTCCCGCCTGGAAGATGTAGGCGGCCGATCCCGCGGCGCCGGTCGGCGTCATCGTGACCGGCCGGTCCACGACGCCGAGGTCGGGGAAGCTCTCGGGGTCCACCGCGCCGGAGGTGGCCGACTGCCAGTAGCCCTGCAGCTCAGCCTCGATGTTGCGCAGGCCGGCCAGCCGAGACCGGAAGCCGCCGCCGCCGAAGGTCGTGCAGTCCTTCTCCTCGACGTCGACCTTGAGGGTGATCTGGTTCAGGTCGGTCGTGAAGTCGTAGCCCGCGACGTAGGTGGTGGCGTCGGTGAAGGCGAACGAGCTCACTGGGTGCCGCCCCTAGGCTTGGCTGCCTGCTTGGCTTCGGCGGGCTTGTCCTCGGTGGGCTCGATGTGGCCGCCCTGGATGAGCGCCTCGACGTTGACGCCGGCGGGGAACTCGGTGATGACGCCGCCGGGCTGCACGCCCGCGACCTCGCAGGGCCCGATCACGCGATATCTGGGCACGTCGTCTCCTTCAACTCAGATGGCAGGGCTCAGATCAGGCGTCCACGACGTGCAGCGGCCCGTACACGCAGGTCCGGCGCTTGCCCGACAGGATCACGTCGGCGCGCCACCAGCGCGTGCCGGCGGTGGTCAGCGCAGCGGCGGGCACGGCGATCTGGCAGGTGCCGCCGACGGCCGAGGTGATGGTGATCTCGCCGGTTGCGGTCGACAGCTTCGTCACGCCGGCGCCGTCGTCGGCGGTCTGCGCGGTCGGCTTCAGGTAGCACTCGACCGTGGCGCCGGTCAGATCCTGCGCCGCTCCCGAGTCGTGCTGGGTGATGGCCAGGTCGACGGTTTCGTCGTTGACCTGGATGAGCGTGAGATCGCGGCGCGTCGTCACAAAGGGCTCCCTCGCTCAGGTGATGGCGGCATCCAGCCGGGCTGCCACGGTCACATCGGCGTCGCGGCCGCCGGCCACCTGCACGGCGGCCTCCCGCCGGGCGACGACGAGCGCCTCGGCGTCGCGCCGGGCGACGACTTGCACGACCGCCTGGATCAGTCCGGCCACGAGGGCTTCGGCGTCGAGGTCGGCCAGCGCTGTGCCGGTCTCTGCCTCGGCGCCGACCTGCACGCTCACCGCGATCACGGCCGGGGCAGGCGCCGCGCCGGCCGAAACGGCTGCTCCCGGCAGCGATACCGCGGCCGTGACCACGGTCGCGCTCACGCTGCTCGACGCCGCAGCGTCCGGCGCGGTGATCGCCACCAGGCAGGTCACCAGCGCGGGCCCCACGCCCGCACCGGCCGCCGCGAGCGGCGCCGGGATGGCGACGGCGACCACGACCGGCCCCGGGCCGGCTGCGGCTCCGGCCGACAGGCTCGCGGCCGCCAGCACGGCCGTAGCCGCGAGGAGCGGCGGCGCGAGCGCGGCACCCGCCGAAAGCACCGCTGCCGGCATGGAGGCCGCGCCTGTGATCGCGGCGGCCGCCGGTGTCGCCCCGGCTGACAGCGCCGGGACGCCGACGGCGGCCGTGGCGGCCACCGCCGCGGCGTTGACGCCGGCGTCGCCGCCGATCGACACCACCGCCTCGGGCAGCGCCGCCGTGGCCGCGACGTGCGCCGGTGCGGCTCCCGCTCCCGCCGATACGGCCGGCGCGGACACCTCGGCGCTGCCGGCTACGACGGAGGAGCTCACGCCGGAGCCCGCCGACAGCGTCGCCGCGGCGAGCGAGCTGGCGGCGGTCGCGACGGGCGGCGCCGCGCTTGCGGCCGTGGCCACGCCCGGCGCGGGCAGCGCCACGGCGGCCGGCACCGCCCCGGGTGCGGCGGAAGCTCCAGCCGACACCGTCACGCCCGATACGGCGGCCGCGACCTGGACCAGCGCCGGTCCGGCCGTGGCGCCTGCGGACGGCGACGCCGCGGCCAGTGTGGCTGCCGCTGTGACCGCGGCCGCCGAATGGGTCGCGCCCGCGGAAACAACCGGCCCCGCCGGCGTCGCCAGGGCCGTCACCGGCGCGGCGGCCACCTCGGCACCCTGGGTGACGGCCACCGCGGGCAAGCTGGCAGCCGCCGAAACCGTGACCGCCTCGACGCCCGCACCGGCCGCCAGGCCCGGAGCCGGAACCGCCGCGGAGGCGGTGACCACCGGCGGACCGGCGCCGGCACCGGCCGAGACCGCCGCTGCAGAAAGGGAAGCCCCTACGGCGGCGGCCGGCGGCGTAGGCGTCGCCCCGGCCGAGACGGTGACGCTCGGCGCCGATGCAACCGCCTCGGCCGCGGGCGGCGCCGCAGACGCCCCGGCCGACAGGCCCGGGCCGGGTACCGACGCGGCAACGGCCACTGCCGCAGCCTCTGGGCCGATGGTCAGCGCCGCCGCGGCGACCGTCGCCGCGGCGGTAGTCACGTCGGGCGCGGTGGCGGCGCCGCTCGACAGCGTGGCCGGCGGCGTGGATGCGGCGGCCGCCACGGCGTCGACGGCGACCGTCGAGCCTGCCGACAGCGCGGGGGCGGCGATGGACGCGCCGGCCGAGATGACGCCCGGAGCCGCGGTCGCGCCCGCCGAGACGGTCGCGGCCGGCACTGCCGCGCTGGCGGCGACGACACCGGGCGTGACGCCGGCGTCGGCCGACAGGGACGGCGCCGGACACGATGCGGTGCCTGCGATGACCGGCGGCGTGGCGGTGGCGTTGGCGCTCAGCGGCCGGAAGATGAGCGGTGCCGCGCCGGCCCAGGAGATGGGCGGGCCATCCTCGGTGGTGGGGCTCGCGCCTCCACCGCTCAGGGTGTTGCCGTTACCCGAATAGTCGACCTGGCTCGGGACCGTCCACGGATACCAGGCGTACAGGTCCGTGGTCCGTCGCGGCAGGATCGTCCACGACTCTTCTTCGAGCTCGGCCTGGGTGAGGCTGGCGTTGCGATAGATCTTGCAGGCGGCGACGCAGCCGTTGAACCACTCGCCGTTCCAGGCTGACTCGCCGATGCCGATGGTCTGAATGGTGGTGTGCGGTGACAGCCCGGAGGCCCAGGTGGTGAGCGTGAAGGTGTTGCTGGTGGCGGGGCGGGTGACGATCGTCCCGGCGGCCCCGTTGATCGAGACGCCCCAGTAGTACCAGGTGCCCACCGTCATGGCCAGGCTGCCCTTGGGGGTCAGGGCGTCATCCAGCAGCTCCATTGTGGTGCCGTCGCTGTTGCTTTGCAGCACGTAGAGGTCGCCGGTGCCGTTGTCGACGCACCAGATTGTGCTGTACGTGTTGCGGTCGGTGGAGATCTTGGCCCAGATGCAGATCGACCATTGCGCGGTCTGCCCCCAGGCCGCGGTCCGGAAGTAGTCCTGGTTGTCGGCGTTGAACCGGTGCGCCACGCTCGCCTCGTCAGGTGTCGGACCAGCTCAGGTAGGCGCGCTCGAGGAAGGCGTCGCCCGCCATGGTGTCGTTGGCGTGGTTGCCGAGGCGGGAGACCCGGATGAAACAGGCGTCCAGGGCGGCGATCGAGTCGAGGTTGGAGATCGTCAGGGTCACCGAGTGCAGCCGCTGGCCGGTGGTGCCCAGGTGGGTGTCGTCGACGGCCTGGGCGGTCGCCAGCCCATCGGTTTCGACGTCCTGGCTGTCGGTGTTCGCGGTGATGGCGGCGATGGCCGCGTCCCACCGCACGACGCCGGACGACGCGGTGTCGGCGTACCAGAAGGCTTCCAGCGTGAGGTTGCCGGATCCGTAGTTGAACGGGATGAACTTCCAGTAGGCGTTCTCCTGGGCCGCGGCGTCGTAAGCCAGCACGGTGACGGGGAAGTTCGTGCCCGGGATGGTCCGGAAGGCGGGAAAGGAGGAGGTGAGGAAGGACGCGCCCTCCGGCATGAGGGGGCAGTAGACCGTCGCCATCAGCCATCCTCATCCGCGCGCAGCCGGCCGATCCGCCGCCACAGCACAAACGCGAGCACCCACGCCTTCTGATCGGGGCTCGCCGCGCTCCGGAATGCGGCCGGGAGGGCCAGGTTGTACTCGGGCAGCTTGGCCTCGAGCCAGTCGTCGGCAGCGTCGATCGCCGCACGCAGATCGGTCTTGCTGAAGGTGCAGACCTCTTTGTTCTCCCGCATCCACTGAGCTGCGGTGCGGGCCCGGGCGAGGGCGCTCAGGACGGCCATCACATCTCCTACGGGGTGAGGTCGATGGCGAAGATGCCGGAGGCACTCCAGGTGATCAGGAACAGGCCGGCCTGCGTGGAGTAGTCGGCGCCGAAGTTCACCAGGCAGATTGCGTTGTTGCCGGCCAGCGCGTCGGCGTAGATGAGCGCGCCGCGCGCGTTGGTGATCGTCGAGGACGACCACGAGGTGTCCGCGGCGTCGAACGTCGACGTACCCGATGCGCCGGTGAACGTCGTCGACGTCAGCGCCACGCCACCCGCGCTGTAGCCGGTGCCGGACACCTCGTTGGCGTCGTACGGCGAGGCGCCGTAGGCCGTGTCCGAGGTGAAGTTCGGCGTGATGCTATTGGTGAACATGGCGACCTTGTGCGTCTCAAGGTCGAGGTCCAGCGCAAGCTGGGTGGTGTCGAGCACGTCGACGAACGTGGCCACGTACAGGCCCGATGCGGTGATGGCCACGACTCAGTCTCCCTCGGTGCTGATGAAAGCGTCGCCGCCGACCGCCACTCCGTCCTCACGGACGAGCGCGCGGGCCTGACGCAGAGCCAGCGCCGTCTCCTGCTTGGCCGCTTTGCTCTCCGGCGTCGGGTCTGCGGCATGGGCGCTCTTGGCCGTGGCCAGGTCCGCCTCGAGCTCCGCCAGGCGCTCGAGTGCGTCCGCTTGAGCGCGCAGGCCGGCCGCGCGTTCTGCTGAGGACATCACGACTCTCCATTCCGCAACACGGTGATCGTTTGTGGGCGTAGTGCGACATCGACCCGGTCGTCGCGGGTGGCGTGCTCGGTGGTGGTGTTGCCGAGCTCGTCGATCGTCGCCTTGACGCGCACCCCGTCCGCGCGGCGCCCCTCACGCACTCGAGGCCCCGACCGCCCGCGTGACAGGAGCCCGACGGTACGGATCTTCTCGGCGAACGAGAGCTCCTCAGCCACAGCCACCCACCTCAGGTTCCGAGCGCGATGACGCGCAGAGTGAAGACGCCGCCGTAGTAGCCGATCTGGCCCACCTCTTCGAGGCCGAGCGGCCGGAAGTCGATGACGATGCAGTCCTCGACCACCGCGCCGAGCGTGCGGTCGCCCTCGATGGCGGCCAGCACCGACAGCGGCCCGGTCGGGTTGGCGTAGCCGGCCAGCGCCAGCTGGCCGGCGCGGTCGACCGCGGCCGACACCAGCACGGTCACGGTCGGCTCGAGCATGAACCGGCCGCGGCCCATCGTCTGGTGGTAGGTCGGGATCGGCGGCACCCCGACCAGCGCGGCCGGCGGGTTGATCTGGTCGGGCACGACGTCGTCGACCCGCAGCCCGGCGATGGTGGCCAGCCGGGCCTCGATGCCCTGCATCACCTGCGCGATAGTCGGCGCCATCAGCCGACCAGGATCCGGTTGCGCTCATACGGCTTCAGCAGCGCGCACACCTTCGGGTTCTCCCGCACGCGGATCGCGCCATACTCGCCGAACCCGGCCACCCCGAACGGCGCCGACCTGAGCTTGAACACCTCGGCTGAGAGGATCAGGCACGCCTGCTGCACCGGCGCCGGCACGGCGGCCCAGCCCCACTGCGCGGTCACCTGCAGCGGCGCCCGCCGGCTGGTGATGGGGAAGCACCGGCTGTAGATGGCCCGGATCCTCCAGTACGCCCAGCCGCTCTCGCCGTCCACGACTGCGTTCAGAGGCTCGAGCTGGAAGTCGGTGGTGGCCCAGGTCGTCTCGAACGTGCCGTCGTCACCGTCGTCGGTCTTCACGACCAGGCCGGACGTCGTCCAGAAGTCGTCGACGTAGGCCAGGCAGGCGCTGTCGGGGTAGTAGATGCGGGCCGTCGCCGAGGTCGCCTTGTTGAACTGCCGGTTGCAGTGCTTCTCGATCTCGCGCGAGCTGGAGGTCAGCGCACCGGTCAGCTCGCCGTCGTCGACGGCGTCAGACACCTGCAGGTACGACTTCAGCTGTGCCAGCGTCGCGTAGGGGTCGCCCAGCGCCATCGCCCACCTCCTTGCCCTTCTGCTGGCGGTCGAACGCCTGTTCGGTCAGATAGATGCCGCCCTTTTCGTGGCTCGTCTTCACCCGCGTGTCCACGTGCACCGGGATGTCGGCGGCCTGGCAGCGGACGCAGAACGACAGGTCTTCGGAGAAGACGCGGCGCCCGCCTCGCAGCCCGGTCGGGTGGGTGATCGGGTCGAACCACGCCTCGCCGTAGCGTTCGCGGATCTTCTCCAGCGCCCGCCGGTGGATCAGCAGGCAGGCAGCGCCGGTGGCGGCCACTTCGACGACCTGGTCGCGGCCGTAGTCCGGCATCGGCACGAACCCGAGCTCGTCCTCCAGCTCCGCGTAGGCGTAGCAGGTGGGCACGATCGCGAACTCCGGCGCGTACAGCTCGCCGGTCCCGGTGCGGCGCTGGGCGAAGCACAGCCCGCCCATGACCGGCCGCCGGTAGCGATCGGCGGCGGCCACCAGGCGGTCCACGGTGTCCTGGGCGAAGCCCATGTCGGTGTCGACGAAGAACAGCCACTCGCCGTCGGTCTGGTCGAGAAAGCTCCTGGCTACCTCGTTGCGGCCCTCGGCGATGCCGCCCGTCCCGCACATCTGCCGCAACTCCCGGCCGCCCTCGCGCACGATCCGCTGCTGCGACATCACGTCATATAGGCACAGGTCCCGATACGACAGCCCGAACGATGCCGCCCATTGGCCGTCGTCGAGGAACCCGACGACCACGCTGCCGCGCTTCACTTCGCCTTCGGCCGCCGCGTCGTCCGCCGCTCGCCGGGCGCGGTCGTCGCCTGCTCGACCTCGGCGATCCGCACAGAGTCCGGCGCAGGCTCGTCCTGCTCGCCCTCGGCGATGAAGTACCAGGGCGCGTTGAGCACCACCGGATCGTCGTCGGCGTACTGGCGGGTCGGGTCGGGCACGATGTGGGCGCCGCTCTTCGGGTCGAGCAGGGCGCACGGTTCGGCCTTGTAGCGTTCGCGCACGCGCATCGGCATGGCGACATCTCCTTAGTAGGGGCCGGCGGGAAGGTGATGGAGGCCCCGGCCCCGCAGCGCGCCAGGGCCTCCACACGTCAGGCGCTGGTCTTGTCCACCAGCATCCGGAAGCTGGCCAGATTGGTCGCGTCGGCGCCGTTGCGCCAGTATGCGAACCAGGCCCTGCGGCCGTCCGGCAGGTTGTTGGCGGTGTTGAACATGTGCGGGATGAACTCCACCGAGAACCCACCCGGCATGTCCACGATCGTGTATCCGGAGAAGTCTCCGAAGATGATCTCGTTGTCGAGCGCGGTCGTGGTCTGCGTAGTCGGCGCGTCGTCCGACTCCACCAGCGGCCGGCCCAGCAGGCTTCCTGCCATCGCCTGCGTGATGTCGGTCGAGAAGCTCGCCGACACCGCGGTGCCCAGCGCCTTGATTGCCAGGCTGTAGAGCGGGTTGGTCAGCCACGTGCCGCGGCCGCGCCAACGCACCGGCAGCGTCCGATACAGCGAGTGCAGGTCGACCAGGCCGATCGTCGCCGCCGTGGTCGAGGTGACCTGCAGCGAGGCGGAGGCGTTGACCGCGGTGAAGATGCCCTTCGGCTGACCGGAACCGGAGCCGGTCGCGTGCGCGGCGCCCTCCAGCCGGTCGCGGGCGTCGGCGAACAGCATCAGCACGTCCGAGCTGAGGCCGGCGATGTCCTCGAACGCGGCGATGGACGCCTGCACCAGCGACTGCGCCTGCACGGTCGAGACGGTCGCGGCGGCGAGCGCCGGCGTGTCATCGGATACTTCGACGAGTTCGCCGTCCCACGACGCGGTCACGCCCGCCGTGGTGACGCCGTGCCAGACATTGCCGACCGTCAGCGTCACCACCCGCGCGATGCCACGGATCACGTTCGAGGTCCCGGCATTGGTCAGGATCAGCGTCGGGTCCAGGTGGGTCGGCACGAGCAGCCCGCCGGCGGTAGCCGTACCGACGGCCATCGCGGCGCGCTCCTCGTAGGTCAGGTACTCCTGCCTGCCCGTCATCATCTTGGAGAACCCGGCCTCGTACTCCGGCCGGGAGCGCGCGAGCAGGTTGGATGCCCACCGGGTGTCGCCGCCATGCCGCCGCAGCAGCGTCTCGACGTGCCGCTCGTTGTCGGCACCGCCCAGGTCACGCTCTTCCAGCGCCTTCAGATTGGCGTCGGTCAGCGCCCGCTGCAGGTCGCCGCCGTGCAGGCTGCGATCCTCCAGCACGGCAAACGGGTCCACCTTCGTCATAACCTGCGGGGCGCCGCGGGCGCCGTCGCCGGCCTCGGTACGGCCGGGCCGCTCGGCCAGGCTGCGCACCTCCTCCCGGCGCTCCTCCTGGCGGCGGATCGTCTCCTGCAGCCGGCCGCGCTCGCTGCGCAGCTCATCCCACTGGGCCTGCTGCTCGTCGGTGAGCGGCTCGTCTCCGGCCGCCTCGTGGATGGCCCGCAGCTCGTCCTCGACGGCTGCCAGCCTCTCACTCGGATTCATGGTCTGCTCCCTATGAAGCAAGGAACTCAAGCTCCAGGAGTCGGCTCCTGGAGCTCACGGACAGACCGCGCGAGTGGTGGTTCACCGGCTCGTCGGCAACGGGTGCGGCTCCCTGCTCCGCAGTGCCCGCGGGGGCGGCTGCGAGGTCGGGAGTGCGAAGCGCGCGCGCTCGCGCCAGCAGGTCGTCGATCTGCTGGGCGCCTCTGGCGCGCAGGCGCTCGTAGTACTGGTCGGTCATGCCGCTCATCGAGCGCATCCCGGCGGTCGCGGCGGGGTTGGCCGGATAGGTGACGGGCCCGAACTCATACAGGCGCACCTCCCGGATGGTGCGCTCGGGGACGCCGTCGGGGTTGTGGTCGGAGCGCTCGGGCTCGTCGTCCCACTCGTCCTTGATCACCTGGAAGCGGAAGCTGGAGCCGTACAGGCCGCGCTTGAGGGCGGGCAGCAGGTCGCGGTTGTAGCTGGTGTCCAGCAGCCCGACCTCGTAGTAGCCGCCCGTCCCGTCCTCGCGCAGGTCGTCGATCGGGCCGAGCACCTTGTCGCCGATGACCGGGTCATAGCCGTGGTCGAAGGCCACCACGATCTGATCGCGCCGCTCGGCCATCGTCTTGCGGAAGGCGCCCGGGGCGATCGACTCCATGAAGTCGCCCTCCCAGAACGAGCGGATCCGGTACCAGGTGTCGAACACGGAGAAGTGGCCGACCATGGTGCCGAGCGTGTCGGTCCCTTCGCCGCCGTCGCCGTCTGCGCGCAGCTCCACGCACGCCGGCACGGCGCGAACCAGATCGAGCTCGCGCAGGGTTTCCATGAGTGCTCCTATGCGGCAGGCAGGGCCGGTTGCGTCCCGGCGGGTTGAAGCTGAACCGAGTAGAGGCCCGAGTGCACGAGCAGGCTCCAGTCGTTGGCCTTGACGGCAGCTTTCACCGAATCAGGCTCGTATCCGGCGTCGCCAAGGGTGCGGATCGTCTGGGCCTCCATCGCCTGGATCTCGGCGATGTCTTTCCGGTCCTCACGCAGGAAGGCAATGTTGGCGTCGTCGTACCAGAGCCGCACGCCGCCGCCCTGCGCGGGAAGGAGAACCGACAAAGCAGCGGCGGCCGAACGCCACTGCGGGCGCGCCCAGTGGTCGCCGAACTTGCGGCGAGCCTGCCCATAGTTGCTGTAGGTGGCGGCCTGCAGCCCCTCGGACAGGCCCACGATCACCGCGGGGACACCACCGGCGGCGGTGATCCTCGTCTCCCCGGCACCCTGGGTCTGCTTGAAGTCGAGTTGGCGCAGATCGGCGCCGACGACGGTCACGTCCGCGCCGCCCCCGAGATACAGGGTCCGGTAGGCGTTGTCGACGCCCTGGTGGGCGGCGTTCATCGCCTCCATGAACTCCTTGAACTGCTCCTTGGTGACGCTCTCTTTGAACGACACCGCGAGGTTGGGCGTGGCGGCGTTGTCGAAGAAGCGCGACTTGTGCAGCGTCGCGGCCTTGTCCGCCTGCACCTCGCGCACCACCGGCGTCACCCACGACATGCCCCGGTACTGCGCCTCCGGATCCGGCACGGGCGACCAATGACACACCTCGTCCGGCAGGTAGATCTGGCCCTCCGCCCGGGAGCCGATTCCACCCGGCCGATACAGATAGCCGGCCACGTCCGACTCGACGGCCTCGTCCGGCGGCGCGGTGAGGATGATCGACACCCAGTCCGGCCGCAGCCGGCGTATCCGGCCAGTCTCGCGGGCGGCGTAGAAGTTGCCGCCGAGGCTGGCGTCCTGTTCCATCCTGGCCAGCAGCTCGCCCGTTGTCCCGTTCGGCCAGGGCGTCTCCAGAATCGCCAGGTCTGGGGTGCCGAACAGGTCGCCTGGCCGGCCGCCGGACATGCGCTGCCACTGGAAACGCGCCTCGGTGAACAGCAGCAGCCGGGCCAAGACGGTGGCGAAAACCACGCCGTTGGCCTTGTAGGCGCCCTGCACGTAGCCGGGGAACGTCTGCTCGATCTCCTCCGACTTCGACCATCCGCCGCCGAGCAGCGGGTAGGTCATGCCGCCGAACAGCATCTTGTCGGCGGCCCAGTCGGAGAAGCTGTACCGCTTCTCATCGTCTCGGCCGAGCAGTGACCGCCAGAGCTTCACGCGTTCACTCCTTGATTTCGACGACGAGCAGGACGAACGCGGCCAGCAGCACCCCAGGGATGATCAGGCCGATGGCGCCGAGCAGCCACACCAGCCCACCCACGACCATCGCCAGCGCCGCCGTCAGCAGCGCCGCCGCCTCAGTTCTGCGCATCGCTCAGCCGAACGCGACCCATGGCGTCGATCTCCCCTCCAGATGCGCACGGGTGGCGTGCCCCCACGCCGCGAGCGTCACCGCCACCAGCGGGCTGATGTCCACCGAGACGCCCTTGCGGGCCCACGCCCACGCATCGCCCAGATCCCGTTTGCGGGCGCCCGCCAGCGCCGTGTTCAGCGGCAGCTGGCCCAGATGCCGCAGCGTCGGCTCGCCCTGCGACGGCATCACCGCGTCGTACAGCTGGCCGCACGCCTGCGCGTGCTCGCGCGCCGACGGCTTGACCACCTCGACACCGGACGCCTCCACCTCGGCGATCAGCGACCCTGCCGGCCCGGCGGGGTCGATCACGACTGCGCACGGCTTCCACCGCTCCCGCAGCTCCTGCAGCCGGGCCACCATCCACGCCGTGCCCGGACGGTGCTCGACCACCTCGACGTGCAGCCGCCCGTCCGCGCGCCGCCCGGCCGCCGCGATCGACCCGACCGACCGCTCCGGCGTCATGTCCATGCAGAACGCCACCGGATCCGCCATCTGCGACGCCGGGTCGGCCAGCGCCGCCCACGCGCCCAAGTCGATCACCATGCCGGACTGGTCGTCCGCCCCGATGCCCAGCCGCTCCCGGGCGAACTCCTCCTCTTCCAGCGCCACCCGCTCGGCCTCGACGAACTCCGAGCTGATCCGGATCCCCAGCGCCGGGTTGGCCTGCGCCCACGCCTCACGATCGTCCAACGCGGCCGACTGCGGCGCCGACCACTCCAGGTACGCCATCCGCGGCGACCCCTCACGGCCCCGCGCCACGATCTTCTTCAGCACCTCGCTGGTGCGCAGCGGCGCCGACGACGCGTACCAGACCTGCGGATTCGGCTTCGCGCTGAGCGTCGGCAGCAGCGCGGCCATCATCGGCGCCGTCAACGCGTACGCCTCATCCAAGATCACCGTGTCGCCCGAGAAACCGCGGCCCGACCCGGTGGACCTGGCCACGAACCGCAGCCGCTGGCCGCCGATCAGCTCAATGCCCTCCTCGCCGTGCGAGGTCCGCATCCGCGCCACCCGGCGCCGCAGATCATCGGTGTTGTCGATCAGCGCCTTCACCCGCAGGAACGCCTCGCCGCTGGTCTTGAACTCGTGCGCCGAGTGCAGCAGCAGCCGCTCGCCGAAGAGGAACAGGCCGGCCAGTTCCCTGGCCTCCAGCACCGATCCCTTGCCGTTCTGCCGGCCGACGATCAGCCCCACCTCGAACGCCGCCCACGTGCCGTCAGCACGCTCACCCAGCGCCAGATCCAGGGCGCGCGCCTGCCACGGATCCAGATGCAGGCCCGCGCTCGCCGCGAGCTCGACCGCCTCCTGGCCGGCGCTACTGAACCGAGGTGGAACCGTCGAGACCCGAGGCGCCTGCGCGCCGAGCAGCACGCTTGGCGGCGAGATCGTCAACAGAGCTCGCCTCCTTCGGCAACGGCAGCGAATCCAGCTCCCTCAGCACGGCCACGAGCTCCTTCGCCAGCGCGGCCGACGTCCGCCCCTCCGAGCCCGAAAGCTCGGCCGCCAGCTTGTCCCTCAACGCCTTCAACGCCCTGCGCCGGTCGCCTGACCCGACCTCTTCGACCAGCTCAGCCATGAGACCAAGCAACCACTTGGCCGCCCAAGCAACCGCTTGGGGAGAGAAATGGGAGAGGGCGGGGTCTCCCAGGGGTATTGATCGTCTTCGCGGGCATGGTGCCCCCCTACCCGTCCGGGCCTGTGACCTGCAGCTTTACCACCGGCGTGAGGTGGTGGCGTCTTGGATGGAGCGCCCGTGGCGGCTGTTGCAGGAGTAGTGCGCGCCGCGAGCGTTGGTTCGGTCGAGGAGTGGACCACCATGTACGAGGGCGACGAGGTGGTCGAGTGTCCAAGACATCGGGTGTCGGGGCGGGAGCTCAGGGTCGATGGGGTGCTGGCATCGGCAGCAGATCCAGCCGTGGGGCTGGGCCTTCAGCCATGCGCGCAGCTCTCGGTAGCGTGAGCCGCTGCGTCCTGCCTTGGCTGCCATGCTCGATCCCTTGCGCGGGGGTGGGGGCGGGTGGTGTCCGGAGGTGGTGTGGGCCAGGTGCGCGCTGGGGTCCAGCGCGTTGGGTTGATGCGTGGTGCTGGTGTCTCGGGCAGCGTGGCGGTGGGGTGGGGAGGGCGGCCGTGTGCTGTGGCCTGGGGCTGGTGGGGTGGCCCCCTGTTGATGAGCCCCGGCTTGCGCTGGAGTTAGGGGATGGCGTCCCAGACGAGGGCGAGTGCCCAGGCTGTGAGGCCGACCGCGATGAGGTTGATGCGTCCGCCGATGTTGAAGGCGGCCAGGGCGAAGCAGATGAGCATCACGAGGTAGAGGATCAGCTGGGGCATGACGGCCCTTCTGCGGCAGGGGCGGGGGTGTCGGGCTCGGCCGCTCCGCCCGCACCTTCGTGCCGGCCGGGCCCGACGCCTGGCCCCCACCAGGTGCCTGGCATGACGATGGCCCGGGCTTGGCCGGGCCGACAAGTGATCTGAGGTTATTCAGATGATGGGGTCATTTGGGTGTTCGTGGCAAGCGCCGGCCTGCGCGAATGTCGGCGAGCTGGTCGAGTTCGTCGCAGGAGACGAGGATGGTGCGTCCGTCGCGCTGGTGGGTGAGGCGGCCTTCGTGGATCCAGCGGCGGATGGTGCGGGCTGGTATGTCGTATATGCGCTGGGCGTCGGTGGTGGTGAGGTAGGCGAGGGCCTGCTCGGCGCTCATGCCGTACTGCGCAGCGGCTTGGGCCGCGGCCCCGTTCAGCGCGTCGTCGGCGTTCATCCGGCTATCCTCGCGCGCTCGGCCAGGTAGCGCTTGCCGAATCGGTGCCACTGGGTGGTGTCCAGGCTCAGGGGGCAGGTGTCGCAGTAGATCTCGGAGGGTGTGGGGTCGCCGTCGCGGCGGACGGTGGCGCGCAGGGTTCCGTCGCAGGGCTGGTCGTCGATGGTTTCGAGGCAGGGCCCGATGAGGAGGGGGCGCCGGGCGGGGTCGATGACGGCCCAGGCGCGGCCGACGAGTTCGGTCAGGGTGCCTTTGATGGCTCCGGCGTCGGGATGGGCGGCGATCCAGTCGGTGTGGCGGGAGAGCCAGGCGCATTGGTCTGGCGGTCGTGGTGGGGGTGTGGTGAGGCCGCGCTGTTCGGCGACGAGCCGGGTCAGCCAGGTCAGGTCGTGGCGGAGTTGGGAGAGCAGGTCGCCGGCGGCGGGATTGTATGGCAGGGGCTGGCCGGGGCTGCCGGACACGGCGGGCCCGGCCACGGTCCCGTTCGCGGGGAGCTGGTCGAGGACGTCGTCGTGCAGCCCGGGCAGGTCGGCCAGGTGGCGGGCCAGGCCGACGTGGCAGCCGGGGCACAGGTTGAGCCCGGGTGCGGCCTGGCGTGGCCGCTCCGGGTCATGCCGGTGTGTGGCCAGGCATAGCGCCGGTGCGACGGCGCGGCGCGTCATGGTCGTGCCTCGATCTCAGCCACCGGCGGCCTCCCTCCAGGCGGGCAGTGGGTGGTTCTCGACGGCGTCGAGCCGGTCTTCGTCGATGTCGATCAGGCCCAGTTCGAGGAGGTGAAGGAGGGCTTCGCGGATCTGGCTTCGTGCGATGTCCCTGGGCGACATGCCGATGGTGAGCTGTGCCCAGGAGCGCACGGCCCAGCCGTCGGCGGCGCGGCAGCCAATCCGCAGGATGAGGCTGAAGGGGCTGTCGGCGTTCTCATCCACGGGGATGAGGGGGAATGGGTCAGCGACGCCGGGGACCGGCGGTTTACTCGTCATGGTGCTCCCACAGCGATTCGAGGGGGAATGCCGGGACCGTCTGGGCCGGCCTGGTACGGGAGGACGGTCGGCGTGGTGGCTGTGCCGTACCAGCCGTAGGTGCCGCAGTCGTTGCAGATCTGCTCGCCGGGCGGCCCGGCGAGGGTGTAGATGTCGATGGCGTTCGCGTGCTCGCAGCCGAGAAATTCGGCCGGCAGCTGCGTGTCGCAGGTGGGGCAGAGCGCTGCGAGGGTCTCGCCGGTGAGCGCGGACTCGACGGGTACGGCGGAGGAGTGATCGCACCTGGCGCGCGTGCTCATGTCTCTTCCTGGGGGCCGTTGAGGGCCGCGATGGTTGGGCAGGGCCAGAGCACCTCGTAGTACGGGTAGGAGTCCTCGCTGCAGTGGGCGCACGTCGAAACTTCCTCGCCGCGAGGCTTCCTGTGGGTGACGCAGCGGTGGACCTCACGGATGCGCTCCAGGGCGGCTCGAAGGTCTTTCACCTGGCCTTCGGCGTGCTCTAGGCGTCCCTTGTGATCCTCCAGAAAGCAGCGGTCGGCCTCCTGCGTTCTCCTCAGGAGCGTTGCCGCGAGATGGATCTGGCCGGGTTTCGCATTTTGCCCGAGCAGGTCGGCCGCCTGCTGGTAGAGGTTGTCATCCATTCTGGGCCGTCCTTTCGACTTGCCGTTGGGACGCACGGAGAGCGATGCCCATCAACGCCATGCCCTCGGCTCCGAAGGCCGCTGCCCAGCCAAAGTCCTGGTCGAGGGCGAACCTCGTAGCAGCCTCCATGGCTATCCAGCCGAGGTCGGCACCCAGTCCGAAGAGGGTCAGCGACACAGCGAACCGGACGCTCCGGCGAAGGCCCACGATCTCGGGTCCGTGTCTGCGGTGGCGGAGGTCGTCAGTGCCAGGTGAGGACATGCGTCTCTCCTTCCGGGTCGTGGGCGAGGATCTGCCGTCCGGCGGCTGCTCGGCTTCGAGGCGGGCGTACAGCTGCAGGGCCCGGTGAGCTCGCCGAGGGCCTGGGATGTCGCGGCTGTCAGCTTGGTGGTGATCTCCCGGTAGGTCATGGCTGGTCGCCTCCGGGCCGAGCGGCCTCGGTGCCGAGGTTGAGCAAGGCGAGGGCTTGGGCGCGGCCATACCGGGTGAGGGCGTAGTAGTGGTGTGGCGGCCGGTCGGCCGATGCGGATGTCTCGATGGTGCGGGTGATCCAGCCGTCTTCTTCGAGCTGGTCGAGGTGGTCGCAGATTCTCCAGGCCGAGCCGCCGACGAGGAGCTGGATGGTGGCGCCGCTGATGTTGGCGCCTCCGGTGAGCAGGACGGTGAGGACGCGGGTGAGGCTGCGTGGTGGCCCGGTGCGGGCGGCCTTGACGCTGATGACCATTGAGGCGATGAGGATGGCGACCAGGAAGGCGGCGATCGTCCACGCCTCTTGTGCGAGGGCGTAGCCGAGTGCGGCGAAGCAGCAGAGTTTGCGCAGGTAGTCGGCTCGGGCCCGCTTCTTGAGGGCTGTGCCCAGGCGTGCGAGAGGGCCGTCGGTGCTCATGGGTCTCCTAGAGGACTCGTACGCGAGTTTTCGGGCATGTCGCGCACTTCTGGGTGATCACGCGGCCGGTGTTTTCGACCGTGACCCAGCGGTGCCGGTGCCAGGGCCAGATCACGGCCGGTTCCGGCGGCGTATCTGGCGGCGCCGGACGACGAGCAGGATGGCGACCATGGTCAGCAGGTAGCCGAGTACGGCTGCGAGCACGACGTAGTTCGCGGTGGCCATGGCGATGTGGCCGAAGCCGTAGGCGATCGGTACGGCGACGGCGAGGGCGATGCCGAGGCGGCGGTTCACTGGCTGTCCGGCCGGGGCCGGCGCGCGCAGGCGGTGTGGACGGCGACGGCCGCACCGGTCATCCAGCCGACGGGCTTGCGATCGTCCGGGTCGATGCCGACGGCGACCAGGGCGACGGGCTTGCCGTCGGTGCCGAGCGGGGTCGGGCAGACGGGGCAGGGGCTGCCGTATAGCGGGTGGTCGGCGCTTAGGGTGCAGTCGTCGCGCACGATGTAGGGCTCGAAGGTGGCGGGCAGGCGTACAGGGATCATGATCACTAGGTCTCCTGGTCGGGGTCGGGGAAGACGAAGATGACGAGCTGGGTGGGGATGTGGCCCGGGTCTCGTACGCGGATCCGGACGCCGCGGCGGCGGGCAGCTTGGACCCGTTTGCGGTAGCAGCCCTCGCCCAGCAGGACGCCGAGCCGCGGGCGGAGCGACTTGGCCGACCAGATGCGGCGCTTGCAGTCGGCGCACCGCTGTACGGCCCGGCGGGCGGAGCGGGGCGGGTGCCGGTGAACTCGCTCGCCGTGTGCGGGTCCAGTTTGAGCTTGAGGGTCGCGTGCATCATCACGTCGGCCCAGGTGGCGACGGTGAAGAGGTCTACGGCTGTGGCGCGCACGACTTCGACGGACGCCGTCCAGTCGTGCCCCTGCCAGGAGATGAGGCAGTCGGTGGGTGCGTCGGGATCCCGGCCGGGCACGATCGTGATCACGTCCATTACAGGGTCCCCCTCGTGGCGAGATGGTCGCGGCCGGCCTGGGTGGCGCGGACGGGGTCGGTGTGGCCGTTGCCGACGTCGATCAGCCCTCGGGCGGCGAGGACTCGGAAGGTCCGGGTGTTGACGACGTAGGTGCTTCCTGCAAGTCGCCACCGGCCGTAGGGGGCGGGGACGAACTCGACGCCTTCGCCCTCGTCGTGGTCGTTGATGATGCGCAGGAGCTTGCTCGCTCCTGGGCCGAGCTGGGTCATGATCCGTGCTCCCGCCGGTCGAGATCGGCGACCGGCGATGCGCCCAGTGCGCGGACGGCGCCTTCCATCAGGGCCCAGGTGGTTTGGGCGAGGACGGCGCGGCCGTCCGGCAGGCGGACGACGAGCACGAAGGCCGGTCGCCCCCTTCTGGTGGCGTTCGGCAGGAGTCCGACGCGTTCGATCGTGCCCCCGTCGGCCAGGTTGTCGTCGGTGATGTCGTCCCATGGGGCCGTTTCGAGGTTCGGGCGGATCTGAAGCGGGATCATGCGACTCCTTCGGTTCGGGTGAGGGCTTGGCGTGCGAGGGCGGCGCCGCGGGTGGTGGTGGTCTGTCGCCCGGCTGGGGGCGGCTCATCGATGGCGGCCGGGCCGGGGGCGGCGGGGCGCGGTAGGTGGACGATGTACGGCTGGCCGCAGGGGGCGAGCCTCCAGGCGCGGCCGTATCGCTCGGCATGGGCATGGCGTTGGCCGCAGCGCGGGCACGGGTCCACGACGGCGAGGTGGCGGCCGGGGCGGGCGCCGGGCAGGCCGACGGCGAGCTGGGCGGTGACGTGGACGGTGGCGATGCACACCTCGGCGCGGTAGGGCTGGGCGGCGTGGACGCAGACGACGGCGCAGCGTGGCGTGCATAGGCCGCGGCCTTCGGGGTGGCCGCAGACGAGGCAGCGCGGGTCGCAGTCGCGCTCGCGCTGGGTCTTGGCCCGGCGGGGCGCGGAGGCGTGGATGCGCGGCCGCGGCGGCCGGGTGGGCGTCGCGGGCCGTACCTCGGGCAGGTCCCACAGGCCGGGCTGGTCCGCCGGCATGGCGCCCCTCACGGCTCGGGCTCGCTGGTCTTGAGTTGGTGATGGACGGCGGCCTCGATGTCCGGCGGTACCTTCCACAGCCCGAGCGAGCCGCGCGCGACTACTGGCTTCGGCAGGGGGCGGACGTTCGTGATGGGCCAGTGGTGCTGCCCGGGGACCGCCCAGGGCGAGCACACGCCATGCTCACGGTCGTAGCAGCGTGGCCTGTCCCAGCAGCCGTCCTGACCGTCGTGGCTGTTGTGGTCGTGACCGATCTCGGCGACGGCGATGATGGCGCCGCACGCGAGCAGCGGCGACGGTGTCGGCGCGAGCCCGTCGACGGCGTAGCGCGGCTCCCAGAGGTTGCCCAGCCCGCCGACCTCGTCGAGGGCGACCGCCCCTTCTCGGACAGGGATGCGGAATCCCCGGTTCAGGGTGAGGCTGGCGTGGATGGCGATGACGCCACGGTGCGAGGTGCCCTTGCTGCGGTTCTCGATGTCCTTGTGCCCGGAGGCGATGAGAAACGCCCAGGGTTGCTTGATGGACAGAGCCTTCATCAGACTTCTCCAGGCTGGTCGGGCTGGGTGAGGAGTTCGCGGGCGAGCTCGGCGCCGCGGTGGGCGACGTCGGGCTCGGGGATGCGGCGCAGGGCGAGGGGGTCGCGGGCGTTGGGGACGAGCTCGCGTGGTACGGCGCGGCCGTCGACCATGAGCCGGGCCAGGCCGACCAGGGCTTGTTCCCAGGTCTGGCCGACCGCGTGCGCTCCGGCCAGGGCGGCGCGGATGTCGGCCTCGTCCCAGTCGGGCCGTACGGCGAGGGCGAGGGCGACGAGCTCGGCGCTGGCGCGGTGGATGTCGGCCGGCGGCTTGTCGCTGCGGCGGCGGTCGGCGGCCCGGCAGTCGGGGCACATGAACGGGTTGGCCAGGCCGTGCGGGCAGGGGCTCATCGGCCGGCCCTCCTGTTCAGGTACGGCTTGTGCTCCTTCAGCAGGCGGTCTTCGAGCTGGTAGGCGGCCTCGCGGTCGTCGCACGGGTAGGCGATCCATCGGGTGAAGCTCTTGCCGCGTGAGTGTGCGTTCAGCCGGGCGTTGAACTGGTCAGTGCTACCGACGTAGCAGGGCGTCGAGGCGGCGTCGTAGAGCACGTAGACGACGCTCTGGCCGGTGGGCGGCCGCCAGTCTTCGGCGAAGGGGAAGTCCCCTCGCCAGGTCCCGTCGATGTTGGGCCTTGGGCTGGTGCGCATGCGCAGTTGCTCGGGCCGAACGGGGATCGCGGCGTACCACAGGTCCGTCGTTGCCCGCCAGGCGTTGATCGCGATGAGATCGCGATAGCGCTGGTAGAGCGCGACGAGCGCTTCTGGCGGCAGCAGGCCGGCAACGTAATCCCGGCCCGCTCGGTGGAGAACCTGCCGTTCGGCGTCGCGCTGCACGGCGAGGAGCTTCTGGCGCTTGCGGGCGATCAGCTCGATGTGCTGGAGGGTCGCCTCGTACGGGTCGAGGGTGGTCATGAGCTCCTCCGATGGGCTAGGGGATGGCAGACGGGACATCGCGCGATCGGCGCCCCGGGCACGTCGAGCAGCCGGGTGCGTTCGTCGCAGGTGCCGCACCACTCCGGCCGGTCGGGCACCACGCGGAGCGGTGTCACCTCGGGTGGCTGCTGGTCAGGCGGTAGCCACTTGGCGGGGGCGTTGCGCACGGAGGCGGTGACGTAGGCCAGGCGGCTGTGCCGAATGTTGTGGCCGTCGAGGATGCGGCGGCGCACGCGGGCGGCCCAGCAGCCGTCGACGGTGGCGCCGGCCAGCTCGTGCAGGAGGGTGATGATGGCGCGATCGATGGTGTCGTCCTCGTCGTCTCTCGCGTGCGCGTTACGGCGGGACGATGACTGACTACCTGTATCCGTCCTAGTCCCCTTCGGGGACTGGACGGGACGGGACGGGGGAATCGGATTGCGATTCGCTTCGGCATCGCTGGAGTGATCGGAGTCCGATCGGTTATCTGATCCTGGTTTTCCGCGTTCGTCCAGGCAGAAGGGGCATTCGGGGTCACGGACGCCCCTGTCTGCGTGCCATCGTCGGTGGTTGCCCAGCTTCGCGCCGAGTGACTTCTTTCGTCGCGCTGCGGTGGCTTCTTCCTTCGTTGGCTGGCAATCGGTCCAGTCGTGGAAGTGGTAGCCGCCCTTCGTTCGCGTCCACAGCCCTACGTTCACCAGCTCGCGCGCCAGCTTGGCCGCGCCCGGGAGTAGCCGCGGGAGCACCTGGTCTGACACGAACCCCTCGGTGAGGTTCGCGCTTGACCAGGAGCCGGCGACCACCCACAGGCCCAGCGCCGCCGGTCGGCTCGCCAGGATCTTCGGGTGGGAGTGGAACGAGTCGTCAACCTTGAACCACGTCATGGTGTTGCTTGCCGTCCTTCGGTGTCAGGGGTGGTCTCGGTCACTCCTTCCTGGGCTGGTTCTGTTTTCGCCGCAGCCACTCCTCGGCCCGGTCGCGCAGGTTGGCGCTGACGCGGCCCATGCGCATGTCCCGGAGATCGGAGAGCCCGCAGTCGAGGTCGACGGTGAGTTCCCAGCGGGTGAGGTCGTGCGCGAGGCGGTGCTCCTCGAGGGCGGCGTGCAGCTGCTCGGGCGTCACGCCGCCACCCCCACCAGCTGACGGAGCGCGGCGAACTTCTCCTCGCGGGCGCCCTCGATCGCCATGTACTTCATCGGCGCCGGGGTGCCGGTGTCGGCCGGACCGCGGCATGCGAAGATGCCGACGGCGACGGGGGTCTTGACACCGGGGAAGATCCGGGTGGGGACTGGCGGCTGGTGACCCTCGGGCGTGAGGTCGATGATCCAGCCTTCGTCGGCGGTGCGGCGTAGGTGCTCGCGCATTCCGGCGAAGGTGTCGGAGCACAGATAGGCACTGGGGGTGACGAGCGCCACGACACCGGGCTGCTGACGGGCCTCCAGGGCCTGCCAGAGGGCCCACCGCCAGAAGAACGTCCATAGGTTGGCCAACTTGCCGTCGGTGCGGCTGCTAGCCCGGAATTCGTCCATCGACGGCCGCGGCGTGAGCTCTTCGGCGCCCGCTACTCGGCGGGCTTCGAGCCACGGGGCGGCGCCCTTGGCGTGCTCGCGGTAGGGCGGGTTCCCGACGATGTGCAGCGGGACCGGTTCGGCCAGCCGTTTGTCGAGCGCGGCGGGCAGATGACCGGCCAGCGGGTCGCCGACGGTGATGTTGTCGGCCATGAAGTCGAACGCCGCCCGGCCGCCCACATCCAGCCAGCACGCCGCGCGAGCGACCTCGACGGCGACCGGGTCGATGTCGACGCCGTAGACGGTGGCGGTGTAGACGTCGGGCAGCACGGTGTTGATGGCGTAGCGGGGCGGGTCGGGCCGCTCCCACAGCAGTGCCGCGTACAGGACGGCAGTGACCCAGGCGGCGTGCTCCAGGACGACGCCGGCGCCGCAGGACGGGTCCAGCACGAGCGCGTCAAGCGCGTCATCCGGGGTGGCGTACAGGCCGCCGCGTACGTCGAGGCCGAGGGCGAACCGGGCCAGGAAGTCCGCGACCGGCGCCGGGGTGTAGAAGGCGCCCTGCTGGTCGCGGTCGTCCTTGGCGATGATCTGCTCGTAGCTGGTGCCCAGCTCGTAGGCACCCCACGCGGCGAGATCGCCCAGCGGCGTCAGATCGACGTCCGCGGGCGGCAGCTCGTAGGGGCGGGCCAGACCACACGCATGGGCGCAGGCATCGATCAGCGCCCGCATGGTCGTGGCGGGATCGCCGTAGGCGTCGGCGAGGCGGCTGAGGGTCTTGGCGTCGGGCGTCATCGGGCCGCCCCCGCTCCCGGGGTGCGGGTGCGGACCTCGGCCATGCAGGGCTTGCACCAGACGGCCAGGCCGTCGGGTCTGGAGGCGTTGCGGTGAAAGTCGGCCTCGGTCTTGGTGGTACGACAGCGCGGACACCACCTGGCTGCCGGACCGTCGGCTGCGGCCGGGGGGACCGTCGGCGACGGCTCGGGCCGCGGCGTCAGGCCCATCTCCTCGAGGAGCCGGGCGTGGACGCGGCGGGCGAGCGCGATCTCGTCGGCCGGGATGCCGAGGATGTCGAGGATCAGGGCTGCCCCCTCGACGCGCAGCAGCACCATGAGCGCGACCTTGACTCGCTCGCGCCGCTCGGCCTGCTGTCCTTGCCGGTCGGCGTATGGCACGTGGGTGATGGAGTGGGCGCGGGCTTCGTCGGTGTGGTGCAGCGACCAGGCAGAGGCGGGCATCAGCGCATCACCGCCGGGTCGGGCACCCAGCGCATGGCGTCGGGCAGGCGGGGGTCGCCGGGCTCGTGGTCGCGGCATGCCGGCCACCAGGCGCGGCAGTCGCTGGCCTCGCTGTGTGCGGCCCGGGGCGGGCCGAGGACCTCGTAGTCCTCGGCGCTTCGGGTACCGGGGTGGACGCACTTCGGGTAGCTGCCGCTCCGGTAGTTGAGCGTCCGCCGCCAGCGGCAGTTGCCGCACCGGCGGCCGACCTCGTCGCGGTCGTCGGCGGGGGCGGCCTGCTCGTGCAGGCCGCGACCGGCCAGCGGGTGGATCCCGCGGGCCAACTGCTCGGCCTGGCGGCGGGTGCGCCGTACCGTGGCCGACTCGCGCTCCGGCGCGGGCGGCCGCGGCGGGGTATCGATGTCGAACAGGGCGTCTGTCACGTCTACCGCCTGGGCTCGAGGTGGTCTTGGCGGTGGCTGTTCTGGTCCCTCTCGACCAGCCAGCGCTCCGGCCGGGCTGGGCCGCGCCACGGGCAGCCGCTGGTGCGGCAGACGGCCTGGACCCAGGCGCCGGCGGCGAGCTCGACGGCGACCAGGATCCTGACGGGGTGTTCGGTGGCCGTGCTCATGAGTGGTCGCAGGTGTGGTTGGCGCGCTTGCCGGCCAGGGCGTCGAGGCGGGCGCCTTCCTTCAGCGCGTCCAGGTGCAGGTTGCAGGTGCTGCAGTACAGGGCCGCGTGCCCGCTGGCGGTGCTGATGTAGGCGAGGCCACCGCGGCGGCGGATGCGGCGTACGGCCGACCACAGCGCGCCCGCGGCGGCGAGGCTGATGCTGATTAGGGCGACGCTGGGCGGGTCGATCGTGTCGGGGCGGCCGGCCAGGCGGACGATGGTCATGATGCTGACGCTCAGCGCAAGGCCGCAGGCCAGGGCCAGCCGGGTGGCGAGTGGTGTGCTCATCTTGGGCTCCGTGGTCATGTGGTGGCGGCGGTGCACTGGCAGGGCGCGGCGACGCCGACGTCGGCGGCCTGGCTGGCCAGGCTGAGCCGGGTCACCTCGGCGTCCAGGCGGCGGATGGTCTCCCGCAGGCGCAGCACCTCGGACCTGGACGGGTTGTCGGTGAGCAGGGCGTTGAGGGCCTCCAGCTCGTCGATCCGCTTCAGCAAGCCCTCGTCCACCGCGGTCGAGGTCTGGGCGCGTACGTGCTTGAGCTCGGCTTCGGCGGACCGGTAGGCCAGGTGTGCGGCGGTCAGCTCTGCGCGCAGTCCCTCTCGCTCGCGGGCGCCGGCGGCGAGCCGCTTGCGCGCCTGCTCGAGGTCGGCCTCGAGCGCCTCGACGGTGTCGGCCGGGGCGGTGCACTCGTGGTGGGCGGGCTCGTCCGGGCTCGCCTGGCTGTGCCGCCAGGTGCAGGCGCGCCAGCCGAGCCACACAGCGAGGATCACGAGCCCGACCCAGTAGAGGGGGTCCATCAGGACTGTCCCGCTGTCATCGGGGCGGGTGTCGTGCACGCGGGTCCCGGCTTGCCGGGCGCCGGGCGCACCAGGCGGATAGGGCCGGTCTCGGGGTCGGCGTGGACGTGTCGCCAATGCCGGTTGTAGCCGAGGTAGTCGATGAGGTGGACTTCGTCCTCAGCGACGTAGACGGCCCAGAGTTCGGCGCCGTGGGCGTCGGCCCAGATCTCGCACGGTTTGGGGATGCCGTCGGCTGGCATGGCGCGGTGGATCTCGGCGTTGAAAGCGGGGTCGCCGAGCGGCAGGTCCAGCTCGAGCGCGCCGGCCTTGAGGAGGTAGGTGCCGGACTCGTCCGGCGGTGCGATCACCTCCACGTCGAGGATGATCTGCAGGCGTTCGCCGGGGCGGTAGGTGGGTGTGCTCATGGTGTGCTCCAGGTGGGCGTAGGGGGTGCCTGCGGGGCAGGCGATGGGGTCTGTGTGGGGGCGCTGGCCGTGCCGCAGGCCGCGAGCCCCGCAGCGGCGGCCAGCGCCAGGCCCGCCGCAGCGCACGCTGTCCCGAGAGCGCGGCGCGGCGGGCTGCTCATGAGGGCCTGCGCGCGGGCTCGATAGCCAAGCGGGTGTCGAGTGCGGCCGCCCACCGCAGCAGCTTCCGCAGCTGCGGGTCGTGCTGGCCGTCCTCCCACACGGTCAGGCGTTCCGGCGAGACGCCCGCCGTCTTGGCGGTCGTGGTCCGGGACCAGCCGCGGCTGTCGCGCTCCAGGTAGAGGAGGTAGGCGAGCATGCGCATGTCGGTGACTGTGTGGCGCCCTTGGCGGGTGATGGCGGTGAGGTGATGATCCAGAGCTCCCGCCCACCAGATCAGCGGGTTGAGCTTCGGCCAGGCGGTGCCAGATTCGGCCTCGGAGACGGTTCGCCTGTTGATGCCCGCGGTGTCTTCGATCTTCTCCTGCGTCCAGCCCCGGCTGTCCCGGGCGTGGTACAGGGGCAGGATGAGCCGGTGCGGGTCGAGGAGGCGGTCATCCACGGCGGCCTCCCAGCCAGGTGAGGCGGATCTTGCGGCGGCGGGCGTGTACCTGGCCGCAGCGGCAGCTGTATGTGGCCGCGGTCGGGCCGATGTCCTCGATCGCTTCGGCCACGCTGTGGTACCCGGTCAGCTCCGGCGTCCGGCAGGTGAGCGTCGCGCGGTACTCCTCGCCGGGCCACAGCCGGTTGTGCAGCTCGGCCAGCGCCGCGTCGATGGCCTCCGGTCGGTCCGACCACGGCTCCGGGTGGCCCGCTGGCGTACACACCGTGTCGTCGGCATCCAGCCGGTCGGCGAGTGGCCGGTTGCACGGGTGGCGGCGGCGGGCTTCCGCGTTGCCGGTCAGGCTCTCGGGCAGCCGCCAGATGACCGCGGTCAGCGTGATGATCGAGCCGATGATCACGACGATGCCGGCCAGCGTTTGCAGGTCCACGGTGATCACGTGCGGCCCCCGGGGTCGAGAGGGATCACCCGCGGGCGCCGGGGCTCGTTGCGGGCGAAGGCGCGGCCGAAGAACTCACACGATTCGGCCAGCGCGGTGATGGCGTGAGTGGCCTGCTCAGGGGTGCGGTGGCGGCCGGGGCGGCGCTGGCGGGTCAGCCGCCGCCAGAGCTCGCGGAGGCGGTTCACGACCCCGCCTCAGGCGTTTGCGGGTTGACGAGCTGGCGGGCCTTCGATGCGCGGGGCAGTCCGAGGATCTCGTCGGCGTTGGCCGTGGCCGGAGGGAGGTTGATCGCTCCGGTCTGCGGGCCGGTCCACTCGGGAGCGTCGGAGATCTTCTTCTGGTAGTGCGCGACCGTCTCAGCTGCCAGGCTGCGGGCGTCGGCCACCTCGGCGCGGTCGGCCTGCAGGTCGGCGATGCTCTGGTCGAGGTCGCGGATCTGCTGGTCGAGCCTGGCCAGCTGGTGCCGGGCGTCGGTGAGCAGGGTGCGCTTTGCCTGCGGGCCGACCCGCTCGGCGGGCGTGGCGGGCTGGTACGGCGGGTGGCTGGTCATGTGTCGCTCCGGGGGGCGGTGTCGGCGGTGATGGGCTCGCGGGCGATGCCGCGCTCGTAGGCCAGGTGCAGCTGGTCGGCCATGACCTTCGCGACGTGGGCGAAGCGGTCGGCCTCGGCCGGGTCGCTGAATTCGATGTCCACGCCCATCACGCGTAGGGCGCTGGTGGGCGGCCGGTCGGTGTGGAGCTTGACGCCGAGGAACTCGGCGTGGCCCTCGAGGTTGAGGCGGCCGGCGACGTCGAACACCGGGTATCCGACGGCGTTGGCGGACGTAGGGTGGTTCATGGGGGTCGTTCCTTCCGGCTGAGCTGGCTGTGCTGTTCGGGAGGGTGGTGGGTTCCCGCCGAACCCCGAGCGGCGGGAACCCACCGGGCTTTACAGGACGAGCCGGCCGCCGTCCGAGAGCTGGACGGTCACCGGGCACCGGCACTCGCCGATGCACTCGACGCCGCACGTGTGGCACTTCACGCAGTAGGGGGAGCCGCCGCAGTCGCAGCAGTGCTCGGGGATCCGGTAGCCGGAGCCGTCGCACGAGTAGCAGCCGTCGCCGTCGCAGCCGCACTCCTCCTCGTCTTCGCGGCAGACGTCGCAGGGCACGCACGCCGTACAGGAGTCGTCCGGGCCGCACTCGCAGGCCGGCTGTTGCTCGTGCTCGCCTTCCTCGGCGATGGCGTCCTGGCTGGGGACGCGGTCGTTGGGCTCGTCGCTCATGATCAGTCCCGGGAAGCGAGCTTCTGCAGGGCGGCGGTGCCGTGGCTTGTGGTCTGGGCGAGGTTGAAGGCGGCCACATAGTCGGGGAACGCCTTGGCCAGGTGCTCGCGGTTGGGCGCGTCGGCCTGGGCGATGGCCGCCATGAGCGCGGTCTTGAACCCGGAGGTCGGCACTCCGCTGTCGCAGCCGAAGTGGTGGAGTACGTGCGCGGCGACCTCCGGCCGGATCTCCGGCTCGGTGGCCCGCTCCTTGGGGGTGCCGTACAGGGCGCGGCCGATGCGGTAGTGCTGGGAGTGCTCGGCGACGTAGGCGGCCACCGGCTGGCCGGACGCGGGCTGGTCGGTCCGGGTCAGCTGCTGGTCGAGCTCGCCGAGCGTGCGGCCGAGCTGGCTGAGTTTGTCGTCGGCGTAGTGCCAGTTGCCGGACTCGATGGCGCCGATCAGGCGGGAGAAGAAGTCGATCGCGGAGACGGTCCCCTCTGCGATCCGGGTCTCACGGCTGGTGGGCATCAGGCTCTCCTTGGTTTAGGGGCGGTGGCCGCCGGGCGTGTGGGTGTAGGGCAGGACGGTCGGCGGCCAGCGGGTCACCGTGTGCGGGTCCACCCCGAAGCGGGCGGCGACCTCGACTCTGGTGAGCAGCCGCGGCATGGTGGGCTGGTCAGCCATCGGCCTTCTCCACCCGGACGTCGATGTAGATGCGGACGTGGCCGGCGCGTTCGGCGCTCTGGTCGCGGGAGACCTTGAGGACCTTGAAGCCGGGTAGCGAGTCGTCGGCCATGGCGAGCAGGCTTTTGACGGCCTCGACGGCGTGGGCTGGGCCGATGACGCGGATCTGGGTGGTGTGCTGGCTCGGCCTCGGCGGGGCGGGAACCGGGCTGTGGCGGCCTCGGCTGGTCACAGGCGGGTCCTCTCGGGAATGGTGCGGGCGGCAAGGCCCGGGTGTCCGGCCCACAGGCCGACGGCGGCGATGTGCGGGCACAGGTCGCTGTGACGGCACGGGCATGACCAGCGGTCCTCGGGCGGGCGGGTGGCGTCGTAGACGATCTGGTAGCGGCCGTTGTGGCCGTGGACCGTCGCCACGACCAGGACCGGGGCGGGGGCGCCGGGCGGGGTGGCGACGGTGTGCGCGCGGACCTGGCCCGCGCGCACGTACGCCAGCGCGGCGGAGCGCAGGTCACCCATCGCCGGCCGCCGCGGGCTCGTCGACGGGCTCGGCCGGGCCGGGCGTGGGGTCGAGGGCGGGCAGGACGGAGCCGATCAGCTCCCACAGCTCGCCCGACTCCCACGCCTGCCGCACCACCTGGTGGGCGTCGTTGGCCAGGGTGACCGCGACCGTCGGGTCACCCGTCTTCACGGTGATGCCGGGGATCGGCTCGCCGTCGGAGGTGACGGCGTCGCCGGTCTTCTTGGCGGCGTCCAGTACGGCTGACAGGTAGGCGGGCCGTACCCGGGTGGTGGTGATCGTCTCCCACTCCTCCGGCCGGTTGAGGGTCACCCAGTTCTCGAACGCTTTCGGATCGGTGACGGAAGCGGTCTTGGTGCCGTTCTTCAGCTGGACGTGGCCGACCGCCTGCCGGTTGATGGCGCCGCCGAGCCGGTCGCCGGGCAGCCACTCGGCGGCTACCTGCTCGCGGTCGCCGGCGTCGGCCGCCGCGAGCAGGTCTTTCAGGACGCGGACGACGGCCAGGCGCAGCGCCTGCTCCTTCGGGCTCACGCGGCCTCACCGGCCCCGAGCTCGGCGCCGAGCGCCTTGATCCGGCGGGCGATGAAGTCGGCCTCGGCCTGGTTGATCTGCCCGGCCTTCAGCGCGGCGCCGGTCGCCTTCCAGCAGGTGGTCAGCTCATCGACGGTTGAGGCGTCTTCGGCCAGGCTGAGGATCTCGCGGGCGACCTCTGACAATTCGTCCATGTCGGGGGCTTCGGTGCCCGCCTGGGTTGGCGTGATCTGGCGTGCCTGGGACTTGCCCACGCCGCAGCGCAGCGCCTCGAAGATCAGCGCCTCCAGGGTGAAGTCGTTCATGGGCTGCGGCTTGTCGATGCCGGGCCGGATACCGGCGTGCACTGAGCGGGCGCCGATGACCATGGGCGCGTGCTCGCGGGACAGCCGCAGCCACAGAGAGGCGTCGAAGGCCAGGGTCTTGTGTCCCTCGACCTTGTACTCCTTCGACCCCTCGACCGGGCGGCCGGCGGCGTCCATGGCCGCCACCTCTTTGCCGCGGGCGGTCATGACGACGATGCCGCTGAACGTCATCAGCATCGTCATCAGCCGCCGGTGGCGGGCGGTGGCGTCGTTCCACAGGTTGAACGTGACCTGGACCTCGGCGTGCGGGTCGGCCTGGAGCCGCTTCTGGTTGCTGGTGGAGTTCTTGGCGCGGTTGGCGGCCCAGTTCTTCAGCAGTTCCCACTCGGCGGTCATGCTGTCGATGACTAGGACGACGGGCGGCTCGCCGGCCGTCTGGGCGCGGGCGGCTTCGTCGCGGACGTCGGAGACCTGGGACATGATCGACGCCCAGGTGCCGTCGTGCTCCAGCACCTCGTAGCGCGCCCCGGGGATGGCGCCGTACTCGTCGCCGGCGCCTTCGTCGAGGTCGAGCCAGTAGGTCTGGCCGACCTTGTCGCTGGCGCTGAGCTGGGCGGCGGCCCAGCTCTTGCCGCACTTTTCGGGGCCTTCGATGAGGATGAGGGGCCAGGGGGCGCGGCCGGTGGGCTTGCGTGATCGGATGGCCATCAGGCGCCTCCGCCGTCGTAGTCGCGCTGCTCGGCGCGGTAGTCGTCTTCGGTGGTGGGGTCGAGCGCGGGTCCGCCGCGGACCGGCACGCTGCGTTCGGCCTGGTCGGCGGCCTCTCGCATGGCGGCCGCGATCTCCTCGCGCGGCGTGGTCTTGTCCCAGGCGGCCAGGTCGGCGGCGTGGTCGCGGTCGGCGGCGTAGCACAGCTGGCGGGCGAGCGCGGCCCGGGCGTCCTGGGCGAGCGGCCGGGCGGCGTGGTGGGTGCTGGTGAGTACGGCGGCGGCCATCGTGATCGCGTCGAGGGCCTCCACACGCGGGTACTGCTCGACCGCATTGGCGGCGTCGCGCAGCACCTGGGCGGGGGTGGGGCCGGCGAGGGGGTGGGGCTGGTCGTGCATCATCGGGCCTCACCCGCCCGAATTAGGGCGGCCGGGATGACCCACTCGGTGATCTCGTGGAGGCTGCCGTCCGACGCCTTGTGGACGCCGGAAACCCTGCGCTCACAAAGCTCGTCAGCGGGCCCGGCCAGACAGATGCGCAGACCGGCGAGGCTGCCGCGGACCTCCAGCCAGGTCGTGTTGCTTTCCTCGATCTTCACGATCGGGTCATCCAGGACGGCCGTGAGAGCGGCCATCTTCGCCAGATCACCCTCGTGGAAAAAGATCTTCACGTGCCGGCCGAGACCGTCCCACGGCAGGGGGAGCTCGTGGGTGACGTAGGCGTCGGCGAGCTTGCGCAGGCCGGTGGCGAGCGCGATGCGGGCCAGGAGGTCAGCCATGGGGCACCGCCTCGCCGCTCTGGGCGGTCTCGATGGCGTCGGCGCAGGCGCGCATGTGGGCGGCGACCTCCTGGCGGCCGACGAGCACGGTGTAGGTGGTCAGCCACCTGTGCGGCTGCCGGGTCGCGCGCAGCCACGCCTCCAGGTGGTTGAGGGTCTCCAGGCGCAGCCAGTACTCGGCGGGCCTGCCGTGTCGCCGGGTGGTGATGATGCGGCTCTCGTGGCTGATGTCGAGGAGGCCGACGCGGTCGTAGGTGAGCTGGTCGAAGCGGTCGGCGGTGGCGCGAAGGACGGCGGCCACCTCGGTGCGGGTGTAGAGGGCGGGGGTGGATGAGGTCGTCATGCCGTCACCGCCTCGTCCTGCCCGGCGGGCTGCGGCGGCGTGGTGAGCTCGGCCACCTGGTCCTCGGGGACTGCGTCGATCCCGTCCCAGATCTCGACGTGGCGGCCGAGGAAGGTGCCGGCCACCGACAGGTGCGCGTGGTCCGGGGCGACCGTGTAGACGCGGTAGCTCCACTGGGGTTCTTCGAGAATGGCGGCCCACTGGGCGAGCCGGACTCGGGTCGCGTCCGGCGACCCGGCGGGCAGCTGCCCGTGGATCGTCCCGTCGCCTCGGATGTCCCACGTCAAGCAGTCGGGTGCGGGCAGGGTGAGCAGGTGGGCGAGGGCTGCGACGGCGAGCTGCTGCCGGTGTCGCTGGTCCGTGGCCGCGTCGGTGGTCGTCATCGGGTCTCACCCGCCGGGACCTGCGTTGCGGCCGAGAGGTTCTCGGCGTCCTGGCGGATGCGTTCGGCCCGCTCCAGCAGGTCGCGGCTCTCCTGGTAGCTGGCGTCCACGCGCTCGTCGCCCAAGCCGTGACGGGCCAGCTCGACTGCTTCCTGCGGGGGCACATCGTGCCGGGCGGTGAGCATGGCGGCGACGAGCATGCTGCGCTGGTGGTGGCCGCCCTTGTCGGTGCCGTGCTTGTCCGTGTAGGTGGCGAGGGTGGCCAGGATGCGGTCGATCGCGCCCGCGAGGGCGTCGCCCCGCTCGGCGCGGATGGCGATGGCGGCGTCGTTGAGCGCGGCCCTCGCGTGTTCGGCCTGCTGTAGGGCGGAGTCGCGCAGCAGCGCGGCGTGGTGGCGGTAGTCGGTGTCGCTGGCGTCGTGCAGCCTGGTCAGCTCGTCCCTGACTCCCTCGTCGCTGGCCAGGGCCTTGCGGAGGTCGTTGGCCAGCTGGTTGCCGGGGGTGCCGCCGATGACGTCGGCCAGCTCGCGGACCACCGATGCCACCATGCGGTGGCCGGCGATGATGGGCGCCGGGACGTAGCCGCCCTGCTTGCGCAGCTCGCTGCGGTACAGGTCGAGCTTGCGGCCGAGGTTGCGCAGCTGCGCGAGCCTCTGTTCGGGTGTGGATGGAAGGATGGTCGGCATGGCCGCACCTTTCGGGATGGGAGGTTGCGGTCGCGGGTCCCGGCTGCTGGCGTTGCTGGGGCCCGCACTTCGTTAGGAGGGGTCGCCTGCGGTGGCCTGGGCCGCCTTGCGCTTGGCGGCCTTTGCACGGCGGCTGGCGAGTGCGAGCCGTTTGAAGTGCGCCTTCTGCGCGTTCTCGGCGAGCTTGATCGCTTCGGCGTGCGGCAGCTGGCCGTCGGGGTTGACCTTCTTGAGCCAGTACTCGATCGAAGCGGGGCTCTTGGCGCGCATGGCGGCCGTGGCCGCGGTCCGGTCGCGCTCGCGGGCCCAGCGCTCGTTGGCGGCGATGCTCGCGAGGTTCGAGCGCTCCGACTGGGCGGTCAACTTTCCGCCTTGATCATCAGCTCGCCGACCTCGCACTTGAAAATGTCGGCCAGTCGGTGGAGGACCTCGACGCCAGGGCTGGAACGCCCGAGTTCGATAGCGGACACGTGCGGCTGGGTGATGTTGGCGAGCTCGGCGAGCTGAACCTGAGTGAGCTTGGCCTTCACGCGCTTCTCGCGGACGGCCAGGCCGTTGGCGTAGCGGGGGCGACCAGGGCTCCGCAGCTTGGGAGGACGGGGAATCGTCGTCATGAGAAGAACACTACAGACTTATACAGACTTCTACAACAGACCTCGCCTGCATTTTTCAGTAGTGATCTGTAGTGATGAATGAATGGCGGTGTAGGGGGTTGTCTGGCGAGCTGCATCAGTGCACTATGCTGCGGATATAGGTCTGTATAAGTCTGATGAGGGGACGGGCATGGCCCGCGAGCACACGCCGTCCACCAAGGAAGGCGCTCTGCTGCGAGTAGCACGTCAGCGCCTGCGGCCCAAACTCTCCATGGGTGACGCGGCCGAGCAAGCAGGCATCACTGCCGACTATTGGGGCCACATCGAGCGCGGGTACCAGTCGATGGGCAAGGACCAGCCTCCACGAGAGGTGATCGCGCCAGCCTCGACTCTGGCTCACATGGCGAGAGCTGCGAAGCTCACGCCCGAGGAACTTGCCGAAGCCGGAAGAACGGACGCCGCCGATTTCCTGAGAGATCTTCTACGCCAAGACTCGGCCGAAGTTGCCCTACCTCTGGTGCCGAACGAGGCGCGCCAGGCGGTCGCCGACCTCAAAGAATTGGCGCGCGTTGAAAGTCGCTCGCTGGCTCAGCTGCTCCTTGAGGCCGGCCTGGCGGACGAGGGCGATCTGGTCATTCCCGACGCGTTGCCGAAGGACAGGCACATCGCGGCGATCGAGGCTGAGGACATCCCCGACGAGGTCAAGCAGCGTCTGATCAAGAAGTATCTGGAGCGCCGGGCCGAGATCTTCGAGGCCGAACGCCTCCGCGCCGAGCGGCGACGCCGGGATCGGGAAAGGCGCCAGCCGGGCGAGTGAACACCCGGCCGGCACCGTGTCGTCAGTTGCGCCCGTTGTGCATCTGGAACGGTCCAGTGTCCGACCGCACATCAATCGGGCTGTCGGAGACGTGCACGCCCGGGCTGTCGTAGAACCCGCGCGCCTCGGCCTGGGCCGACGCGACGCCATGCAGGCCCACGTCGAGCACTCGATCGAGGGTGAGCGAGTACTTCTTGATCGTCGTGGCCTGCTCCCGGGTGACGGCCTCGACGCGATCGGCGTGGCACTGCAGGGCGATCACGATGACGATCGTGGCTGCCCCCGCCAGGAGGACCAGAAAGGTCCGGTGTGTGAGAACGCCTACGTACAGCTCGACGATGAGGGCCCCAATCGTGACGGCTGCGGCGCAGTTGAGGATGCGCCGAGGGTGGTGCTTCTGGGTCACTGCTCCTGCCTTCCGGCCGGGACCCCCGAGATTCCCGATCACCGATCTCGATTCCCACAGCGAGACGCGATTGGATGAGACTACGCCTCGCCGCGCCCTCTGTGAACGGACCGTTCCTTACAGTTACCTGTCAATCCTCACGATCCCGGACGATGGCATCGCCGAGCGTGACAACGGTCGCGCCGAATTGTGGAATTCGCGCCGAATTGCGTAGTTAAAACTTAAAGAGAAAGGCTACGGCGGTATTGCCTTCAGGTAAGGGCTAAATCCGGTCACCAGGTGACAGGCGAGCATGCGCCTGCCACGCCCGCCGGTCCGCCGCCGCCCTGCCGTACCGGCCCACCATCTGGATGCTGGACCATCCCGCGATCCGCATCAAGTCCTGCGCGTTACCGCCCGCGGACAGCCAGTCGTCGGCGAAGCGGTGCCGGAAGCGGTGGGCGTGGAGGTTGTTCACCCCGGCCCGGGTGCCGCGGCGCTTGAGCATCTGCTGGATGCCGGAGTTCTGCAGGCGTCCGCGCTTGCCGAGCCACAGCCACTCGCTGTCGGCGTCCGGGTGAAGGGCACGGATGCGCAGGTAACGGTCAAGGTCGCGAGCCGCCTTTTTACCGAGCGGCACATAGATCACGTCGCCGCCCTTCTTCCGGATGCGCAAGAGCTTCTTGCCGAGGTTGACGTCGGACTCCTCGGGGTCGGAGCTGTAGCGCAGGCCGCCGAGGGAGTCCAGGCGTGCGCCGGTGTCCATGAAGATCCTAAGAATGGCCGTGTCGCGGCGCTCCTCGAACGAGGTGCCGGAACACTCATTGAGGACGTCGCGTAGTTCGTCGTCGGTGAGGACCGGCTCGGCCTCGTCGGGCACGGTGGGGCGGGCGACGGTCGTCATGGGATGCGGGCCGGCCAGCTCGCCGTCGGCGATCAGCCAGTTGAAGAACGCCTTCAGATTGCGATGGTGTTTGTCGGCATTGCCGGCGCTGCTCCGCCGAACGCCGCACGGGCAGGGCGCGCCTTCGCCGCCGGCCTCGTCGCCGGCCCGGCAGCCGGTCAGGGTGGCGAGCTGGAAGGCGCGGATCTCCGCGGCCCCGACGCCCGCGACCGTGTCGGGCAGCTCGTGCCGGCTCAGGTAGGTCGTGAGCAGGGTGACCGTGTGGCGGTAGCTGGTGATGGTGCCGGGGGAGCGGTTGGCCGACTCCAGCGCCAGCACCCACGAGTCGAGGAGTGCGGCGAGTCTGGGGGATCTGGCGGCCTTGGCCGGGCGCCGGGCCATCACGCCGACACCCCCTGAACGTTCCACTCCGGCTGATGCTCGGCGATCGCCTGCATCTCCAGGCGCTCCATGGTGGCGGCATCGGGACACTGCACCGTCGTAATTCGGTAGATGCCGATGCCCCGCTTGAGAACGTGCTCGCCGAGGCGGCGGAAGATGTTGGCCGAGCGGCCGATGTAGAGGATTCGCTGAAGGTGATCCCAGAGGTAGTAGACGTAGAACCCATGCGGATCCTCCAGCGGGCCGTTCTGCGGGCAGCCGGAGATTGCCACCAGGTCACGCTCCGCACGCTGGCACTGCCTGATCAGGCGCGCCTTCTCGTCGGCCCAGCGTTCACGTTCCGCCTCGTGTGCCGCCTGCTGCTCGGCGAGCCGGGAGTGAAGCGCGCGCAGCTGCTCTCGTGCGTCGGCCTCGAATGCGTCGGCCGCCGGCATGAGGGATTCGATGACGGCCTCGGGGTTGTCCAACTCCCCACGGGACGCGGCCTCGAGCACGGCGATCTTAAGGGTGGTACGGGCATAAAGCGGGGTAGAGTTTCGGCGTCGGTCCATGAGAGGGCGTCTCCAAGATCATTTTCGGAGTCGGAATCCGATGCTGTTGGCGCAGTGTGCGGATGCGTTACTCTCTCATGGGACCGGCGACATTGCTGGTCAACGTTGCATTTCTGGCGCCCTTAGCTCAGCTGGATAGAGCATCGGACTTCTAATCCGACGGTCGCAGGTTCGAATCCTGCAGGGCGCGCTTGTACTGACCAGGCACTTCCTTGATCGCGCAGAATGCCAAGATCGCGTATGTAGCAACGTGTGTAGCAACGCGTGCGTTTGATCTTGGACGAGGCGATTCATGAGGCCGCCTTCCTGCGCTTCGCGCGCTGTTGCGTGAGATCCACCAGCACGCTGTCCATGGTCTTGGCGGCCTTCCGCTTCACCTCGTCGAAGATGTGCACGTAAAGATCGCTGGTGGTCGACTGGCGGGCATGACGCAGCACACTCTGGATCGTCTTGATGTCGTTGCCCTTCGCGAACAAGAAGCTGGCACAGGCGTGCCGGAGGTCATGCACCCTCAGCCCGTCCTCGTCATCCCCCTGACGCAGGTCTGCGCGCTTGCACAGCGCGTACCAGGCCCGGTTGACGTTGCGAGGCTCCAGGGGGGTGCCGAGGCTGGTACAGAAGACGAGGTCGGGATCAATCCATACGTCGGCTCCCTCGCGGTCGGCCTCCTGCGTCTCATGCAGGTCCTTCAACGCTTGGAGAGCAGTCGAGGGGATGGCCACGGTCGCCTTGCTTGCGACGGTCTTCAGCCGCTTCTCGACCAGTTGGCCGCTCCGTCTGCCCGTTGCTTCGTTCTTCTCGCCGCGCAGCCGCTGAACTGACTTCTCCAGGCGTACGGAGCCCGCGTCGAGGTCGATGTGCGACCACCGCATTCCGAGTCCCTCGCCGCGGCGCAGGCCCAAGGCCAGAAGCACTAGCCAGTACACCCACAGCCGGTCATGCGCGGCCTCGACCAGGAAGCGTGCAGCCTCCTCCTTGGTGAGGGGCTTGAACTCCTTCTTGTCCACCGAGGGCGCGTCCACCAGAGTGAGCACGTTCTTCCCGATGATCTCGTCATCCACCGCGTCGGCGAGCGCCTTGCGCAGCACGGCGTGACAGTAGGCGATAGTCCGGGCCGACAGCTTCTCGGGCTCGGGGAGCTTCTTCTCGCCCGGCCGGAGCTTGCGGCGCCGGTTGCCGCTGGGCTTGTCGGCCAACTCCAGTAACCAGGTCCGGATGTGTCTCGTGGAAAGATCGACCAGCTTGACCTTGCCCAGGTGCGGGACGATGTGCAGGTCGACCTTCTCGCGGTAGCTGTCGAGTGTGCTCGGTGCCAGTCGGCCGGCGGCGACGCGCTGTGGGAGGGTCACGCCCACCCAGGTCTTCAGCAGGTAGTGGGCGAGGGTGTCCGTACGCCCCGCAGTGACCGGCTGGCCCGCAGCGATCTCCTTCTCGGCCGTCTTCTTCTTGCTGACTGCTTCCGCGCGGGTCTTGCCGTAGATGGGTTTCCTTCGGCCGTTCGGTAGGTAGACGGTCGCTACCCATAGACCGTCAGAGGCGCGCTGGTAGGGGCGGCCTTCGCGGTTTCCTCGGGTCCGTGGCTTCCTCTCGGCCATGGCTACTCCGGTATGTCGTCGGGGGAGTCCTGGCGGACTGTGCGGCGGCGTCGCTTTCGCGGCGTCGCTTCGATTGCGACAAGGGTCTCGATCAGTTCCATGAGGTGAGTGGCTGCCTGCGATCGGACCCCCTGCGTGATCAGGTCCAACAGCGAGTCACCTGCCTCTTGCCGAGACGTGCTGTCACCGGCCGCGATCCAGTCGATGAGATATGACAACTTCTGGCGCTCGTCAGCGAGACGTTTGTCCCAGTAGACGGTCAACGCCTTCTTCTGCAGGTCAGTCAGCGGCGCATCACGAATCCGTCGCACACTTTCCGTCATTGGCAGCCCAGCAGGCTCTACACCCCCCAAGAGGTCCGCCGGCACGTGGCCTGCCAGGACAAGCAGGGGAGCCACCGGCATCTGGAAGAGGCGGGCCATCTCGATCAGGTGCTTGATCTGCGGCTGGTTGCCCTTGCGCCACCGCGTGACAGTGGATTGCTGCACTTCAAGGGCGGCAGCGAGCTGGGCGTCCGTGCGGTAGCCGAGGCCCCTCGCGGTCGTGCTGAGCCAGTCGGCGAACTCGGTCAAGAGCATCTCCAGAGTGGGGTTAGGAGCGTCCAGAACGCGCCAAGGGTGCGCACATCGCGGACAGCTCATGCATGAGAAGGTAGCTTTCATCATGCATGGCCGCAAGTCTTCTACAGACCTATACAGACTCTAGGGACTCCCATGGATCTCCTGGACTGCCTGGGGTGTGCGAAGAAGTGCACATCGGAGATCACTGCTTAGGAATGGCGGGCTGTCATGAAACCCCAGGCCGACACGATTCCTTCTGTTCCCTACTGTTCCCTACCAGTTCAGAGGAGCCTTCGCACCGTCCGGGTGCCTAAAACTGCCCAGGACTGCCTTGCTACCAGGCGATCTCTGACTATCTCTGATCTTCATGCATCTTCAGTCATCTGCTTGCGTTGTCCTGCGTTACATTGCTTCGCTCTCGATCAGCCTCGTCTCCTGCAACGAGTGGCAACGAGTAGCAACGAGTAGCAACGTGCCCAGAAGGATTCGAACACGCCGTTCTGTGTCGCGCTATGCGGATGCGCATAAGTCCTTGGGCTCCCGTCCTGCGCCTTGCGCAAGCTGCAAGGGTCGAGGCGAGTTGTGAACCACCATCGGACCCGTTAGCTTATGTAGTGGACCAAGGAGGGGTCTGGGGGAATCCCGGAGACTCTTGGTGTCCGCAAAGCACAAAGCCCCCCAGCGGGGTGCAGGTAACAGGAGGTGCAACTCCTGCTACCGCACGATCCCACTGAGGGGGCCGACAACTTAACCCAGCATGACCCCGCTTGAACTTCCAGGAACAAGGAGAACCACCATGGGCCAAGTCGGCCTTGATTCTACGTGTGCACAGACGCACGTCGGAACCCCCTTGTCGGATGCTGCCCCGAAGCGCCCTCTGCGCAAGTCGTCCACGAACCACCCGATCGAGATCGACCTCAGCGCGTACGCGCACCTCCCGCGGCTCATGACTCCTCGCCGTGTTGAGCAGGAGTCGTCCCTGTCCAAGGGCACGATCCGCAGGGCAATTCAGTCCGGGCGTCTCAAGAGCGTCAAGCCCACGCCGCGCTCCCGCCGTATTCCGGTGGAGTGCTTCGCTGCGTGGATCGAGTGGATGAAGGCTGAGGCGTCGCACGACGACGCCCTCGCTGTTGGCTAGCCACGGTCCCCTTCTTCCCCCGACGTACAACCAGAACTAAGAACCCGGGGGACCGTGGTGACGCCAATTTCCGGCGCCGCCAACGGCGCTACGACCATTTCCTACTACCAGCTCGCGGCGACACCCGCGACGATCAGCATCACGCCGGAAACCTCGGCGTATGAGGCGCTGCTCGCCTACGCAGCGTGTGGCTGGAAGCCGTTCCTCCTCAGTTCCGGCAAGGTTCCGACCAAGAACTGCGACTACTGCGACAAGCACCACCTCACCAACGACCAGCGCGAGGCGTGCACACACGTCACGTGCCATGGCTTCTACGCAGCCACCAGCGACCCCGAGAGGCTGCGGGAGATGGCCGGGCTGATCCCGCGTGGGCTTGTCGCCATCCGGACAGGGGCACCGTCCGGGCTCGTCGTCCTCGACATCGACAGCATGGCCGGGCACGGCGTCGACGGTTACGCCGCTGCCGAGCGCGGACGGAAAGCGGGCTACCTCCCGGACACCGTCGTGCAGCGCACCCCGTCTGGCGGCATGCACCTCCTGTACGCCCACCCCGGCGGACGGATCAAGGGTGGCTCCAACCGGCTGGGCCGCGGACTCGATGTCAAGGCGGACGGGGGCTACTTCGTCACCGCGCCGTCCGTCAGCAGCAAGACCGGCCAGGCGTACAGGTGGGACCGGGACACGATCCGCCTCCCCCTGACGCCGCTTCACCATCGGCTCGCGGACTACCTGCGCGAGAAGCCTCTTCCAGAGAAGGCCCGCCGGGCTCCTGACCTTCCTCAGCTTCGCGACCGGTATGTCTCGGCCGCCGTAGCTGGTGAGGTCCAGGCGATCATGGATGCCCCCAAGGGCGGCAAGGGTCGGCCGGGCAGATGCGACCAGCTCAACAAGAGCGCGTTCATCCTCGGGACCCTCGTGGGCGCGGGCGCCCTCGACCAGGCCGCCGCCGAGCGCGCCCTCACTGACGCCGCGTACGGCGTCGGCCTCGACGTTGATCCCAACTGCGGGCCTTCCCAGATCACGAGAACCATCAGGTCCGGCCTGACCGCCGGCATGCGCCACCCGCGCCGCCTGCAGGGGGTCCGCTAGTGCGAAGCAACACGGTCCAGGAACAGCACAGGGGGCAACTCCGGATCGCAGAACGGTTCACCAGCCAGCACGCTGACGCCCTCCGCTACGTCCACGGGCTTGGCTGGTACCGCTGGGATAACACCCGGTGGGCCGAGGACAAGGACGGCGGGGCGCACCGCTGCGCCATCAAGACCGTGAAGGATGCCCGCAACCAGGCCGCGCGGCTCAACAAGGACGCCAAGAAGGCGCTCCTAGAGGATGCAGGGAGATGCGAGTCCGCTTCCGGGCTGGAGGGCGTCCTCCGCATCGCTGCGAACATCAAGCCCCTCGCGATCGCATCGGACCAGCTCGACGCCAACGCCTTCCTGTTCAACACACCCTTCGGCACGCTCGACCTGCGAACCGGGTCCAGTGGGCCAAACGACCGGAATGATCTGATCACCAAGGTCGCGGGCGGGAATCTCCACTCAGACGAGAACGCCGAGTGGGACTCCTTTCTCCTGAAGATCCTGCCGGACGAAGACGTTCGCGCCTTCGTTCAGAGGCTTGTCGGCTACTCCATGCTGGGCAAGGTCACCGAGCACGTCATGCCCATCTGGACGGGGACAGGTGCCAACGGCAAGGGCACCCTCAGGGATGCCCTGATGGCCGCCTTCGGCGACTACGCCATTGAAGTGGACCCGGCCATCTTGATGGAGTCCAAGCACGAACGGCATGGCGCGTTCAAGATGCGCCTTCGGGGTGCCCGCCTCGTCTTCTGCTCAGAGACGGAGAAGGGACGCCGGTTCGCTGAAGCGACCATGAAGCGGCTCGTCGGTGGCGACCCCATCGAGGCCAACCTCATGCACAAGAACCCGATCACGTTCGATCCGTCCCACACCCTGATCATGCTGACGAACTTCCTCCCGATCGTCAGCGGCGACGACCCGGCCGTGTGGCGGCGAATCCTGGTGGTCCCCTTCGACGTCGTCATCCCCGAGGACGAGCGAGACAGCGACCTGCCCGACAGGCTCAAAGCCGCTGCTCCCGCTGTACTCGCGTGGGCCTATCAAGGGTGGCGGGACTACCAGGACAAGGGCCTCGATCCACCCGAAGCAGTACGAGTCCGCACCCAGAAGTACCAAGCCACCAGCGACGTCATGGCGCGGTTCCTATCCGAACGTACGCACTCCACGAACGCGGGCCGCGAGAAGGCCCGTGAACTCTACGCCGCTTGGTCGAGCTGGTGTCTCGCCAGCGGCGAAGTCCCCAGCAGCGAGGTCATGTTCGCCGAGTCCATGGCCAAGCGCGGTTTCGAGAAGGTCCGGACCAGCGGCGGGTTCATCTACCGCGGGCTCGTTCTCACTGTCGAGCGTCAAGGCGACGACGAGGAAGAGGGCCGCTGACCTGCAGGAGTGTAGGGCTGTGAAGGGTTTCCCGGAATCTCTCATGCGTGTGCGCGCGTAGCGAGTTACGGAAAACCATGCACATCCCTACACACCCGGTCTGACCTGCGCCGACACATGGCTAGCCATACACCGGCCATCCGACACGGAAAGTAGGGAATCCGATGTCAGCCAACTTCCAACCTCCGCTCCACCTCGAAGACCCCTCAGCCGTCGCCGTCCCCGCCTCCACCCGGAACGGCCCCGTGATCGTGTGGCTGTGCCCCGAGGGCGCCGAACGTCTCGGCAAGCGGCGGCTCCACCTCGGGAGCCACGGCTACGCCGCACTGAGAGTGGAGCAGCAGGACACGCCCCTCCACCGCTGGCTGATGAACGCCCGCCGCGGTGACGGACGCCTCGTCGACCACGTCAACGGCGACCCGCTCGACAACCGGCTCAGCAACCTCCGCTGGGCCACCCACCAGTCCAACGCCGGGAACCGCCGAGCCCTCTCCTCCACCGGTATGCGCGGTGTCGTCCGCGCCGGCAACAAGTGGGTGGCCCAGGCCAAGCTCAACGGCCGCTCGCTCTACCTCGGCACCTTCGCCGACAAGGAGAAGGCCGCTGAGGTCGCCCACGAGTGGCGCATCGCCAATCTGCCCGGCTACTCGGGCACTCCCCGTACCCGCTTCACTAACGCCGCGACCGCGGCTTAACGAAAGGCAAGACCGCCATGCAAACCGCAGTGATCATCCTCATCTACGTGGTGATGGCCGCCGCCATCTTGATCGGAGTCCTGATCTCCGACCGGAGGGGACTCAAGGAGTCCCTTAAGCAGGCGCGCGCCGACCGGAACGAGGCGTGGGAGCGCAACCGGAAGCTCCACGAGGAGCGGCTGGCCGACCTGCAGCGCAACACCGTTCGAGTCAACGAAATGACCGAACGCCTCCGCAACCTGAACAGCTCCTACACCGGCCCCAAGGAGGACTGACCTTGTCCGCAAACCAAATCCCGGCGCCCGGAGTGAAGCCGGAGGACCCCTTTCCCGGCCGACCGCGCCCCCACTGCTGCCCACGCTGCAGCTACATGGGCGGCGAGGGCCATACCCTCCGCGAACTGCAGAAGCTCCGGGTGAACGAGAGGGATTACAAGGAGGAGACCCCTGTCGTTCTCACGGTCCGGCACTGCTCGTACTGGTCGGCCTCCACGCAGTCGTACTGCGGTACCACCCACAAGGTGCGCCTCCACCAGGGCATCGGTCCGCGCTGCCCCAGCCACGACCCCGCCCTGACGACGGCCATCTACCGGGCCGTCACCGAGCAGGCCACGAAGTAGGAGGCCGTGCCCGATTACGGCGGGCACGGCCCCGATCACCCTCTCACGAGACAGGAAGATCACCATGAACCAGCTCGGCCCGTTCACCATCCACCCGGCGCTCGCAGCCTTCCCTCTTATGGAAGGAGCAGACTTCGAGGCGCTCGTCGCCGACATCAAGCGGCAAGGTCTGCGCCAGCCCATCACGCTCAACTACGACGGGACCGTCCTCATCGACGGCCGCAACCGCTTCCTGGCCTGCGAAGCCGCGACCTGTGACCCAGTGTTCGAGAGGCTGCCTGCCCGCTACACCGACGACATGTTCAAGGACTTCATCACCTCGGCGAATCTCAGGCGCCGCCAGCACGAGCACGCCCACGAGATGGCGCTGACAGAAGGTGTCCTCACCATCCACCTCTCTGGGCTCACTGCCGTCCACATCGACACACACCACGGCCTGATCGCCGTGGACAACACCAGCGGCACCGCCACCGCGGCCACCGAGTGGACGGTTCACGACCTACGGAACGGCATCTACGGAGACTTCCACCTGCTGCGCCCGTCCTACGCCTGCACGGATCTCGACTGCGCGCCGGAGCACGTTCCCACCAGCTAACAACTACGGCCGGGCCCGCTCACATCGGGCCCGGCCAGTCAGGAGCATCGTATGACCAACAACCAGCTCGCCGCTCTGGCCGAGCACTACGCCAAGACCCTCATGACCACCTGGTCAGCGGAAAGCCGCGTCGACTACGCCTTCGGGTTCGAGGACACCTCTCCCGAGATGACCGCCGCCGACATCCTCGAAGAACACACCGCCCTCATGGACGAAGCGCTCAACCTCCGCGACCAGACGATCGCCATGGCCGGGTGCGTAGACGTCATCCGCGACGACGGCGCCCATGTCATGATCCCTACGAGCAAGCTCAGCGCGAGTGATATCGACACCGCGATGGTGTGTCTCGCCGCCCAGTTCCGCGCCCTCCGAGCTGAAGCCCACAAGGTCATCCATACGTTCGCCGGGCTCAACCGGATCAAGGAGCACGCCGTAAAGGAGGCCGCGCAATGACCATCACACCCATCAGGACCACAATCCTCAACGTGGGCAAGGAAGCCCACGACTACATCACCGAGTTCAACGTCGGCCTCCAAACCGCCCTCGGCTGGGTGAAGACCCATCCCACACAGCAGGAGGCACAGCGACTCGCCGACATCCACATGGAGATCCGGGCCGGAGAAGACGGCGACTGGTCCACGTACTGGCTCGACGCCAGCCTCTATCCGACGTTCCTCGCCTACCTCGAACAGGCCGGGCAAGGCGTCGAAGTCCTCCATGGGCCCACCTACACCGCCCAGCGCAAAGCCGAACTCGGCAACGCCTGGAAAAGCGACATCCCGTGGGAACGCACTTGGTATTTCCACTCCGAATCCGCGTTCTGGCAAGGCGTCATGCAGGGCGTCTACATCGCCGTCAACCTTTGAGGCAGCCATGGAGCCCACACCCATTCGGCGCATCCACCGCGGACCCTTCGTCGACTTCAGCGTCATCGACCGCTCGTACACCAGCGAGTTCCACGCCGGGTACGGCGCTGCCCTCACCTGGTTCGTGGTCGGCGCACCCGTTGTCGAAGCCGAAGAGCTGGCCGACATCGCCCGTAGCAACCTGAAAGGCGGACCCAACTATGAGGTGGGCGCCGCCGTCTATCTCGACGCCGCCAAGTTCCCCGGCTTCCTCATGACGATGAACAGCCGCGACGGAGCACACGAGCGCAAGTTCGGCCCCCGCTACGCGGTCAAGGACGGCAAGACCCTCAGCGGCGCCTTCCACCAGGACTACGGCGGCGACATCTCCGAATGGTGGTTCCCCGACCGTGCATTCCTCATGAACCCGACCATGCCCTTCGACGAAGGCATGCTGACCGCCGTCGCCCAGGTCATGGGCCGATAGCCTTCCGCAGCCCTGCACGGCTCCCAAGTCGTGCAGGGCTGGCTTCGACTTCAGGGGGACCGATGACCGTAACCTGTCAGCTCTGCGGCGCCGAGGTCGCCGACCTGGCCAACGTCTGCACGCGCTGCACCCACGCGCTACGCCGAGATCTCGAAGACGTCCCCGGCCTCGACCACGAACTCGACATCGCCCTCTCGAAGCAAACGAGCCTCGGCGGAGGCGGACCCACCCGAATCGAGATGCCCGCCAACTTCGACGCCGAGGCACGAGGCCGCGCGCTCAAGGCGCTCCTCGCCTCCTGGTGCACGCTCATCGCCGACCAGCGCGGCCTCCCCCAACCGCTCGACGGCCTCGCACCCCTCAGTCGATGGCTACTCGAACACCTTGAGTGGCTCCGCCACCACCCCGCCGGCCCCGACGCCGTCACCGAGATCCGCGACGCCGTACGCGCCGTACGCCACGTCATCGACCGGCCCGTCCCCAGGATCTACGCCGGACAGTGCACCGTCTGCGGGACCGCGCTGTACGCCAAGCAGGGAGCCGAGTTCGCCTACTGCCAGACCTGCGTAGACGCCGAAGGAGAACACCTTCACCACGACGTAGAAGCCAGCAAGCAGGCCATGCTCGCCACCCTCCAGGTGTCGATGATGGCCCCACCCGAGGCAGCGTTCACCTTGTCCATCCTCATCCGACCGATCAAGCCCGACCTCATCCGCACGTGGGCCGCACGCGGCAAACTCACCCCCGCAGGCGTAGACGACAAGGGCCGCAACCTCTACCGGCTGACCGACATCGCCACCCTCATGCGCCATAAAGTTGCGCACGCAACCACCAGGTGACATGCTGTGAATCGATAGCGTGGTCACGGTTGTCCAGAAGCCCCAGCTCCCCGTGAGCTGGGGCTTCTCCCGTACCCAGACCAGAAGCCGCGCACGCCGGAGGGGGACCCGGCTGCGCCAGCCGTGCAGGCCCGAGGGTGCCCCGCACGGCACGAGGTGAGGCCCCACGTACCCCCGAGCGTGCGGGCCTCACCTCCCCAACACCAGAGAGCAGGTGACGCAATGACGGACGCTCTCACCGAGATAGCCTCAGCAGTCGGCACACCACACGGCATGACCGCCTCCCAAGTCCTCACCTACCTCGCCACCGGAGAACGCCGACACGGCGACGCCAGACCAGGCGAATGCGGAACCGTGGACCCACGCAACGAACAGCAGTGGTGCCGTGAACCTGCCAACCACCACGGTGACCACAGCCCCGTCGCCTCACCAGCCACCGAGTGCGGTGTCCTGCTCAACCCACCCGACCCGTACCGCTGGTGCCCTCAACCCCCAGGCCACAACGGTGACCACGAGTAGACAGCGCAACGTCAGGCACCGCAGCGGACGCCCCTACCGCAGAGCACGCAAGCAGATGTTCCTCATCTACGGCACGGACTGCTGGATCTGCGGACACCACGGAGCAGGCGAAGCCGACCACCTCATCCCCATCAGCCTGGACCCACACCAGCCCGTAGACCCCCACGCCATGCGGCCAAGCCACGGAGCCAACGCCCCATGCCCCGTGTGTGGTCGCAAATGCAACCAGGAGAAGGGCGACAAGCTCCTGACCAGCACACCCCTGCGAACCTCGCAAGACTGGTAGCTTCCGCGTTTCCGCAGGTCAGGGACTTTTGACCAAGGGTCTGGATGACCCCGCGACTAGGCGTCCGTTTTTCTCTCCCCGCGAAACCCTAGGCGGTGATCATGAGTGAGCTTGATCTTGCCTCGGCCGTGCTGAGCGGCGACCGCCGGGCCTCGCTGGAAGCCATCCGGGACAAGCTCGCCGCCGAGCTGCGCGATGCGTCCGGCCGCGACACAGCCGCCCTCGCGAAAGAGCTGCGCTCGACCATCGCGGAGTTGGAGAGCCTGCCCGGCGGCAAGGAGGTGAGTCGCCTTGACGAGCTTGCTTCCAGACGTGCGGATCGGCGCGCAAACGCCGCGGGTGGGTAGGTGGCCTGGCTACGCCGTGAGTGCGGCTCCGGAGTTCATCGACCTGGCCGAGTCCGCGGGGCTGGTGCTCGATCCTTGGCAGCAGTTCGTGCTGACGCATGGCCTGGGCGAACGCCCTGACGGGCGGTGGGCGGCCACGAAGTGTTCGTGCTGGGTGCCCAGGCAGAACGGCAAGGGCGGCATCATCGAGGCGCTGGAACTCGGCTGGCTGTTCCTGCTCGGCGAGAAGCTGATCCTGCACAGCGCGCACGAGTACAAAACTGCCCAAGAGGCTTACCTGCGGATCAAGGGCCTGTGCGAGCAGACCCCGGACCTGGACCGGCGCGTCAACCGCTACTGGCAGGCGAATGGAGAGCAGGGCATCGAGCTGACGAAGTCGGCCGGCGGCGCACGGTTGAGGTTCGTGGCCCGCAGCCGGACGTCGGGTCGCGGCTTCTCGGGCGGCAAGAACGTGCTCGACGAGGCGCAAGAGCTGACCGCCCAACAACGGGCGGCCATGCTGCCGACCCTGTCGGCTCAGCCGAACCCGCAGGAGTGGTTCTTCGGCACCCCACCTGATGACCCGGCGGCGTGGGCGTACGGCCTGCGCGCGGATGGCGAAGCGGGCGCTGACCGTATCGCGCACTTCGACTGGGGCGCCGACCTGGATGTCACGAACGAGGCCGACCGGCGGCGAGCTGCCCGGGACCGCGACTTGTGGTACGCGTGCAACCCAAGCTTGGGCATCCGGATCACCGAGGAGTTCGTCGAGGACGAGGCCAAGCCGTCCGGTCTCGGCGACAAGTTCTCCGTCGAGCGGCTGGGCGCGTGGCTGCCACGGGCCAGCGACGGCGCGAGCGAGTTGAGTGTCGAGGCGTGGCTGAAGCTGACCGACCCGGAGTCGCGCCGGCAGGGTGATGTGGCGTTCGCCGTGGATGTCACCCCGTCGCGGGACTCGTCCTGCATCTCCGTGTATGGGCTGCGCAGTGATGGGCTCGGTCATGTGGAGGTCGCCGACCATCGGCCGGGAACGGACTGGGTGGTGGATCGGCTGGTGGCGCTGAGGGAGCGCTGGGATCCGGTCGCGATCGGCCTGGATGTGAAGGGCCCGGCCGGCTCATTGCTGGTCCCCTTGGAGAAGGCGGGCATCACCTCGCCCGAGGATGCCGAGCACCCGAGACGCGGGGATCTGGCGATCCCGAGCGTGCAGGAGGTGGGGGCGGCCTGTGGCCAGTTCGCTGATGCGGTACGGCAGGGCACGCTTCGGCACATTGGCCAGGAGGTCCTCGACTCCGCTGTGCGCGGGGTGAAGACGCGGCCTCTGGGTGAGGCGTGGGCGTGGGGGCGGCGGGTGTCGTCCACGGACATCAGCCCGGTGGTGTCGGTCACGATCGCGCGCTGGGCGTACGAGATGCGCATGCACCTGCTTGAAGAGGACTACGACGTCGCGGACTCGTTCGGCTGAGGGGAGGGTCATGGGCATCTTGTCGACGGTGCGGGGCTGGCTGTCCTCCCCGGGGGAGTCTCGCCACGCCGAGATCACCACCCCTGAGGAACTGCTCGCGATGGCGCGCGATCGGCGTACGGGCACGGGCGGCGTCCTGGTCACCAATGAAAGCGCGCTGCGGCAAAGCGCCGTGTGGGCTTGCCTGCGGGTGCGGGCCGATCTCGTGTCCGTCATGCCGGTGGACGTCTACCGGCGGGTGAACGGCGTCCAGATCGAGGTGGCCAAGCCTCCCGTCCTGGTGGACCCGGGAGGTCAACAGGTCGGAATGATGGAGTGGCTCTACTCCACTCAGTTCGACCTGGACCGGGCGGGCAACTGCTTCGGGCTGATCACCGAGCGATCGGGCGTGCTCGGCCCGGACGGACGCGGCCTTCCCGCACGCATCGACCTCGTCGCGCTGTCGGACGTCACCGTGCGCGCGACCGGCGCCGAGATCACGAAGTACGTCATCGCCGGCGCCGAGTACGAGCCGCACGAGGTATGGCACGAGCGGCAGTTCACCGTGGCCGGGATGCCGTTGGGCCTGTCTCCGGTCGCCTACGCGGCGTGGGGTATCGAGGAGTCGCTGAACGCCCAGCAGTTCGCCCGTGACTGGTTCGCCGGCGGAGCCATTCCGCTGGCCGAGCTGGTGAACAAGGCGAAGACCATCAACAAGGCCGAGGCCAAGGTCGCCAAGGAGCACTTCCGGGCGTCCGTCGCGGACGGCGACCTGTTCGTGCACGGCAACGACTGGGAGTACAGGCCGATTCAGGCGGTTGCGCAGCAGTCGGCCTTCATCGAGTCACGCGAGTTCGGGCTGACGGACATCTCCCGCTTCTTCGGCTGCCCGGCGGACCTCATCGACGCCGCCGTCTCGACAGGCTCGGTCACCTACGCCTCGATCACGCAGCGCAACTTGCAATTCTTGATCTTCCATCTGGGGCCCGCTGTTTCCCGTCGAGAGGATGCTCTGTCCCGCCGCCTGGTGCCACGTCCCAGGTACGTGAAGCTGAACCGCAGCGCCCTGCTGGCCATGGACCCCGAGGCCCGCGCCCGCACCATCATGACCAGGATCACCTCGCGCACGCTGGCGCCTTCCGAGGCCCGCGCGCTGGAGGACCTGCCGCCGTTTACGCCTGAGCAGCTCGCGGAGTTCGAGACGTTGTTCGGCAGCCCGCGCACGCAACCCGTCACCGCCTCGGCAGGAGGACCGACCTCATGAATGATCGAGCTGCTGCCGCCGCCGAGCGCGCCCAGCACGTACGGCAACGCAGCGACCGGCCGTCACAGCGGCGCAGCGGCGAGCATGCCGGCTCCCGCGCGCTCGCCCGGGTGCCCGCCGCGATCGACCTGCGCGAGCAGGGCGACGGCGGTTCACTGGAGTTCCTCGGCCGCGCCACCATCTACGAGCGCGGATATGAGATGTGGGACATGTGGGGGCCGTACACCGAGATCGTGTCCGCCGGGGCCGGCGCCGACTCGCTCGCTCGCGCCGACCTCGACGTGCCGCTCGTCCTCGGCCACGACCAGCTCCGCCGCCTGGCCCGCACCACTACGGGCACGCTTGAGCTGGTGGAGGACGATAGCGGCCTTTCTGTCCGAGCGCCGTCCCTCGACCCCGCCGACTACGACGTGGCGTACATCGTCCCCAAGCTGCGCGCCGGACTCATTGACGAGATGAGCTTCGCCTTCCGTATCGACGCCGGCCAATGGTCGCCGGACTACACCGAGTACCGGATCACCCGCTACGACATCCACCGGGGCGACGTGGCGATCGTCGGCTACGGCGCCAACCCGGCGACGGAGGCGGCGCTGCGGGAGAAGCCCGCGACGTCCAGCCGGGCTCGTGCGCTGCTGGAACTCGCGCTCGCCCGCTGATCTCCGGATACACGACAGCGTGTACCCCCCTCACTAGTGAGTACCCCCTTGAGCTTCCCGCCCTCTGGCGGGTGCATTGCCCTGCGCTCACGCGCACGAGCCCATCCGGCGCAACCGCCTCGGATGGCCGTCTGACCTGGACCGGGGCGTCTGGATTCCATCACAAGCAAGGAGTGACGAGCCATGACGCTCGACAACCTGATCGCGCAGGCGCGAGAAGCGCTCACCGCCGCGATCAACAACCGGCGCCAGGAGCAGGACGCCCTGATCGCGCTGCGGGAGGACCCGAACCTGACCGAGGAGGCCGTGACCGAGCGAGTCACCGCCCGGGACGCAGCCGACGCCGAGGTGACCCGTCGTCAGGCGGTCCTGGACGAGCTGCTCGCCGAGCAGGCCCGCGAGGAGGAGATCGCCGCCCTGTCCCAGCGCATCCAGCCCACGGGCGTGCGCGCTGGTGGGATCGAGCGGTCCGCCCGCATCAGCATGGAGGAGCGTACCTATCGGCGCGACTTGGACCCGCGCGGCCAGGGCTTCGAGCGGGATGTCGCTGCCGCATTCCTCGGCGACTACGAGGCGCAGGCCCGCCTGGCGCAGCACATGCGTGAGGAGCGGGTGGAGCGCGGCGACCAGCTCGACCGAGGCCAGCAGCAGCGCGCGGTCGGCACCGGTGCCTTCTCCGGCCTGGTCGTGCCGCAGTACCTCACGGATATGTACGCGCCGGCGGCGCAGGCGATGCGGCCGTTTGCCGACGCCTGCCGTGGCCACCAGCTCCCGCCGGACGGCATGACGGTGAACATCTCCCGGATTACCACGGGATCGTCCACGGCGCTGCAGGCCAACGAGAACGACGCCGTGTCCGAGACGAACATGGACGACACGCTGCTGACGATCAGCGTGCAGACCATCGCTGGTCAGCAGACCCTGTCTCGGCAGTCGATCGAGCGTGGCACGGGTATTGAGGCGGTTGTCCTGGATGACCTGTTCCGCCGGTACGCGACCACGCTGGACTCCACTCTGCTGAACCAGGCCACCACCGGCCTGTCGGCTGCGGCCACGGCGGTGACCTACACCGACGCGAGCCCGACCGCCGCTGAGGCATACCCGAAGATCATCCAGGGTCTTTCCGAGGTGGAAGCCGCGATGCTCGACCAGGCGTCCGGCGACAACATCGCGATCATGCACTCGCGCCGCTGGTACTGGCTGCAGGCAGCCATGGGCAGCACGTGGCCGATGATCACTCAGCCGGGCATCGTCGTCCAGACCCTCGGCGCGAACTTCGGGGAGACCTACGGCCGGGGCGTGCGCGGTGTACTCCCCAACGGGACACCCGTGATCGTCGATAACAACGTCGCGACCAACCTCGGCGCGGGCACAAATGAAGACGAGATTTACCTGGTGGACCGCCTGGAATGCCACCTGTGGGAGGACTCCAGCGCGCCCATGTTCATCCGGGCCGAGCAGCCCAAGGCCGCCAACCTCGGCGTGCTGCTCGTGGTCTACGGCTACATCGCGTACACGTTCACCCGGTACGCGCACTCCCGGAAGGTCTCCGGGACCGGCCTGGTGACCCCGACGTTCGCCTAGTCCTCGACTGCTGGGGCCTGCGGTGCGGCGGGCCCCAGCGCCCTTTCCAGGAGTGACGATGACAGATGATGCGATGATCGCCGCCCTGCTGCGGGAGCGGGAAGGCTACGTGCAGCGCGGTATGGACGAGCGGGTGGCACAAGTGGACGAGCAACTCAGGCTGCGCGGCCACGAGACCACTCCGGGAGACCAGGCCCGTACCGAGGCACCGAAGAGTCGTCGGGCGCCTCGCAAGGACACCACGTAGGCGGCCATGGCCAACGAGTACGCGACCCTGGCCGACCTCAAGGAGTACCTCGCCATCACCGACAACGCCCGCGACAACGTTCTGTTCAACGCCATCGCGGCGGCATCGAGGGCGATCGACAAGAAGACGGGCCGCCGCTTCTGGCTGGACGGCAGCGTGGTTCAGCGGACGTTCAACCCGTACGGGCGGGTCGTCCGGGACGAGCGCGGCGAGCTGCTGCTTGTGGACGACATCGGGAGCGCGTCCGGCCTGGTGATCGAGACCGGAAGCGGCGGCTCCTGGTCGGCCGTAACGGGCTACGAGACGACGCCGGACAACGCGCTGCTCGACGGCCGCCCGGTGACCGGGCTGCTGCTGGCCACCGGCACCTGGGGCACGCGAACCAGCCGGGTGCGGGTCACCGCCCGGTGGGGCTGGCCGGCCGTCCCCGACGAGATCGAGCAGGCGACTCTGCTACAGGCGAGCCGCCTGTACAAGCGCAAGGACACGCCGGAAGGCGTCGCAGGTTCGGCCGACTGGGGGTTGATGCGCGTGCCTCACCTCGACCCTGACGTGCGGGCCCTGATCGAGCCGTTCATGCTTCCCGGGTTCGCCTGATGGCCAGCTTGAGCGCCATTCGCGCGGCGCTGGCCACGCGGTTGAAGACGATCCCTGTCCTGACCGTGCACACGCAGGTGCCGGACAACATCCACCCGCCGGCCGCCGTCATCATGCCCGGCTTCGAGGGCGAACCCTGTGTCCGCTTCGACTCGACCATGGCGCGAGGTAGCGACGAGTTCCTGTTCACGGTGTCGGTGTACGTGCAGGCGAGCGACGACACCTCCTCACAGGTGGAGCTGGACGCCTACCTGGAGGGATCAGGTTCACGCTCCATCAAGCAAGTCCTGGAGACCGACGCGTCGCTCGGTGGCACAGCCGATTTCGTCCGGGTCCGCGAGGCCCGAAACTACGGCCCGACCGAGTGGGGCGGCAGCGGCGGAACCCGTTACGTCGGCGTGGACTTCGGCATCGAGATCACCGCGTAGGAGGGCGGATGGCCAAGAACTACCGGGTCCTGTGCGGCCTGGACTATCCCGGCAAGGGCGGGCTGAAGCGAGCCGAGCCGGGCGACGTGGTCAGCGATCTGCCCAGAGAAAGCGTGGGCTGGCTGATCGAGCAGGGAGCGGTGGAGGAGGTGAGAGGCGATGGCGTTCGCACACAGCAAGAACAGCCGGGTGATGGTGAATAGCACCCACCTGTCGGGGCGGATCACCGGATGGACGGTGAGCGGTGAACGCGGCCTCGGCGAGACCACCACCCTGCTGGACATCGGGGCGCGGTTCCTGCCCGGCCTGCGCTCCGGCAGCATCAGCCTCAACGGCCTGTTCGACGGCGCGGCTGGCGACATCGACGAGATGATCCGAGCCACCGACGGCGTCCAGAACGGGCTGCTGGCCAGCGTGCTCCCGGACGGCTTCACGATCGGCAAGCCGGCGTTCATCACCACCTCGAACCTGTCGTCCTACAGCATCGAGTCGTCGGTGTCGGAGACCGTCTCCCTGACCATCGAGTCCACCCCGGACGACGGCGTCGACCACGGCCGGGTCATCCACGCCCACACTGCGGAGACGACGACCGGCAACAGCACGTCGGTGGACAACGGCGCGTCGTCGACCAACGGCGGGGTCGCGGCCCTGCACGTCACCGCCGTCACGGGCACCACCCCGTCGCTGACGGTGAAGGTGCAGCACAGCGCCGACAACGTGTCGTTCGTGGACCTGATCACGTTCACGGCCGCCACAGCCGCGACGTCCGAGCGCAAGACGGTCACCGGCACGGTCAACCGGTACGTGCGCGAGCAGCACACGATCTCCGGCACCACCCCGTCCTTCACGTACGCGGCGGCGTTCGCTCGCCGCTGACCTCCTTCTTCCTCTTCGATCTGCCCGGCCATGTCGCCGGGTCTTCTTATGCCCGGAGGGCGAGATGGCTTTCGTGCACGGCAAGGGCAGTGTCTTCGCGGTGGATGACACCGGTGGCACGCTGCGGACTCTCTCCCAGTACGTCGACAACGTGTCCGGCCTGCCCGGCAGCCGGGACCTGTCGGAGGTGACGGCGTTTGGCGACCAGGGCGTGAAGAACATTCCCGGATTGGTCAACTCGACGTTCTCGGTCTCCGGTCACTTCGACTCCACGGCGACGACCGGACCGGACGTCGTCCTGGGCGGCCTGCTGTCGGGGCAGACGGCCACGGCCACGTTCGAGTACGGGCCGGAGGGCTCCACCACCGGCAAGATCAAGTACAGCGGTGAGTGCTGGATCACCTCTTACACCGCCGAGTCGAGCGTCTCCGACAAGGTGAGCTTCTCCGCGGAGTTCCAAGTGGACGGCGTGGTCACGCGCGGTACCTACGCCTGATGCCCTCCCAGTGGGAGGTCGCCTTCCAGTTTGGGCGGGAGTGGAAAGAGGTCAACCGCCGTCTCCGCCTGGCCGGAGAGAAGGGCCTGCAGAAGGAGCTGCGCAAGGCCGTGCGTGAGGCGGCCAGACCCGGCCGCGATGCCGCCAAGATCGCCGCCCGCACCATCCCTGCGAAGGGGCCGCGCTCGCGAGGGCTGCGCCGGCGGATCGCCCGCGGCGTCGGCATCCAAGCGGACGCCCGCCGGGTGCGGATCGTCACCCGGATGCCCGCCGGGATGGAGATGCTCCCCAGAGGGTTCGACACACCCAAAGGCTGGCGCCACCCCGTGTACGGCAACCGGGAGCGCTGGGTTCAGCAGCCCGGCCATCCGTGGTTCCGCTCGACGATCGCCAAGACCGCGCCCCAAGCCCGCGAGGAGATGCGGGCCGCGATGGAGCGCGTGGCGGAACAGATCACCGATTAGACGCGGGGCGGCTGGCTGCTGCGGTCCAGCCGCCCCGTCACCAACCGCAGAACCGCACGAAGGAGAACGCCATGGCAACCAGGAACGAGAACAGCCCGAAGCCGGTCAGGGAGGCCGACGAGGGGCGCGTGTTCGAGTGGACCGGCGAGGTCGGGCAGAAGGTCACTTTCGTCATCCCCCAGCGGATCAAGCGGGGCAAGCTCGCCCGCTGCTTCGCCCAAGACGACTTCGTCGGCGCCCTCGACTCGATGTTCACGGCGGAGGAGATGGCCGCGTTCGTCGAGATCGAGTTCTCCGCCGGCGAGTGGGCGGACCTGCAGATCAAGCTGTTTGACGCGCTCTCCGACGCTGACCCAAAAATCTGACCGCGCTGTGCCGTCTGCTGGTCGCCCACGAGGAGGACATCGAGGCGGACCTGGCGTGGCGCTACCCGCGTGACGCCGACCAGCTCGAAGAGTTCTGGGCCGGCCGGATGAGCGTCCGCCGGCTGCTGGTGCTGGTGTCCCGTCTGCCGCGCGACTCTGCCACGGTCACCGCCGACCTCGGCCCGTGGAGCACCCAGATGGAGCTGCTCGCGCAGACGCGTGACCTGCTGGCTGAGGCGAACTACCTGTTCCGGTCCGCCACCCGGGGCAGCGCGCCGCCTCCTGCTCCTCCCGAGCTTTTCCCGCGCCCGTTCCGCTGACTGATCTGGGGGTGAGCTGTGGCCAACCAGACCGCCCTTGGGTTCACCATCTTCGCGCGTGAACGCGCGTCGAAGGTGTTCAAGTCCGTCGCGCACGACATCGACGTGCTCGAAGCGCGGATGCAGAAGGTGCAGTCCACCGCGCGGACCGGCGTCGGCCTGGCCGCGGCGGCGGGCGGAGCGGTGGCGCTCACCCAAGCGGTCCTGCCCGCGGTGGCCGCAGTGGGTGCGATGCCCGCGGTGCTGCTGGCCACGAAGGCGGCCAGCGCCACCCTGAAGGTCGGTTTGATCGGGGTCGGCGACGCCATGAGCGCGGTCGCCGAAGACGACGCGGCCAAGCTCGACGAAGCGTTGGAGAAGCTCTCTCCCAACGCCCGCCGGTTCGTCCGCGAGGTCGCCGGGCTGAAGAGGTCGTTCGACCCCATCCAGCAGGCCGTCCAAGACAAGATCTTCGCGGGCTTGGCGAACGAGCTACGGCCGGTCGCCGTGAACCTCCTGCCGGAGACCCGCACCGGCATGCTCGCCGTGGCCGGCGCCTTCAACACCGGCGCCAGGGAAGTGACCGCGTTCGGCAAGACGGACCTCGCCCGAGGCACGGTCAACCGGGTGTTCGCCGGAACGAGCCGGATCATGGGCACCGTGACCGGCGCCGTTCAGCCGCTGCTGCGCACGGTGTCCGGGCTCGTCGGTCCCAGCTTCACCTTGGCGCAGCGGATGGCCGGGTGGGCGGTCAACGGGGCCAAGGCCGCTGACGCGTTCGTCTCCTCCGAGCGCGGTGCCGCGATGCTGCAGCGTGGCGCGGTCAAGGCGGGCGACACCCTCGCCCAGCTCGGCCGGATCGGCGGCAACGCGATCAAGGGCCTGGTCGGCATGTTCAGCCAGGCCAAGAGCACCGGCGATGGGCTGCTCGACACCCTGGAGGCCGGGACCGCCCGCTTCGCCGCCTGGTCGCGAAGCGTCGAAGGGCAGAAGCAGGCCGCCGAGGTGTTCGGCCTGCTCAAGGACACGGCGGTCGCAGTGGCCGATGTGCTGCCCATCCTGCTGGGTCCGCTCGCCAGCGTCGTCAAGCTGATCAACGGCCTGCCCGAGCCGCTACGCAACGGTGTCGTACAGTTCCTCGCGTTCAGCGTGGTCATCGGTACGGTGACATCCCGTCTGCGTCCGCTCCTGGCCGTGGTCGGAACGGCTGCGGCTGCGTTCCGCGCGGCAGACGGGCCGGTGTCGAAGTTCCGGGAGAACCTCTCCTCGGCGAGCGGTGCCGCAGGGAAGTCGAGGGTCGCTCTCGGCGGCTTCGCCGGGTTCCTCGGCGGCCCGTGGGGGCTCGCCATCACGGCCGCCGCGGCCGGTCTGCTCATCTTCTCCAGCCGCAACGACGAGGCGGAGCAGCACGTCAAGAACCTGACCGACGCGCTCATCGCCAACAACGGCGCGTTGGACGACGCCTCGGTCAAGAGCATCCAGTCCGCGCTGGAAACCCAGGGCGTGTACAAGGCCGCCGAACGGCTGGGCATCAACCTGCAGAAGGTGACCGACGCGGCGCTCGGCGAGAAGGAGACGCTCGCCGAGCTGACCGCCCAGTTGCAGACTCACGCCACCACGGTCAACGCCGCAGGCGGCAGGGTCGGCCAGTTCCGGACGGCGCAGAAGCAGCTGACCGGCGATGCGCTCCTACTCAGCAACGCGATCACCGGCCAAAACCAAGCCATCTCGGACGCGACCGGGCGCTATCAGCGCATTGTCGCGGGTGCGCCGAGCACGTCGGCGGCGTCGAAGAACGTCGCGGACAGCATGTCCTCGGTGGGCTCCTCGGCGAAGGACGCCAAGGTCCAGGTCGCCGGGCTGACAGCAGAGCTGGCGAAGTACAAGAACAAGACGGGCGACGCCGACCTCGCCGGTATCGCGTTCCGCGACTCGCTGGACGAACTCACCGAGGCGTTCCGGAAGAACAACGTCAAGATCGACGAACGTACCGGCAAGATCGACATCAACAGCAAGGCCGGTCGCGAAGCCACCCGCGTGCTGATCGGCTCGATCAACGCCGCAGTCGAGCACTCCAAGAAGGTCAACGACCAGACCAACAGCGTCGACAGAGCCAACAAGGTTTTCGCCACCGAGATCTCCCGGCTGCGCGGCGTGCTCGTTCAGTCCGGCCTGTCGCGCGCCGAGATAGACAAGCTCGTCGCCCGGTACCTCAAACTCCCATCGCAGATCAACGGCGCCACCGACAAGATCAAGAACCGGCGCGTGATGATCGAGGTCAAGGCCGGCGGCAAGCTCGTCGGCTTCCGCGTCAACGTCGGCGGCTCAACCGGCACCGTGCTGAACGCCACCGGCGGCGTCATGCCGGACATCCTGCCCGGCTACAGCCCCGGCAAGGACAACCACTTCTTCTACTCCCCAGACGGGCGCGGCAAAATCGGGCTGTCCGGCGGTGAAGCCGTCATGAGGCCGGAGTGGACCCGCGCCGTTGGCAGCGGCTACGTCCACACCATGAACGCCATCGCCCGCCACGGCGGCGCGTCCGCGGTCGCCAAGGCGATGGGTGTCGGTCCACGCTGGGCTCCCCGGATGGGCGGCGAAGGCGTCGGGTACGCCTCGGGCGGCATCATCGCCAAGCACTCCATCAGCGGCCTGTCGTCGGTGCAGGCCATGGCCGCCAAGGCGAACGCCCTGTACGGCTCGTGGGCCTCTCAGATGGGCAAGGCCGTCTCAGGCGCCTACAACAAGGTCTGGCTCGGCGGTCCCGGCGTACAGAACGCGCTGACGTGGGCTCGTGCGCAGGCGGGCAAGCCGTACATCTGGGGCGGCGTCGGCCCCTACGGCTACGACTGCTCCGGCTTCACCTCTGCGATCACGAACGTGATCCAGGGCCGGAGCCCCTACAGCAGACGCCACACCACCCACTCGTTCGGCACCCGCGGCGGCCCGGACGGCTTCATCCGGAACCGGCAGAGCGGCTTCATGGTCGGCGTCACCGACGCCGGCGTCGGCCACATGGCCGGCACGCTCGGCGGGACCAACGTCGAGTCCCGCGGAAGCCGCGGCGTCGTCGTCGGCCCGGCAGCACGCGGCGCCAGCAACGATCTGTTCTCCCGCCGGTACGGCTTGAAGTTCGACGACGGCGGCATGCTCCCGCCCGAGTGGTCCATGGTCTACAACGGCACCGGCGCCCCCGAGCCGCTGGCCAACGTGGACAAGATGCGCGGCGGCGACCTGATCATCCAGAACGCCCACTTCCACGGCGTCCAGGACGTCGCCGACTTCGTCCAGAAGCTCCAGCGGTACGCCAAGGACCGCGGCGGCATCGCCTTGAAGATCCGGGGGTGACATGGCATTCCCGATCATCAACGTGGCCTGCGACTTCGAGAACAACGGCACCTGGATCGACATCTCCGCCTTCTTGCAGAAGCTGACCATCAAGCGCGGTTCCAGCCGGGTCGAGTCCCCGGTGATCCGGTATGAGGCGGGAACCTGCGAACTGCAGTTGAACAACAGCGACAGGAGGTTCGACCCCACCCACCTGACCGGGCCGTACACGCTGCCGTCCGGTTCCGTGGCCTCGGGCATCCAGCAGGCCGCCTGCGCCATTGTGCAGGTGCTCGGGCACGGCTTCACGGTGGCGGTGGCCAGCACTGATCCGGAGACGATCGAGGCCAGCCTGCGGGATTCGACCGTGGCCACCTCGACGTCCACCTCTTACACGTGTGCCAAGCCGTCCGGCGTGGTGAGCGGCGACGTCCTGGTGGCCTTTCAGGCGGGCGACTGGGGTACGGCCTCGGCCATGGCCACGCCGACCGGTGGTACGACGTGGCAGTTGCTCACCTCGCGCGACGCCGGCGAGAACGCGCTGCACTCCAAGGTGTGGTGGAAGGTGGCCGGTGGGAGCGAGCCGTCCACTTACGGCTTCACGCAGGCCAGCGCCTCGGATGGGGTCGTCATCATCGCTGCCGTGCGCGACGCGTCAGGCACGCCCACGTTCGCGAGCACGGACAACGACGGCACGGCGTTCTTTGACACGCCGTCCATCACCCCGGCAGGCACGGCCGACTACGAGTTGCGGTTCGTCTCCGCCGTGGGCGGTGGGCCTGGTGCGAGCTGGGACTGGTCGGCGACCGAGGGCCCGTACACCGAGGCCGAGGACGCGCAGTCGGGCAACTTCACCACCGGCTCGATGGCGCACAAGTCGCTCGCGGGCTTGTCGAGCGGGTCGGGCGGCACGCTGGTCAAGGCGATGCGCCCGGTTCGCATCAGGGCGATCTGGAACAGCGTCACCTACGACCTGTTCCGCGGCTACGCCGATCTGTGGAAGGTCACGTGGGAGGGGCCGAACAAGTCCACGTGCGTCGTGCCGTGCACCGACGCCTTCAAGATCTTCAGTAGCTTCGACCGGCGGGCCTCCGACTCGGTCGCGGCCCCCTCCGAGCTGACCAGCGCGAGGATCAACCGCATCCTCGATAACGCCAGCTGGCCGGCCTCGCTGCGCAGCATCGCGACCGGGGACGTCACCCTGCAGGCGACCACACTCGACGGCAACCTGATGGACGAGCTGCTGCTCACCAACGAGACCGAGGTCGGCGAGCTGTACGTCACCGCTGACGGGAAGGTGTTCTTCAGGAACCGGGCGGCGATCAACAATGACTCTCGCTCGACCACCTCGCAGGCGACGTTCGGCGATGGCGGCGGCGCCGAACTGCCCTACACCGATCTGGCGCTGGCCAACGACGACACCCAGCTCGTCAACCGGGTCATCATCACCCGGGCCGGCGGAACGCAGCAGGTGGCCGAGGACCTGGCCAGCCAGGCTGAGTACCTCGTCCGCAGCTACACCAGGGACAACCTGCTGTTCAACAACGACTCCTCCGCGCTCAACATGGCGCAGTGGGTTCTGAGCCTGTCGGCCCAGCCAGAGCAGCGATTCGAGTCCATCGAGATCAAGCCCGGAAGAAGCGAAGCGGACCTCTTCCCCCAGGCGTTCAACCGGCTCATCGGCGACCGGATCACCATCCGGCGGCGGCCACCAGGGGGCGGCAGCATGACCGAGCAGGACTACTTCATCCGCGGCATCGAACACCAAGCTGTCCCCGGACAGGCGTGGGTCACCCGCTGGACCCTGCAATCCACCGCGGCCGGCGGCTCGTTCTTCATCATCGGCCACGCGACCAGAGGCCGCCTCGACCTCAACCCGTTGGGGTTCTGATGGCGTTCGGCACCTGGGTAGACGGCGCGCAGTGGGGCGCCACCGACGCCAACACGAAGATCGTCCAATGCCTGCTCGTGGACAAACCCTCCGATGAGAGCGTGGCGTCGTCCACGACGATGCAGAACGACAACCACCTGAAGTTCAACGCGGTCGCGACCACGAACTACTGGATCAAGTCGTACCTCATGATCGACGGGGCGGACACAGGCGGCGGCATCCAACTCGGCTGGTACGGGCCAAGCGGGGCGACCTTCGATTGGTGCTCGGACGCGTTGGGCGACGACGCGGACGGGTTCGGCCCGGTGTCCCGTACCCGGCAGACCATCGGCAGCGTCCCGGACATGCAGACCAACGGCGCCGGAAGCTTCCTCATCGTCCCGGCCGTGGGCTTGCTCAAGGTCGGGGCAACCGCCGGAGTGTTCGGCTTCCGGTGGGCGCAATCGTCCAGCTCGGCGACCGCGACGAAGGTCAAGGCGCTGTCCTGTCTCATCGTCACGAAGCTGGTGTGACATGGCGTTCAAGACCTTCAGCGTCAACGAGTACCCGCTGACCGCGGACGTCAACGCCTACTTCACCCAGCAGCAGGTAGCGCGCAAGACCGCCACCGAGTCCGTGACCTCGTCCACCACCGTGCAAGACGACGACCATCTGTCGATGACGTTGAACGCCAACACCACCTACTGGCTCGACGGCATCCTCATCACGGACGGCGCGCTGGCCGGAGACTTCCGCCTCCAGTTCGTCGTCCCCAGCGGCACGGTCCGGTGGCTGGCCAACGGCCCGGTCTCCGGCGCCACCGGCACCGTCACGGACGTGGACCGCAACTGGAAGGTGGGCGCCACGACCACGGTCATGGGCACGATCGCCGCCGGCACGAGCAGCATCGTGCACGTCGCCGGCATCATCCGCACCGCCGCCTCAGGCGGCACGTTCAAGCTCCAATGGGCGCAAGGCACGTCGAGCGGAACCGCGACCCGCGTGTTCGTGAACTCATTCCTGCGCTGTACGAGAGTGATCGCCTGATGCCAGGGTTCAAGACGTTCACCCCGTTCGAGGTCCTCGACGCCTCCGAGATGACGCAGTACTTCGCCCAGCAGGCCGTCATCATCAAGGCCGCCGACGAGTCCGTGACCAGCAGCACGGTCTTGCAGGCGGACAACGAGCTGGTGATGGCGGTCTCGGCGAACACGGACTACTTCGTCGAAGTCTTCTTGATCTACTCGGCGGACCCGGCCGCGGACATCAAAACCGACTGGGACGCCCCGGCGGGGGCCACGTTCGATTGGGTCGCCGACGCCATCACCCAGTCCGCCACGGCGACCGTGGACCAGGTGAGCCGTACCGCGCAGTCCGTGTCCGGCACACCCTCACACGGCGGCATCACCAACAACTCGACGCTCCTGGTCGCCCTCCACAAGGGCATCCTGCGCGTTGCGGGAACGGCGGGAAACCTGACCTTGACCTGGGCGCAGCAGACCTCCAGCGCCAACGCGACGTTCGTCCGAGCGAACTCCCTGCTGATCTTGACGAGGATCTCATGACGACACCACTGCCCGCGAAGCTCAACCTGCCCGCCGACCTGGTGTCCGCCATCTACTTCTGCCCGGCCTGCCAGGGCAAGCACACCTTCGGAGCGGCCTACTTCACCGAGACCGGAAAAGACCCGGACCTCTGCCCCGGCTGCTCGGCACCACTCAAGACCGAGGACCGGGTGCTTCGAGTCGAGGGCGACGACGAGGCGCTGATGGAGGCGAGGAAGACAGATCTATTCGCCCGGCGCGGTCTCACGCTGCCCGCACGCCCGAAACCAGCCGACCCGGGCGAGCTACGCCGACAGCGCGTTCGCGAGCTGGAGAAGGAACTGGAGGGCCTCAAGAGCGTGCACGGCGCCGCCGAGGAGGCTGGATGACCGGCAACTACCTGCTCGACGTGTTCGTGGTCGCGGGCATCATCGCGGCCGGGCTGGGCCTGCTGTTCGTCCTCGGCAGGATCGGGCGGCGCCTGTGGCGGATCTTCCAGGGTGTTGACGACTTTTTGGATGACTGGCGCGGCCAGCCAGCCCGGCCCGGCCATCCGCCCCAGCCGGGTGTGATGGAACGCCTGGAGGTCATCGAGCACGAGGTCCAGACCAATGACGGCTCCAGCCTGAAGGACGCGGTCAGGCGGGTCGAGGAGAAGCTCACCACCCACCTGGAGAACCTGGAGGACTGACGCGCCATGCCTGACTACGTGTGCAGCCTGCTGGCCAACACCCAGACCATCCCCGTAACCGGCGCCGACTACTACATCGTGCGCTTCCCCTTCGGGACCGAGTCCTACGACGCGCACGGCATGCACGACCCGGCCCAGCCGGACGGAGTGACATCTGCCTACCCGGACCCGCGCTCGGGCCTGATCTGGCCGAAACATGACGCGTGGGCCACCCTGCACGCGCTCATGTACTGGGAAGCCGACAACTACACCGAACTGCGCGACCGCTTCGTCCGAGACCCGCTCGGGTTGAGCACCGGCTACGACTCGACATGCACCGAGGACCGGGCCATCACCCCAGGCGGCCAGTACATAGCGAAGACGTGGGGAATGTTCGTCCATCCCGAAACCTCGATCGCGCTCATGGTCAAACACAACGCACCCGGCCCGGTGAAGCTCACACTCGCCGAGTTCAAGCTCTCCTACCACAGGGATGGTGAACCCCCATGCCCGTGATCACCCGCAGACAGTGGGGCGCCCGCAGACCCCGCAGCGTCACCAAGGTCACCAGGACGCGAGGGGTGAAGGTCCACTACGTCGGGCAGCGCGTGAACCCGAACCTCCAGACTGACCATGAGCTGTGCCTGGACCTGATGCGAGACATTCAGGGCTGGCACATGGACGGCAACGGGTGGGTGGACTTTGCCTACTCGTACGGGGTCTGTCCGCACGGCGACATCCTCGAAGGCCGCGGCCCCGGCGTCCTGGTCGCGGCCAACGGGTCCGGTCTCAACGAGGACCACTACGCCGTTCTCGGCATGCTGGGCTCCACCGGCCTGGCGGAGCCTTCGGACGAGATGCTCATCGGCATCCTCGACGCGATCGAACTGCTGCGCCAGCGTGGCGGCGCCGGTCGGGAGATCAAGGGACACCGCGACGGGTACTCGACGGATTGTCCTGGCGATGCGCTGTATGGCTGGGTGCGGCGCGGATGCCCGCGCCCCGGCGGCCCCCCACCTGACCCCGACGCGTGGCCTGGTCGCCTGCTCAAGTATCCGCCCGTCATGCGCGGCGACGACGTGCGCCGCTGGCAGACCGCCGCAAAGGCCCTCGGCTACCACCTCGACGCGGACGGCGCCTATGGGCCGGACTCCCGGACCGTCTGCCGCCACATCCAGCGCGCCGCCAACCTCGACGACGACGGGATCGTCGGCGCTCTGACCTGGGCTGTCACCGTCACTCCACCCGCAAAATGATCAAGCTCTTATAGATCCCGCACCCGATCTGAGGGGAGATCCTCATGTCCCAGCGCCGACTCCTCACGGGCCTGTTCTGGATGGACGCCGCCGAGCGCATGATCCGCGCCGCCGCATCCAGCGCCCTGGCCACCATCGGAGCCGACATGGTCGGCATCCTCGCCGTGCCCTGGAGCGCGGTCGCTTCGGTCGCCGGTCTCGCCGCCGTGGTGTCCCTGCTCACATCCATCGTGGCGGGCACGGGCGGCGACCCGGCCACCGCAGGCTTCACCACCGACACCCGCTGACCTCGACCGAGAAGGCCCCCACCCGCCTCCCGATTTAGGTGCCCTCCACATAGGGCACCTAAATCGGGTCAGGGTGGGGGCCTTTCGTCGTGTCTAGAAGCTGCAGGCCCCGCCCACCCGGACGGGCGGGGCCTGACCCGGCAGGGCGTGGGGCGGCTACCGGGCGTTCCCTGTTAGCTCTTGGAGAGCCAGTACCCCATCCACGCCTTGCCCGCCTCGGCGGCGCGGGCACGATCGTCTCTGACCTCCACCGGCCCATGCTGGGCCTTATAGAGGCGGAACAGGGTCCACAACGCTGCGAGGCCGGTCACCGCACGGTGAGGCGCCGCACCCCAGGCGACCAGGCCGGACAACAGCGTGTCGGCCTGCTCGGGCGTGTGCCCTGCCTGGATGAGGCGCGGGGCGAGCATCGCGGCGTCGATCCAGGACGCGCCCTGGGCCGCGAACGCCCAGTCGATCACGTAGACCTGCTTGGTGGTGATGAGCAGGTTGCCGGCGCTGAGGTCGTAGTGCAGGAGCGTGTTACCGCGCAGCGCGGCGACGTCGAACCCGTCCAGCGCTCGCTCGTAGTCGTCCCGGTCGGCCAGTTCGCCGGACGGTTTGGCGAGCATAGCCTTGGCCTTGGCCTGTAGGGGTTCGATGTTGCTCTGGACGAGCCTCGCGCCGGCCGGAGGTGGGGTGAGCCATGCGCCGAGTCTCCCGACGGTGTCCACGATCTTGGGCAGGTCTGGTGATCCCGGCGAGAGGTCGGCGTGATGGGCGTCGGCGACGTAGTCCCACAGCGCGACGTGCCAGCCGTCGAAGCTGGCATTCCACACCATCCACGGTGCCGGGACCTGCTCGGGCAGGTGCAGGCCCGCCCAGCGTTCCCGCTGATGCAGGATGGCGCCCGGGTCGCTGATCTCGATGGCCTTGAGGAAGAACCTGTCGCCGGGCTCGGTGTGCAGGATCGTGGCCATCCCCGGCATGATGCCGCCGACCGCGGTCTCGGCCTTGACGACCGGTCCACTGTGTTCCTGTACGGCATCGCGGACGGCGGCCGGGAGGTCTTCCCACTGCGGACGGGTCATCGGTCGGCTCCTTCGATCGGGCTCGGATCGTCAGTGCATCCGGCGTAGCACTGGCTGCATTCGGCGGGCAGCAGCCACAACTCGGGCTGCAGGGTGACGCCGGCGGCGCGCATGGCGGTCATGGTCTGGCCGAGCCGGGCGGTCCCAGTGTCGCGGCTGGCGGTGCCGGGCTCGTCGGGCTGGTGGTGGATGAACCACCCGGCCACCTTCTCGCAGAAGGCGGCGTACTCGCGGGTATAGGTCAGGAACGCGTGCCAGCCGAGATCCACCTGCGGGGACGGCGTCAGCGCCACGCCGGGGTTGCGGGCGCAGGTGTACAGGAAGCCGAGTGCCTGTTCCATGATGGCCTCGGCCTGTTCGGCAGGCAGGTAGTGGTCGGCTTCGATGCGGGCGGTCAGCCGCCCGAACAACTCGTCGCTGATCAGCGTGCGGGGTTCGACGACGCCAGCCTGTCGAGGCTGATCCGGCGTCAACGTGGTCATGATGGTTACTCCCATCGGACTGCTTGGTGCGGACCTTGCCGAACTGGTGGAGATCACTTCCTTCCGGTGAGCGCCTTCCACACCTCCCTGGCCTCGGCGTGCAGGCCGCGGCCGGTCTCGTCGTAGTGGGTGCCGGATCGGCGCAGGATGAGGTACTGGCCGCCCTCTTCGCACCACTCGTAGGTGCCACAGGGAGAGGTCTCCAGCACGCGCGTCTTCGGCGTTCGCGGGCGATGCGGTTCCCATGCGCTCATGACGGTTCGCTTTCGTGGGCGCGGCGGGGCCTGCCTGTACGGGGTCACCGCCGTGCCCGTCTTCAGCCCGGCCCCCACGAGCCGGGCAGTTCCGGGTGTTGAAGCCCCGCCCCGCCGACAGCATCGGCAGCGACAGGCCGGGGGGATCGAGGCGCGCGGTCATAGCCGCTCCTTGGCCAGCAGTCGGCCGACCCGCGCGCAATCTTGTGGAGACACCACGCCGTAGCCCTGAACGAACAGCACCGCCTGCCCAGACGCCCACGGCTGCCACATCCTCACCAGCGCCTCAACATCGACCACGCCGAGCGCGGCCACGACCGAGGACACCGGCGCCTTCTGCAGCAGGGCCCGAGTCGCCGACGTCATCGAGTAGCTGTAGGTGGTCTGGTGCATCGCCGACACCCACGCCACCTCAGCCAGACGGAAGGTGACGTCACGATCATGAAGCTGTGAGCACGTGAGCCGACGCCAGCGGTCGAACTGCTCGGCGAGCGTGTACCCCAAGGCTTCGCGACACGTCGAGATGTTGACGTCGATCGCGGGCTGTCCGGCGGCAGGAGTCTCATCCACGAACCCATCACAACGCTGCGTAGCGGGGGGCGAACAGGAGAGGATAGAGGAGAGAAGCGGAGAGTCCCCCAGCCCCCGTGAGGTTCCGTCATGGGCAACGAGCGCACACGCAGGCCGCCTCCAGCCTGGGCCACACGTTTGAAGAACGAGCGGGAGGCGCGCTTCTGGTCGCAGAAGGAGATGGCCAAACAGCTCTACGACGCCGCACCACCAGAGCTCCAAGCGCAGCTCCCCACCCGCAGCTCCCTCATCCGCCAGATCCGGGACTGGGAAGCCGGGCGCTGGAAGCCGAGCAGCGTCTATCGGCGGCTATACGCCATCGCGTTCAACCTGGAAGAGAAGAGCTTGTTCTCCGACCCGCTCAAGCCTCCCCGCAAGAGCCCTGACGAGGTGCTCAAGACGATCCTGCCCGCCAGTAACCCTCTCGCGCCGCTCGCCACCAGAACGGGCCGCCGCGTCGGCGCAAGCACCATCGAGGACCTGGCCGCACAGGTGCACGGCCTGCGCCTGGCCGATGATGTCCTCGGCGGGGAGGACCTGATCGGACCGGCCTTCCGCGAGCTGGACGCCGCCGTGCGCATCTACCGCGAGTCCACGCACACCGAGGACACCGGCAGGAAGCTTCTAGCCGTCATCGGCGAGTTCGCCCAGATCGCCGGTTGGGTGGCATCCGATGCTGGCCAGCACGAGCAGGCAGCCCAGACGTACGGGCTGGGTATCAGCGCGGCACAGGAGGCGGGGGACAGCGTCCTGAAGTCCAACCTCGTCGGGTCCCTCGCCTACCAGTTGGCCAACACCGGCGACACGTCCCACGCCGTTTCGCTGGCCGAAGCCGCCGTGAGGGCCGCGGGCACACACGGCCCGGGGCGAGCCCGCGCCCTGGCATGGGATCGGCTGGCTTGGGCCCACGCCAGCGAGAACGACGCACAGTCGGCGATGCGGGCCCTGGGTGAAGCAGGCGAAGCCCTGGCATCAGATCGAGGCCAGCCCGGACCGGATTACCTGTACTGGGTCAGCGCGGGCGAACTCCAAGTGATGGAGGCTCGCGTGTACACCGAGTTGCGTCGCCCGCTTCGGGCTGTCCCGCTGCTGACGGACGTGCTCTCCCGCTACGACACCACCCACACACGCGAGTTCGCGCTCTATCTGTCGTGGCTGGCCGTGGCGCTCGCGGACGCCAACGAGCCGGAGGAAGCGGCGACGCAGGCACGGCGGATGCTGCAGCTCTCGGCGGATGTGGCCAGCGACCGAACCCATGAGAGGGCGCTCGTGGTCCTCAACCGTCTCGAACCGTACACCACCGTGCCCGAGGTCCGGGAACTGCTGGACGACTTCCCATTGGGGGCATGACGCGCGGCTGCGCGTGGGTTACACGCACTCCACTTTTTGATCTTGCACGGAAGGGGCCACGCGGGGGCCACAGTGGGGAGCCACGCATGGGGGCCACGAGGGGCCACGCGTCCGTGGCCCCCTCCTCGACCTGTAACACCCTCCCCCAGCCCCCCGCCCCGGCCCGGCGAGGGGCCACGGGATCAAGAAAGGTTCGGCCGCTCCTCCAGCGCGTAGCACTGCCGGTCCTCGTCATAGGCCCCGACGACGCCCGCCTCAGCGAGCTTCTTGAGGTGCTTTTGGAACCATGCCCGTGAGATATCCGTGGTCTCCCACAGGGCTTTAAAGTCGCCCGTGCTGACCGTTCGAGCCCCGTTGTCCCACAGCTCTTGCAGGCGTGCGATGAGGACCGCGCCGCGCTCCTCGGGTGTCATGGTTTTCTCCGGCGGGGCGAACGACAGTGGCGGGTCTCCCTCCTCCAGGTCGGGGATCTCGTCGTCGATGTCTGCGGTCACCTCGGGGTCAGGGTCGTCGGTCTCCAGGTACTCGCTGGCCACGTTCTTCACCTCTTCATCGTCTTCGTCGTCGCTGTCGGCCTCCAGCGCGGACGCCGGGGCGGCCAGCGCTGCGCCAGACGACAGCCGAGACACCTCCGCTGTGGTGGCATCCACCGGCTTGGCGCTGGCGGGCCAGTCGGCGGCGTGCGCCCGCATCGCCGCCACCGCCGCCTCGTCGTCGAACTCTCCTCGCGCGTCGATGCCCCACGCGTAGGTTCGGCCGGGCATCGCGAACCGGCCCTCCGGCAGAGTGGGGGCGTCCAGGTAGGCCATGCCGGGCTGGCCGTTGGCCCACACCTCCGGACGGCACTCGGCGTCCTGCTGCCGCTCCGACAGGCCGAACCCGGCGTCCTGGGCGCTCTCGACGCCGAAGCACATCTTCGCGAGCTGACCTCGGGCAAGCGTGGGCATCTGCGTGTAGTCGGAGCGCTGCAGACTCATGACGATCGTGCCGCCCGCCGACCGAACCGCCTTCAGCATGCTGAGGAAGAGTTCCTGCTCCTTGTCTGACAGGCAGTCGAAGATGTCGGGGAACTCCTCGAACCAGATCAGCCAGTAGGTGAGCCCGCACCCCTTCTTCCACTTGGTGAGGTTCTTCGACGCCAGGTAGTCGGTACGCTCCTTCACCTTCGACTGCAGGTCCCGGATCATCTGCTTGACTCCGGCCTTGGTCGTCTCGAACCGGTGCAGCGCCTCCTCCAGCGGGCCGAGCGTCTGCTTACCCTTGGTGATGTCGCCGGCGAACACCGCGACGTCGTAGCGGGTGACGACCTCGGCCAGGATGTTCCACGCCCCGCCGATGCTCTTGCCCGCGCCGGACTGTCCCATGATCTGCAGGTGGTGGCCGACGATGACGTACTCGATCTCGTCGAGGTCCTGCCACAGCCCGATCCGTAGCGGGTCCGCGATCGACAGGCCCGGCCGGGACGACCCGTCCCACGCGATGGGGTGCTTCATCACGCGCGGATCGGAGATGACCACCTTTGCCTTGTCGGCGCGGTCGGGGTCGATGCTGGCCACGATGGAGCCGGGCGGCAGCCCGATCCCCGACTCGACGTAGGCGACCTTCTTCTGCAGGTCCTCGGCGATCTGGCGGCCGTCGTCGAGCTGCACCTCACCCTCGACCTTGTGCGCGGTCGCCTTGACCGTCTTGGCCTCGACGTTCCGCATGCCCGCCTTCTCGGCACCCTGCCCGAACAGAAACGACAGCGGGTCGGTGATCGCCCCCGGCTGATCCCAGCCCTTGATCCTGATGACCGTCCGGATGTTCCACGACAGGGCCATGGTGATGCCGCCCAGGACGCCGAGCCTCCACAGGATGGGATGGCCGGGGCCGGAGATGACGATGGACACCGTCCACATCCCGGCCAGGAACGTGGACAGCGTGGTGTGCGTCTTCCCCCATGGGCCGCGGGCGTGCGACTGCCCGTAGGTCACGCCGGTCAGCACGAGCACGCAGATCGTGGTGAGGCTCGACCAGCCCGCGATCGTGTCCGGGCTGTAGAGGATGAAGTGGAGTGCGGTGGCGAGGCCGAACGCGAACGCCCCGACCATCCATGGGGTGGTCAGGGACACGAGCTTGGACACCTCCCTGGCCGTCACCTTGGCCAGGGAGGACTCCTCCTGTACCGGCACCAGCTCCTTGCTGGCCATCAGTCCTCCCACTTCCAGGCGGTCCTACGCTTGTCCGGCTTGGCCTGCGGCAGGATGTCCACGAACTCCTTGCGGAACTGGGCGTGGAACTTCACCAGCTCCACCCCGGCGCCCTTTTGCAGCTCGGCGGCGCGCTTCAGCCGCTTCACCACCCGCCTGGCGCGCAGCCGCACGTCCGGAGCGCCGACGATGGCCAGCAAAGCGTGCCCCTTGAACGAGCGCACCAGCACCGCGTACAGCTCATCGGCGCCCAGCTCGAACTCCTGCGTGAGGTCCCGGCACAGGTCCCGGCCGTTGCGCGCGTACTGCGTGATCGACTTGGGCCCTTCCCAGGGAATCGATGACAGCTCCGGGATACGAGCCCGGCCCGGCCGCTCGCTCACAGGCTCTCCTTCCAAGTGGCGGCCACGACCCGCACGAGGCGGCCCGAGGCGTACGACAGGCGCGGCACACCCACGAACGCGGTGACGAGCGCGTCGAGCGCCCCGAGCACCAGCACGAGCACATGCCCGAACACGGCCAGCGTGAGGAGGACGAGCAGCGCCGCGCGGAAGAGGATCAGTCTGAGACGGTTCACTGGGATGCCTCCACGAGCCGCCCGAGGTAAGCCTGCAGGCCGCGGGCGCGATCTGTACCTACCGACATCTGATCCTTGATCGTCCGGACGGTGGGAAGACCACCTTGCAGGAGATCGGGAAGGTACTGCTTGAGCGCCTCTCCGCGAAGCGGGTCGTCGTACACGGACTCTGTACCGGGCCGTTCCTGGTGGCTAAACAGAGGGTCGGCAGCCGCGACAGCAGGTACCGAGTTGCTGATAGCTACTTGGTGGCTGACCTGCGCAGGTACACCCTCGATCGGGTCAGGTACAGCGGGCGCGGACGGTGCTTCCGGCGCCATCACTTCGGGAGATGCCGAAGTGATGGCGGGTGTCTCGGTGGCCCTCTCACCCTCAACCGTGGGCGAGACTGCCACGGGTGCAGGTACAGCCGGGACGGTGGCCAGCGCGGCACTCGCGAACGCCGGAGACTCACGCAGCAGCTCGTGCAGAGCGGCCAGCGCCATCACGTCGAGCACGATCGAGAAGAACACCGCGGGCTCGTGCAGAGGTACGGCCGGGATCGGGTCAGGTACGGCATGCCGCAACAGGTCGTAGATCCCCAGGAACGACAGCCCGAGACCGCCGAGCACCAGGGCGAACGTGAGGCCCTTCCGGAACGCGCCGACCTCTTCCTTGCGCAGCGCTCGAAGCGCGACGGCATGAGACTGCATCGCGGCCAGCGCCACGGGTGCGACGCCGTACAGGACGGCGAGGGGCTTGGGCAGGCTGGTGGCATTCCATGCGTGCCAGGTGTTCATGCTCATCGACACAAGCGCCGACAGCACCAGCACCCCGATCGCCCAGATACGGCCGGGCGGGCTCGCGGTCGGGATGGGCTCGACCTCCTTGCCCTCGTTGAGGGCAAGGAGGTCATGGGAGCATTCGTTCACGATCGATCTCCTTGGGATCGGTTGAGGTCCCCGGCCGGCGGTAGGGTCGCCAGGCCGGGGACCGGCTCATCAGGTGCGGGGGCCGTACAGGAACCCGTAGAGGGCCTGTCTCAGGGACACGACGTCGTCGCCCGTCAGGCGCGGGTACCCGGCGCTCTCCAGCAACAGGGACATGTCGTAGAGAAGCCCGAAGTTGAAACGCGGGTCATCGCCATCGAGGCGCAAGGGGTAGTTGTGCGCGGTCACGCGTACGCCTCCGTTCCGGCGTACACCTGCCGCCGCTCATCCGGCGTGGCGAACTGCTGTACCTTCGTGGTCACGATCTCTCCCCTGGTTACGTCAGGTGGATTGGTCCAGGCCCTCAGCCGGTGTTGACGCACCGGCTGAGGGCCGTTCGGCTATGTGGGGCTGCCCTCTCCGCGCCCACGGGCGACGAGGGTCAGCAGGGCGTTCGCGAACTGCTCCGCCTCGTCGAGCGAGGCGTACAGGTTCAAGTCCTGGGCGCTGTTGCTGACGTAGATGCGCGGCTCGACCTCGCGGTAGTGCTGGGTCAGCTGGAAGTTCACCTGCGGAGCGCCGAACCGGTCCGGGTCGGGGTACACCTCGGGCTCCATCGTGTTCAGCGAGACGAACCCGATGGCGCTGTCATGCATGCGGTCGGTGGGGTGGTCACTGCCCAGGTGCAGGGCACGGGAGCACCACTCCGGGCACGGGTGGCTCTCCAACCAGTAGGCGGCCTCGTCGTCGCGCTCGTTCTCGCGCGCTTTCGCCATGCCCACGTACTGGAAGCGGACCTTGTTCGCCGCAGCGAAGCCCTCGCGGTACGCCTTGTCTTCCCACGCCTCGGGGACCTGCGGGCCGTACCCGTCTGCGTAACGGGTGCGGTCGTACTTCGCGCGCGGCTGCGCCGTCTCGGCATCGGCACGGCCGGTGGTGCGGGCGGCCTCGTCATTGAGGGTCGTACGATCGTTCATAAGCTGGGAGCTCTCTTCCCGGTCCAGGCCCTCGTCCTGCGGTGGAGTCGCACGGCGGGGGCCGTCTAACCGCTTACCGCAATCGCTTCTATGTGGCGATTGCTCTTGACTCCAGAGTAGAGAACGCCAGTAGGAATCGCAAGAGACTTGCGCTAGCCTGTTTGGCATGGCCCAGATGGACCCACTCGACAAGCTCGACGAGAGCACCCGCCGATACCGCGACACCAAGGCCGCGCACGACGAGGCGCAACAGGAAGTCGTGGACGACGTCGTCGCCGCCCTAAAGGCCGGCAAGCGCCCCACCGACGTGGTGGAGCACTCACCCTTCACTGCTGCGCACGTAAGAAAGCTCGCTCGGGACAACGGCATCGAGCCTGCTCCGAGGGGTGGTGTGCCGAAGAAGAAGTAGCCGGGGGAGTGGCCGTCCTGTGCAGCAACGGGTGTAGCAACGGCCGGGTAGTCCCCTAGGTGCCTGGAGGGTCCTGGAGGTTCGGTGAACAGCGAAGCGGCTCTGGGGGGCCCTCCAGGAACCCCACGCCTAGAACTTCTAATCCGACGGTCGCAGGTTCGAATCCTGCAGGGCGCGCTTTGATCATGCCGTTGACCTGCGGAAACGCGCATCGCTTGCCCTCTGTGGAACACAGTTCTAGGGCATCCGTGCTCGCGCGGTGCTCGCCCGTACCAACCGCGTACACACCATGATCAACATGCCCTCCGGCGTGCTGTACGCCGGGGCAGTGGGCAGAGGAACGGCCCCGTTCCGCCGTGCTTGCGGCGAGACGAGGCCGTTCTTCCATCCGGTCAGACATGCTCGCGTCGGTCAGATGTGGAGCTGCAGCAGTGTGCCCTGTTCTTGCTGGTCGTCGTCGCCGAGCAGCAGCGCGGCGGTTTTCTCCGCCGCGGCCTTGGCCACTTGGGGGAAGACGGAGGTGTAGGTGTCGGCGGTGAAGGCGCTGGAGGTGTGCCCGAGCGTCTCCTGCACCACTTTGATCTCCACGCCCGCCGCCAGCATCAACGACGCCGCGCCGTGCCGTAGGTCATGGAGTCAGATGGGTGGCAGTCCGGCCAGGTAGGCCAGCCACAGGAATTGGTCGGACACGTGCTGCGGGTGGAGGCGATCGCCGTCGGATTGGGTGAAGACGAAGCCGGTGCCTTTCCACGCTTCTCCTGCTGCGAGCCGTTCCTCGTGTTGACGGCGCTGGTGGGCGCGCAAGGTCGCGATGGTTCCGGCGTCCAGGGCGATGGTGCGCATGGAGGCGTCGGTTTTGGGCCTGCCCTCGTGTACGCGCCCGGCCAGTTGCACCAGTTGCCAGGCGATGTGCGCGGTTCCGGCGTCGAGGTCGAGGTCTTTCCAGCGCAGCCCGCATGCCTCGCCGCGTCGTAGCCCTCGAAGGGTGATCAGCTTGTACAGGGCGAACAGCCGGTGCCGGCCGGCTTCTTCGAGAAACAGCCGGGTCTGCTCCGGCGTCCACACCATGACCGCTGATGGGCGCGGCACCCGGATGTAGGCGTCGATCGGATCGATGCGCCGTCCGCCACGGCGCGCTCTCTCGGCTGTGCGGTAGTCGCGGAAGGCGCGGTGCCATTCCTCGACCCGCTCCCGGGTCCACACCAGCGCCTTGGGCCGGGTCTTGGCCGGCATCTCCAGCACGGCGGCGGGGTTGAAGTCGATCAGCCGATCCTGGCGGATGGCCAGGTTCAGCGCATGCCGGAGCGTCGCCCGGATGCTGTGCATGGTGGCCGTGCTGACCGGCCGCCGATACTTGACGCTGGCCCGCACCTCACGCTCCGCGCTGGCGCGCCGCTCGGCGATGACGTCGTTGAACTCCTCGATCTGCTCGAACATCCCGGCCACGTCCCCGACCTTGAGCCGATCCAGCCGGATATGGCCCAGATAGGGGGTCAGATACAGCCTGATGTGACCTTCGTAGGAGCGCCGGGTCGTTTCTTCGATCTTCCGCTTGCGCTTGAGGAACTCCTCCAGCCATTGTGCGACCGTCATCTCCTGGGTCAGGTCTTGGCGGGTGCGGATCTTGCGGCGGGTCACCTCCACGCTGGGCAGAACGTCGGTCTCGGCCAGCGTCCTCTTGATCAGATCCGCGATCTGATTGCGGACGGTCAGCTCGCTGGGCTCGGCCAGCGCGAGGAGTTCGCGTACCTGTGCCAGCTGGTCGTTGGCGGCGTCCTGGGTGGCGAAGCCGCTGCGCCGCAGCGGGCCCCGGCGTTTTCCCTCCGCGGTGGCGGGCAGTTCGATCTGGTAGCTCCAGATGCCGTGCCGGTGGCTCCAGCCGCCGCCGGGGCGCCGTAGCTTGGTGCATTTCTGCCCCAGTGCTTTGCCGTCGGTTCCGGTGCAGGAGCACCGCTTGTAGGTGGTGCCGTCAGCCATCGCCTTTCTCCCCTCATCCTGTGCTGTCTTCTCCCGCCCCAGGGCATGAACCACGCACAGCACAGCCACGGGCGCAGCCGGGCGTGCGGCGAGCACGGTTCTGACCAACGCCGGGGCTGATGCATGTCCTGTTGGGCGGGGGTGTATCGACGCCCACCTGCACGGCATCGGTCAAGCCCAATCCGATCGCCTGTCGCCGTTCCGCAATTTCACGACCACCACCCCAGCCCGGACCGGCACACCGTTGCCGGTATCCGGCGATCAACGGCGAAGATCCTGTCACCAGTCCAAATACCTGCCGCCAGCCACGAAATCGGACCATCCCGCATGGCAAGGTTTGGTCAATCCGTCGACGTCCGCGAGCACGCGCGAAGCCCTATGTGCAGGCATCCGCGCGAAGCGACGCAAAGCGACCGCCTGCGATTTGCCAGGTGATCTAGGAACCCTGAGTGGGCACGCGACACGCCTGTCGCTCCTAGGACGTGTTTCAAAGTCGGGTGAGCCAGTCGTTGATGGCGACTACGTGCACGCTGGCTTGGTAGCGGACCGCGAGCTTGTCGTAGCGGGTGGCCAGGGCTCGGTGGCGTTTGAGTCGGTTGAT